CCGGATTCACTAGACTCGCCGGATTCACTAGACTCGCCGGATTCACTAGACTCGCCGGATTCACTAGACTCGCCGGATTCACTAGACTCGCCGGATTCACTAGACTCGCCGGATTCACTAGATTCGCCGGATTCATCTGACTCCTCATCATCTCCAGCCTTAAACAATGCCTCGTATATCTCAGTAGCTACTTCGGATATACGAGCATCGTCCGACAAAATCTTAGCACCGTCACCTAGTATCTTATCCAACGTAGCTATATCTGCTAGATGCTCATTTGATCGGAACATTGCAAGACTTGCAGGCTTTCGTAAGTAAGCCATGAGCAAGTTTATCTTCACAATTGCGGGTTTCCCCGCACAAGTACTAGGATGCTCGATACTTATGAACTGATTATGCAAGATATTAAAGTAGAATCCGAAGATATTAACTTCTCGCGAAGTACCCATACGGGTCTCTATGCGAATATCCTCCAGCAACTGCATTATAGCCGATACAACCTTATTGACTTTCTGCAAGTCATCAAACAGCACTTGCGGAGTGTACAACCTATGAGCTAACTCATGCAGGCCAACACCTATCATAGTGTTAACCATGTCATGCCTGTTTACATCCTTAAAAGCATCTAGGTCGATAATAACCTCGTGGGCCTCACCATCATACGCACCGGCGGCACCCATCGCAGCTAAGCCTACATTACTGCTCCACGTAATCCTAACATCCTCAGGTGCAAGTATCTGAAGAATTGAATTCGAGGCTGCTACGCAATTAGCCATATAAATAGCTAAGTTTTCACCCTCTAATCTGCCCTTAGGCACCTCCGGTAACTTAAAATGCAAGGATGGATCATCCCTAACTATTTTAGATTCCGCCAAGAGCCGCTCTCGTAATAACACTTGTATTACCTCGCTCCGCCTTTACCATAATTAAAGAAATGGGCTTTAGCCAAGACTACCGCTTTAGCGTAGTCGGACTGATCGCCACCCTCACGCGAAAAATCACCAAGCAGCGTAAAATCAATAATAGGGTCAATAGCCATACCGGCCATTACTTGCGAGCACGCTTTAAGGAGCACTCTAGTAGAAATTTCAGTGGAGAAACTACCCTTTCGGGCAGCTTGTCGCTGCTCATGAGCAAACTTACATTGCTGCTTAGCAACACTCTCCGGGACTTTAGTACGCTCCACACAAAGCTTAATTTCATCATCAAGCTGGGGGAAGTCCACATGCACCATAGTAAAGCGATTCGACAAAGCCCTATCAAGCGTAAAGGTACCGGTATACTCAGTACCAATGTTGGCAGTGGCAAAAATGCTAACATCATCTGCCAACGTAATACGCTTGCCGTTAGGGTCTTCATCGAGAGACAAGTATCTCTGACCATCCAACAGCGGTAGCAGGATATTAAATGCATCGGCACCTGCACGACTAATCTCATCCAGCAGGATTACAGTGCCTGCCCGCTGAATAGCGGCAGCAAAGCCAGATTCAATGAATCTAGTACCCTTACCGGCCTCGAACACAGTATTCCCGATAAGAGTCAGCCGTGCATCTGTCATAGCACCGCAATTAACTTTAAACAGGGTTCTGCCAGCAAACTTAGTGGCATACTCCACTAACTCTGTCTTACCTGAACCAGACGGACCACACAACATAACGTGATTGCCGGGATAGCACAAATTAAACAGCACAGATTGCCACGTACCAGCCGTGACTTTAAACTCAGTGGGTCTAGGCTTACTTATCAGCGACTTAAACGTATTGCCAGTACTAGTAGCAGCAGATGCCGCTGACATGGCGGCTTCAGGGAATTTCTTAATAACATATCCCTGAATACTGTTAGCCTTGGGTTCGGGTGACAACGTAGCTTGATGCTTTAGAATCCTATCTATAAGAGATTTACCATCATCCTTTTCAGCATCACCTACGGTACCAAGAATACGGCCAAGTTCCGCCGAAAGACCTGTAGAAGTATCTGAGTTTATTGAAACTGCTCGCAACAGCTTAGACAAGTCATCTGGTGAAATTTCCTTAATATATTCTCTAATCGGCACCATATCATAAGAGGTACCAGTTGATTTAACCCACACAGCGGTAACAATCTTAGCACTAGCGTAAGCCGAGGCAGCTTGCGTAACCAAACTAATATGGTCACAAGTGCGAAGTTTCGTAAATGTCTGGCAGGAGCATGAACTATTTGCAAATAATTCAGAACTACCGCCACCTGCGGCATTAATTAATTTTACCAACAACACAGTTGGAGTTGTAGAAGAGGGCGCACCGTACTCACTCGGCACAACTATATGAGTGAGAAAAACTGGCGACGACATGCGAAACCTTTCGGAAAAGAAATACCCGCCGAAGTTATCGGCGGGTATTTTTGCAAGACTTGCAACAACTAGAACACGCCGAAATTAAGACTACTCGCCGAAACCACCGGCATCGGCAACTGCGGCATCAACACCATCTTCAGCCAGCACTTGCACGCGGATTCCATAGGTAACTTCAACATTACGCAGAATCCGCATAACCGCAGCCATCTTCTCTTCAGGCGTACCCGAAGAACTGCAATTAGACGCCTGAAACTCGGCACAAATCAGCTCAATCGCGGCAATATCCGAATCAGTATGAGCAACCTGCTTAGCAGTAGTGATGGCACTCTTAATTGCCTCAATTTGGGCAACAGTGCCAGTAAACTTAATTGACTTGGCCTGCTCACCACTACCAGAGATTCCGCCGGTACCAGCAGTACCTTCAGTAGCCGGTGCCGCAGCATCAGCATTAGCAGGACCGGCCAACTTAGCAGCACGGGCCGCATCCAGCTTGGCCTTAATAGTATCAGGAGTCAGCGTACTGTCTGCACTAAGCATCGCACGGACTTCGCAAACTTCGGAGAACGTGCTGTTATTGCAGATAGCCAGCATATCCGGAGCATTATCGACAGTAATGCTGCTGTAGAGTTGCTCAACATTACCGAGCTTCAGCCCCTTAATCTGCTCAGCCGGCAACTTAAGAGTAACGACGAGCAACTCGTACAGCTTAATACGATTAAACGCAGTACGGTAAGGCATACCGGTTTCTTCCATCACCCAGTGCTTAAAATCAGCGTAGTGATTGATGTGACCGGCACTATCCGTAAACGTGTACTTCTTATGGTACTCGCCTTTCTGTGCTTCATACAGCAAACCGCCGACAACGAGGCGGGACGTGGCTTCAGTCTTAGAAATAGTCTTAACGTATTCCCGAATCGTAGCAGCACGATCTTCCGGAGAAGTAGCGGCAATAGCCATACTCGGCTGAACACCATTAATAAACTCGGCATCAACAAAAACCGGTGCCGGAGGTGCCGCAGCCACAACACCAACATCCGCCGCACCAGCAACTTCACCAGCCGCAGCAACCGCAGCAACCGCAACGTCATTACTCATCTTCTCGTTCCTCTAAAACTAAACTGACTTTCAATCTCCGCTAACCGACACCCTGCCGGTCAGCTTGGCGAAACTCCGCCGACAAGGCGGATTGTACCAGACACTAACGGGCCTGTCAAGAGAGTAACAGGCCGTTCTTGGCGAATTATCGAGAATCCTGTAAACTAACTTGCCACCGTATGCGACTACCTAGCTGACTATGGTAGCAGTAGTGGGCTAATAGCCCGCTCCGGCACTAACCCGTCCTGCCACTACTTGCTAGACACTATCTCTCGGATGGTCCGAATAAGGTCATCAACAGTCTTTATATGACAAAATATCAACTTATCTCCAAATAATGCTGGCATCTGTATCGAGTACTGATCATTACCTATTGTCCGTATTATTGGCACCTCCGGATCAGGTGACTCCGGCGCTAACACAACTTCAATGCCCCTAGCGACTAGTTTAACAGAATGTGCCCACGGAAAATTTGAGTCAACCTGAACACGTAAACAATCTGACCCATCCAATGCGGTAAACTTCAAATACTCTGGGCAGTTACCCTGATTAGCCAATATCTGTAACACTTCAGCGCAATCGGGCATAACAGTAGTGTCGGGAGTATCTGCGAGTATCTTTCGAGTGTACTTATAGGTATCCTTATGGATAGCATTGGGCCTACCTATCAGCTTCTCTGGAATAGCATCCGGCGAGAGTACTAATGTATTATCGTAGCGACTGGCAATAGCGTGCTTAGGCATTACGGTGCTAAAGCATATAGTCTTAGGGGGATTAGGTAAGGCGTTAGCTAAATGCAAAAATCCAGAATCAGTGCAAATAAATAAACCCACGCTCTCCAAATACAAAGCTTGCAACTCAAGACTAGCCGCGCATAAACAAGTTATCCTACTATTTGTACCAATAGAATCCCCTAGCCCGCCACAAATATAAATACGCTCTGCGCCTATCGCAGCCCGTATGATATTTAAGACATTCTCATAATCCATTCTACGATTGGATAAAGATGCTCCGGGAGCTATAGCCAAGCAGTCAGAGCCAGCTAATCCAAGCCAATTATAGTCATCGTCACTTATAGTGCTTGCCAACTTACGAGTATCTAACACGGCTAAGGGTGAGTCTAGGCTAAGCCCTAACGTATCCAACGCCACATTAAAATAATCCATATCCTTAAATGTACCGTCGTCGTGATTAACTATAAACTGGGTAGCATCTTGCAAGCGCTTGCACCGCTTATCGCGCTCGACCGGATTACGTATCAAGCGGATATCATGCACTGTAATATGTTCAGGCAAATCCAAGCAACGGATCAAACTGATATACCTTTTAGGTATGTAGTAATCTAATGGCGTTGGCCACGCTTTAAGGCAACGGCTAAGTATCAGCACATCGCCTAAGCCACCATCAATTGCAAGAGAATCTATATCTGTCATTTTAAGCTTTTCCTAGGTTTTGCATCTTGAAACCATTTTTCGATTTCTTGTATATGCGGGCGTACCACGCAAGGGGTAACCAGAATTTTTGAAATTCCTTTTACGTTCATCTTTAAGCTACACGTCCCGACTATGCGACTGTCTACAGTATACAGTATCTTAGCCATTCCGTCAAGTAGTGGTTTGTGTAGATTATCCACATCAGGAGCCGTGTCCCTAAGAGCGGTACGCTTAGCTCCGAAAGCCCACGCTAATACCAGAAAAATGGGAATATCTAATGGAGGCGCTTGCCACTGCTCAGACACTTGCCTAGCAACCTCTGCCATAAATGCCATCTTAGCGGAATCTGGATAACATCTTCCAGACTTCGTAACCCTAACAGACTGCGAAGCAAAGGGTTCAATATCCAGAACCAGTTGACAAATAGGATGAAGCCCCACTAGTGAGAACGGGTCCATCCGCTTAAATCCAGCCACTTGCGATCAGGTTGAGCTAACTTAGATTCTTCTATAAACTGATGGAAATCACCATAGTTACTACCAGACCTGAAATGCGCGAAACAAGCCTCGCTTACATTACAACTCTTGGCAGCAGTATCTGATAGTGACATGCACGGCATATACTCTACCGGTAGCGTGCGGTCTCTAATGGACTCCCAAATCACGGCAGCCTTATCAAGCCCATAGGTAACCATCGAAGGGGTGGCTACAAACTTAAAAGAGTTCATAGCGCAATTATCCCGCGAAATATACAGAAACACCGTACTAGATAATCCTGACATGTGCTGATACATGGCTGCCTGCAATGTGTAAACTCCCGGCAGTCTAGTAGGCCCATTTACTTGAGTAAAGCCTCCTGCTGAGGTACTCTTCATTTCTAATAGAGCATCCTCACCTCCGGAAATCTTCTCAAGTTCCTTAAGCATAGCTTTTAAGCCTACAGTCTTATTTTTACACAGAGTATTAAAAACTTTTAGGCGCTCAATTGAGACAACTCCATCACTATGGCCGGAAATACGATAATGCGGATCAAAGTATTCCGGCTCTATATACTCCCAAGTAGTCATATTTGAGTGCTCCCACTCAAATATAGCCCTCTCAGGATCAGGATGGTAACCCCCAACAATGCTACCATCAGAAGTATTATGCCAAGACCCCTTCAAAATAAGACCCGGCCCTAAGACAACATCCTGCATAAATTTATGAATACTTGTGCCACAATTCATACGCAAGTAGCCGACAGCATCAAAAGTGGCAACTGGCGCAGCAGGTCTCCAGTAGTTAATAACAAACGCACGAGGACAAACATAATGCAAACCAGAGCACCTAAGAATATCAACCTGACCAGACCTACCAGCCCACTTATCGACAAAATTAACAACAGATAGAGAAAAATTATTAATAGCCGTAACATCCGGAGGCAACGTCGTAACTGGCGAACTTGCCGATGCTACTTGAGCCTTCGCGATGATTTCCCCCAATGTCGCCATGCCAGAGCACTCCGGTTGCAAGACTTGCAAATGAATTACTTAACTTTGTAGACTACCGACTCAGCCCCGTTCCTGCCGCGTCGGCGCTCATCACTATCAATAACGTAACCATCACGTCTCAACTTATATAACGCCCACCTAAGCGTAGCATAAGATATACCCTTAAAGTGCTGTGACAGTTCTTGACTAGTCGCACCAATTATAGTCTCACCTAAGGTCTCACCAGAAGGTCTAGGCGTCCTCAGGAAATTCAATATTGCAGCTTTCGTTGCCGATAGCGGTAGATTTTGATAGCTCGACGTTTTCGAGGGATTCGACGTTTTCGAGTGATTCGGCACCGCTTTCAGTAGGCCCATCGCTAGGGCTACCTGCTCCTCTAAGTTCATCTAAGCGTCCTTTCGTAAGAATAAGCAAATCGCAAAGAAAGTCAAAAGGTATGACCGCCCAATCATGGGCGGCATTGACGGTACTAGGTATTGTTAAGATTAATCCCGGATACCTACCGTGTTGACTAGCCTGCTTAGTTATCTTTGACAGCATATCGGCAGTAACTGTAATTGAATTTGTAGAGGTATGCTTACTATCGAATAATAAATAGTCAGTTATAACATCACCTTTATGCCTTAAACCAGCACCTGATCCCGGCTGAGCATAACCACCTGCACGGGAGGCTAAATCTGCCTCTAACCGCATTGCAGCACTCTTAGGATCAGTTTTTCGCTTGGTAGAGCCTAGCGGCATTATATTAAGTTCCCGGTTCTATGCTTGATCAAACTACGCCAAAGTTTAACCTTTAGCACCTCATTAGCGTGAATAGCGTCTCGTATCGCAGCAACTGATGGATAGCTGACCCCAAATAGTTCGTAATTTGAGCCTTTTCTGATTATGAACTTTGAGTCACTGGCATCCTTCACTATATCTGATATGTTATCTATAGTACCTTTAGGTAGTTCTGGACTAACGTCACCTACGGCAAGCTTATATGAGAACAACTCTTTAGGCCTATAAGTCTTGTTCTTAAAGATTACTCCAGATAATTCTACTTGGGACTCTCCACCCTTTTCCCCATACTTCGCCGACTTTGTATAAAGTATCACGGATGCCGCAAATCTCTGCATTTGCCCGCCGGGCATTGTACGAGGATCACCGAACATCACTCCAATATTATACCGTATCTGATTTATACACAACACTGTTGGGGGAACTTGACCACGACTAGATACCCGAACAGCCTGATTAGTCCACATACGGAATGCCCTATTCAACAGGCGAGCATGATTACCGACTAGAACATCTTCAGCCGAGGATTCAACTTCCTTAGTGGGAGTCGCGGCAGCGAGACTGTCTACTACAACTAAATCGTAAAGATTATTACCTATAATCTCACTAACAATGTCTACGGTACTTTCGCCAGATGAGGGTCTAATGATGGAGTCTTTAGCAGGGTTAAACCCTTTACTGATTGCCCACGGCGTATCAAATGTGTACTCTAAGTCAATATAAACTGAACGGCACGGTTCAAATGGGGTACCTTGTGGCATAACTAGCTTATGCAGCTTCGTCCTCTTATCATAATTCGCCATAGACCCTATTGCCTGTAAGCATATCTCAGTCTTACCTTCGGAAAATTGTCCAGCAATTAGGCCGATCTTACCTATAGGCCACCCGCCACCCAAAGCAACATCCAGTGAATAAATACCACTAGAAAATCTACTAGCAGTTGAGTTAGCAAACTCCCCCTTAGAGTTACTAATTACGTTCTTCCCATATTTAGCCATAACCTCTTTATTGAATTCTTCTAATGTAAGTGGCTTAGATACCTTCTCTGCCATTAACCAAACACCTTGTCGAGGTCACTTTTGACGGCGTTAGCCTTCTCCGCAAATTGATCCTTGCGCTCCTTCAAAATCATATCAACATAATCAGCGCACTGCGTAACAGTACTATCGAGGCTGGCAAGATTCGTAGGTAGCTGCACAGAAACATCAAGCCGCAAAGATTGATAGTTACCCAAATTTATAGTCTCTCCCACACTCATGCGTACAAGGGTGCCGTCAGTAGGGCCGTCTACTGAAATTTTCGGTCGCAATTGCAAGGCTTGCAACTCGACACCGTTAGCAGACATTGTAACAGAAGCTTCAAAATTTTCAGAGGTTCCGTTGAGTTCTACCGACATTTTTTGCACTGCTCCATGAGTTTTTTAAGTGTATCCGCTTCTGACTTATCACTTCGTATAAAGTTAGGTTTCAGCCTAGGCAAAAATAGGCTATGCCTAGATTTACCTGACTTATTCATAACAATATCATTGTAGGTTACTCTGACTATTTTACCAACTATATCCGATTCTGTCAATACCGCCCTATCATCATCTGTCAAGCCCGACCCGACATAACACTCAAGCTCACCATCTGCCGTAGCAATCTTAAGTGAGCCTATTTTACCGACAGCTTTTCCAGCTGCGCCCTCTTTAATACCTATTACCTGAAAGTCGCCCTCATACTCAGCCTTCAGCTTAACGCAACTTTTATTAGGTCCGGGATGCCATCTAAAATACAGATTCTTAACTACCACGCCCTCTTCACCCTGAGAAACCTTAAAATCAAAAAACTTAAATAGTTCCTCTTTATTCGGCATGATCTCCGTATCAACTAGCCTAAAGAATGAATATGGCTCAGCCTTCACATAGCTTGCAAGGTCTTGCAACCTCCCCTTATAGGGCTTAGTACTACTTCGTATGTCATATGCTATCAGTGCAAGTAGCTCTGCCTCACCTTCGGTAATAGTGCCACGTATTGCCTTATTTATAATACCGTTCCCAACGGTTCTAGGCAAGATTTTAAGATCATGCCCAATACCTACTAACTCACCCTCTACTTGAACACCGTCCGGAATATTCTCAATAAGAGGATCAAATCTACCGTGAACTTCAATAGGCTTGCCCTCACGTGACAAACAGATGATATTACCACCTCTATTAATCATTACACACTTACCACCGTCCAGCTTGGTCTGCGCATAACAGGGGAAGCTGATTGCAGCCAAGTTATCTACACACGACATATCCTCAAATAGCTTAAACAACGTAGGCCAAACTTGCAATACGGTCTTAGCTGCAACACCGCACTGCAAGTCTTTCTTCAACACTCTGACTACTATCTGTGCAGCAGCCGGCTCCATAGCACTGAGCACAGACGCAACATAAGTTTTAGCAAGATTCCCAGTAATTTTCCTAGAACTTAGCACATCCAGCCGAGAATATGTAACAAAGGATGTTAAAGTTTCTTGCGGCGTAACCAAACTCCGATACTCTGGAACCTTCGTCATATAGAACAGTATAGTCGGATCGTAGGCTAACCTGAATAATTCTGCAATAACATGATCATCTTTAACGGAATTAAGTAACCTCAGCTTATCTAACCTAGACGGTGTAGTAGACAGAGCATGAAAGAACTTGCAAATCTCTGAATCAACCATGTTGCGGAGTGAATCCTAATCTGGAGTAGGCTTGAATACGCTTCGCAGCAGTACTAGTCAAAACCGGGTGCCCAACTAAATGTGGGTCCACTACTAACAGTGATTTCTTACCTTCAGCTATTCTACGTATTCTTCCTAACGCTTGCTCTATGTCACCTCGCGGAGATGCAAAAAATAGTGTATCTAATTCCTTGATATCTGTACCCTCTGAACAAGCTCCGTAGGTTGCTAAAATTATATCAGCAGCTTTTGCGGAAGCCTTCTCAAATGAGGTCATAGGCTTACCATTTAATGTGCCTACGTAGTATGCCGTAGTCTTAGTTACACCTTCGGAACGTAGCTTGATGTCAACCTTAGCCCGAAGAGTCTCCAATTGCTTAATTCTATCACTCAATACTAGAACTTTCCTATTAGCTTTAGCAGCCTTACAAATCTCGCCAGATAACCACTCGTTGTAGTTATCATTACTGGCTATCATGTTAAGCGCCCTAGCCCACGGCATCCTAGCGGATAACGGGATGAGTATAGGCAAATGAGCTATCGCATATTTTCCAGATAATTGATCCACGTTATGAACAACAACGTGTGGAGAGACATGCACATCCCAAAGTATATTCAGATTATCTGCACGTCGCCAAGTTGCAGATACTGCCAACCTATATTTAGCAGGCATGCACTTAATTACATACTCGAAAGTATCTGCGGCCATTCTATGACCCTCATCCACTAACACTAAATCAAAGGATTTAAAGAACTCTGGAGGTATACTATTACGGCGACTATACAGTGTTTGCACCATCGCCGTAGTTAAGTGGGTATTAGCGTACAACCAATCGTTACCCTGAACATGCCCAAGCCTAGCTCCGCTGTAGAAGGTGTTGACAGTATTATGCCACTGACCACAAAGATCCTCTTTATGGCACAGCACCAAAGTCCGCGCACCTAGGGCAGCAGCCACCGAAACACCCATCACAGTTTTACCACTGCCGGTAGGCGCGCTAAGCCTAACACCATAATTACCTGACGTTAGATAACTTACAATGTCGTTAACTGAATCATCTTGACCAGTTCTAAACGTACCAGAAAACTTTGGCCAAACTACGCCCTTAAACACCGTCTTATCGGTAATAGGCCAGTTTACTTGAGTTCTACGCTCACGAGGTAAACCTAGGTACTCACCCTGATCCACATAAGCATGTACTATAGGAGGAGTCAAATCCGGTCCAGTAGCCCGACCTACGAAAGTATTGTTACGTTTCAACACATCGCAAGTTGAGCCTGTTAGCAAAGTTTTCCTTAGCCATAGCATATTGCTAAGAATTACATCAGGTTTTTGAGATTGTCCCATTTTCATCTTTCATTTTAAGCTATTTGCCTTCGTACCAATTCGCACAGATATTGCAGGAACTCCTCATAGGCACCCGCAGCCTAACCGCCGTTTCTAAGCAATGCTGTAAATTAGCTGCAACTTTATGCGATACCGACTTATGAGCAGATACAACAATTTCGTCATGAATAAAGTTAACCGGTCTAACCAATGTACCATACCGGCCAAAAGCTATCTCAGAGTCTCTAAATTTCTTGAGACCCCGCTGAGCCAACCCACAACCACCGGATTGCGGACCAAAATTAGCTGCTAAGTTAGCACAGTGTTTTTTGCTGTGCTGAATCATCTGAGATGTAATAGTACGGCGTCGTCCGAAGGGTTCGATAACGACGAATGTCTTACCTACATTTATGTTATTCCAAATCGTATCATGCCACTTGGCTACACCAGAGTACATCTGGAAATACTGTTCAGAGATAGCTTCCCACTCTGCTACAGTAGTTCCGGGGAACTCTGCGGCCATCCTATATGCAGTTGCCATATATACCAGTGCGAAGTTAGCTGCTTTAGCTTTATCCCTATTACCACCTACGGCAGGTATTCTAGAAGTTCGAGTATGGAGATCAATACCATGATAAAATCCCGGTGCCCCTGCTATCTCTTTACCTACAGCCTCATTTTCCTCAGCACCACATGTCGGGCAATTATGCAAAATACTCTGAGATTGCCCCGAATCGCCACACTCATTACACTTCCAAGTTAGGAAGGCAGATGTCATCTCACGATCACCGGTAATATGTGCAACCATACGCAACTCAAGATTACTCAAGTCTGCCACTATCAGATCATGATCAGGGAACGGTACAAAAGCCTCTTTAATATTTAGACCTTTAAACGCATCGGGCAGCCTAACCGGAATATTCTGCAAATTAAAATCAGAGCATCTAGTCCGGCCAGTCTTAGAAAATAGCCAGTAATGTCCCCTGACAACGCTATGTGGGTCTTTAAGAGCATACTGAGCCATCGGAGTTATAAATGTAGACAATAGCTTATCGGCAGTACGAAAATCGCGTATCAAGGCACATGCAGGATACTTCTCTGCCAGCACCTCTATGGCGGCTTCATCCGTAGCCCAAGACTTTCCGGAAGGTGTCTTAGAGATGCCGACAGTAGAGTAACCCAAATCCTCAAATAATCTCTTAGACAACTGTGCCGGTGAGTTCAAATTAAGATAGCCTATAGACTCAAATACTTTAGACTCCGCACTATCACGTATCTTAGCCATGCTCAATGTCAATGACCACAGCTTATTCACATCTACTGGAAAACCCCACTCTTCCATATCGCAGAATATCTCATTAGTCGGAACAGATAGAAAGTACTCAAATACACCAAGTTGCTGCATTCTCTGCGCTAAGTGTACCCACAACCTAGCTTCCCAATAAGCGTCATCCTTAGCGTATTGTATGAATGTCGGTGAGTCTAAGCCACCTGACTGGTACGCTGCCTCAAACTCCATCATATTATGATTGAATATTTCCCTAACTAATGGCTTAAGGCCAAGTTCACGCGGCTGCAAATTATCATCCACCAAGTTAGCTGCGATCATGGTATCACAAAGTTTAACCGGGTAACCCTCTACCCACTTCGCAGCATGCAAGCACTTGCAATCGTATTTGCAGTTGTGAGCAATCGCATAAACATTCTTCAACTTAAACAATATGCTCAGCAGCAAAGTAGCCGTTGGCTGATCTTGCACGTAGTAGGTCGCATCTATGCAACTCAAAGATACGCCATGTAATTTAAAGCCCACCTTATCCGGAGATAGACTAGGATCATGTTCAATGTCGAATGAGAAAAACCCACGTGAGATAACCTTATGGATAAATTCGGCATATTCAGGATGAATCGCCTCTAACTGCTTTTCCTCGATCTCAGTCATTTGTACCCCCAAACAAGAAAAGGGCAGCTTCCCTGCTGCCCTCACGCCACTTAGACTTACGCTTACAGACTAGCCACATCATCGTCATAGGAAATATCTTGCACACCTACGGAAGGCGTACTAGTGTTACCCTCAGCGAAAGGCTCATTTCCAGAATCACTCACCTTACCCGTAAAGTCCTCTGGAAGCTTAACACCCTCTAATTCCAGCTTAAGCCGTTCAAGCAGGCTATGATTAGGTGCAAGAATGGTAAGCCAATCCAGATCGGCAATCATCTCCTGCTTTTCAGGAGTATCATTAAACTCCGGAAGCCGTAAGTCCAACCACTTCATGAAACTATAGCTACTGCCGACCTGCGGCGAAGTCTGCGAAGTATCCCGAATAACTCGCAACTTAGACCCACGTAAGGTCTGGCCCTCATCAAGCCTATCCGCATACAGCGGCGCTATTAGTGCCGCCACCTTTTCAGGAGCAGCCAAAATAACCTTACTATGGTTGTGCTGAACCTTATTACGATCAACCCACGGCGTATGGTCCAGCACTGCAAACAGCCGAACTTTCCTAGAGAAGCCTTTACCCGTCTGATCAGCGTAAACACACAGCGGGCAGAGAGTGCCGGGAATATTCCGAATACACGTAGTGTTTATAGGAACATTCCTACCCCTACGCTGCACCCATACCTGATGCTCCCAAATAACAGGAGAGTTCGGATAGTCGGTAATAAAAGTAATTTCTTTCTTGGCTCCGGGAGACAGAAAGAATCTAAAAGGTTGCCGGATAACCTTATCCTGCACGGTGGTAGCATTGTCACCGGTACCTAACAGCCACGCTGGAGTCGTCTCAGTCATGCTTGCACTCAACTTTCGAGTAGTTTCTTGACAGCATTGGCGGACATTTCGCCAATATCTTTAACGCCTTGTGGGAGTTTAATCTCCCGATAGAGTAAGCCTGACTTCTCACAAAGCTTAGTTGCAACTTTCTGAGCAGCAATTCCGGCCTTATCGTTATCAAATATCAGTTTAACAAATGGGTTATGCCTAGCTATGATAGTGAATTGCTCCTCATAGATATCCGCCGTGAACACGCACAGAGGGGCGAGATTAGCAATATCAGCCTCAGCTACCTTAAGCACGTCAAAGAATCCCTCTACTAGAGCTACTTGAGTAATATGTGGTTGCAAGCCTTGCAATCCGCCTAGCATATGAGCACCATTATTAAGATAAACACGATATCTCAAGTAGTTAGTCGGCGAGATTGCGCGCCCAACAAGCTCTAACACAGTGCCGTTAGTGGCGAATACTGGAAAAACTATCCGATGCTCCACAGGATCGTACATTAACTCATACTTATCAGCAGTCTTCTCAGATATACCGCGCAACTTAAGATAATTCTTCGCAGCTTCTGACATATTATAGCAAGTAAATTTTGTTTGTAAAGCGTCCTTAGGTATACCAAGCTCTAATTTATCGGGCTTTGCAGATACAGTTCCCCATGAGTCTACACACTGCGTAAGCTTATTAATAGCTTGTAACTCTTCGCTAACCTTATATACTAGAGCATCTTTAGCTAACGCTAGTAGTGCGGGATCGTCACCTCCGGCCGCGCGTTCAAATAGAGTGTCAGCAAAGGAACCATACCACTTACACGTATAACAATAACAGGAAATGTTACCGTTATCTATGTAGATAGCCATTGAAGGGCTGGAATCTTTACCACTGGCGTGATGAGTAGCAGCCACTAAACAGGAAGTCATCAGCCTATTCGAGTTTTTACCGCCTAATTCACCCTCAATGCGCTCACCGGTAAGCTGGAACATTGCCCGATCTAAGAACATTCGGGCAGTCTCTTTAGCTGCCATCAAACAACCCCACTGGAGTAGATATTGTTGACGAACTGGGCGTAGGCACGCCGGACTTACCGGCAACACTAGGTTTAGCCGGAGTAACCAAACTAACTGCCTTACCAAGCCCCGTAACAGCTCCCAAGCTGGCAGCGGAACTCACACCGGTAACACCCAACGCTGCACCTGTAAGTACTAGCTCAGAAAAGTCCCATCGACTTAAGGACCAATTACAGGATATCTTACCACCATCCGGCAAACTTTCAGGATCAATATCACGAACTTTCAAAATATATAGATGCAGTTGCTGTAAGCTCCTATCCGCAGGAGTAGCCCACATACCAACTACAACATCAGGATTAATCACATACTCTTTGGCGTACTTAGCACCATACATATTTATCGGGGAACCTGATCCCGTCCTACGAGATTTCTTGGTATCCTCTTCAATTTCATTTAACTGCGACGTACATATCCAAGGGATACCGCTAACTTCGGCATACTTCTGTAGGTCATTAACTACCTCCGCGTGACCTTCCCATACAGCACGACTACGCTTAGTAGGCTCTAATCTGTAAGCACCGTCGATTACAACCGCGTCATACTTATTTGTCTGAACAAGTCTAAATATATCAGCAACAGTGCTAACAGTTTGCTTGTCTACTACTGTTATTTCACCACCTCCGGGAACCCAACTTTTAACGCCAGTCTCCCACAAGGCTAAGTTAGTTGCGTCCAATGTACCATTACGCATTGCAGGTAGTGGCAGCTTAAACTGCATACAATCCAGTCGTCGCAAAACTGCCCCGGCCGGCATTTCCATACTTACCAATAGTGCCTTCTTGCCCAAGTCACAAATACTCTTGGCACAAATACACGTAAAGTAAGTTTTACCCACGTTAGCTAAACCTAATGCCACATTCAAAGTACCTGCAACCCACCCACCAGTAACAGAAGTAAGCGTAGGCCACGGCGTAGGCAATCCAGCCAGTGTACCCGCAGCGGCCGCAGCCTTATAGTCAGCTATTCTAGCCTCTGCTTGAGTCGCAAACTCTGTGACTTCAACCTTAGAAATTGTTGCAAGACTTGCAACCGCTGTAGATAAAATAGACACTGCCTTGGCAGTGTCCTTCGACTCAAGCGCAGTACCAACAGCTTTCAACACATCTGACAAAGCGTAAGCTGTCGATCTATTGACTATCTCATCACAAATGAAGTCGATAGGCTCACAAACAGTCGGCAAAGTTAAACTGAACTGCGAGTCTACAGCCGAGGCACTCGGCATACCACCATGCTTAGCATGATAATCAAGTATCCAAGAATAAATCGCTTGGATTACGGGGTCTTTAAAATTACCATTAGATATACCCTTAGCAGTCGCTGTAGTCAGCCCCGCAGGTGACTCTATTAGAGACTTAAAGAACCTAAGGGCCAATAAATCCGTAATCATTCAACAGCTTCCTCATCGCTCAAATCTCTAGGCGGATTTCCACGTTCCGACAAGATAGTTAAAACATCTCTTGACTGTATGAACAATTCAAACAGCTTACAAAAAGTGTCGTCAGAGATTTTAGGCTTACTCAGCCGCTCAATTAACGCAGTATCAAAATATCTATGCAGTATTAGAGTCTCCTCATTGACACCTCCGATTTCCTGCTCAACACTATGGTCAAAGAATACCAACTCTTCCTTAGTTGGCGCTCTACCGAGCATAGTGTAAAGGTAATTATGACGTTTAACCCTATCTAACTTATAGTTAACCAACTCAATTGGATTTTCAGTAAGTGACTCAAAGAGATGTTCAATTATTGACTTGAGTTGGTCTGAGACATTTTTGTGCATCAAGCTGATCCTTCGAGTTGATTTCAAGTTACTGCAAGTTGTAGGCTACTTTAGCCGCACTGCTCAGACTGTCCACCCAAGCCTTACCCTCAGCAATAGCCGCTGCCTCACGCTTATCTATCTCCAGACCATCAAGGTATATTCTAGTCAGTAGTTGAATTTTTTGTAACTTAACACTAACAGCCATAAGGAAGTCGTCAGTAACAACTGCGGTATTTAAATCAGATGTAAGTGCAGCCATCCTAGCTGTGATGAGTGAGCCTAAATCAGCGTAAGCCTGCACTATCTGTCTTTTACGGGACTCATTAATATCATCACTGACCTTTTTGTGCATTTTCAATTCGTGCTGTCCTGAAGTTGTGTCCACTGACATATACCGGGTGCAGAGCTTCCTGCATAGCTGACAACATCGCAGGATACCGCTCACTAATAGTAGACAAGGCTACATTTCCAGTGATTATAGTAGATAACTTGTAGTCATTCCTATCCCGCAACAGACTCTCTATAGCAGACTCGCTAAAGCGTATGTTAGAATTATTCAATTGAAACTCATCTAAGATAAGTAAGTTGCAAGACCTTGCAAAGCTGTCTATCAGAATTCCGTCAGACATAGTGACATTATTTATCACATACCCCGGATAATCTATACACCGTACCCATAAGCAACTCTTGCGCAAACCTATCAGAGCATACTTCAGGAATATTGCAGCTAAGGCTGACTTACCTTGTCCGTAGTCTCCCCAAAAATATATGCCACCTCCGGACTTTAGCCTGTCTTCAAAACCTTGAAGCAACTTCAATACAACCGGCTTATGGGGACAAGTGTCTGGTATGGCGTCAATATTAGCATTCACATGAATTTTAGGCATAAGCACATAATCAAATGCTGCCTGATAATCCACTATGCACCCCACCCCTCTACCGAACCAATAGGCGGGGTAGAAGTACGATCCAGCCTGTCGGCAACAGTAGGAGCAGGCGGTTGCAAGCTCTTGCAATACTGACCATCTAACCTACTTAGAACAGATTGAGTTACGACTAGGCTAATGGTAGGCTTGCTAGGTTTATTAAACAACTCGACAATATCCCAGTTCTCTATAACCCATCTGACAAATTTACAAGACTTCTCTAAATCCTTATCGAAGTAGTTATAGAGTCTTATAAAGCCAGCGGATTCCACTTGAAGACTGCAACTATTGACATAAGACGATCTATACTTATCGACATACACACGTCTCCAATATACCGATAATGTCCGGCTAGGTGAGCCTTTACCGGACGCGGCATACTTACCGTCCATAGTCAACAAATCAGTTAAGGCGTTCTCAGCCTGCCTAACTATATTTGTTGACATGGCGGCACGTATCTGTGCCATTAAGTCATTTCTCTCAGCCGCTGGCGCGGCAGGTATCATATTACGAGTACGCTCCGTAGACTTTGTTGCATATAACCTGACAACAGACGCCTCAACCGTACCTAGAGTTATAACAGAACCTTTAGCATCCAAGAACCCTGTCTTACGTAAATTTAATACAACCCGGACAAGTGATGCCCTTGGTAACTTAAGTCTTTCGCAATCCTCATCGCTAGTCTTAAGACAAAGGTAACCTTCACCTCGCATAGCCTGAATATCGCTATCATTTGTATCCTCTAATGCCTTAGCAACTAAGTATGTATAGACATAAGCAGACTCTTGGGACAGCGCGAACTTAGGCGTTCGCATGACTTCAAAAAATTCTGACGTGTCCAGCATGAGTTTCCCTGTAGTTACTGCACAAAGTTATAATCGTAACGCACAGGCCTAACATGTTGAGGTAAGCAGATGTTCCAAATAACTGTACCCGGCCCAAGCATAGGCCTACCATAATAGTCGTAGCCACTTGGAATTATAACCTTAAAACAATTATAGTGAGGTCGCGGGTACAGTGGTCTGCCCCAGTAGTCGTATGTAGGATACCCCGGAGTAGGATAACCAGCAGGCTGAAAGTAATCCTGCGCACTAACCGCACTTGCAGTAAGCATTAATAACGCAAACAGAGATTTACGCACTGCGTTCTCCCCAAGGCTTGCCTAACCGCCCGTCTATCTTAAAAGATAAGCAGGGAGGTGTCACATGTCGAACATCACCGGTAGCGTCATCTTCAATCACAGCAACTGTAATCTCTACAGGGCCATCATCAAATTCCTCGAAATCTTTACCCCAAAATAGTAAATAGCCCTTTTCCCAGCAGCGTGTCTTCATACTCTTATAAATGCACGCATCACCTACTCGCGAGCCTTTCGGCATATCTCAACTCCCAAAAGGTGTCCAAAGACCTAAGGCACCACGTAGCCACTTAATATAATCACGTTCCGTAGCATCCTCAGTGGATTGCTGCAAGTACGGTATAGAAGCCTCAGCAATCTCAGGCACCACTGTTTCATACATAATTTTATCATTAGTTATCCTAGCTAAAGCTAAGTCTAGCGATGCACCTGATCTACTAGCCTCAGCCCGTTGACGTAGTATATCATCTGAGCACTGCAAATGCAAGCAGAATATACCGAGGATACCTGAGTCAGTTGCAAGCTCTTGCAACAGGGGCACTTGCGAAGCCTCTCTAGGTACACCATCCAATAGCATCACTACTTTATCGGATTGCGCAAATTCCGTAATAGCCCTACGCAATAACTGCGATACTTCGGCAGAAGTCTTGGCCATAGCCCCCAAACCCTCAAAGTATTCCGGAGGGTACTTAGCTCGCAATATTTTACCTATCTGAACCGGGAATACGATATCTCCAAACTCCTTTACGCAGTAATCTATGAAAGTACTCTTACCGGAACACGTTACCCCTATTACAGATAGTATTACTTTTGTCACCTCCGGAGCGTCTGGCACTCACGTCCCCCACAACAAGTTAGAAGGTATACCACCAAATTCACTCTCATCTATAGCCCAAGCCCTATCAAAATCCCTATAATGCGGGTACATAGGATCGTTCTTAAGAGCCATAGTTAACGAGTTGGGTCTAAACAAAGTAGTGTCGAAATTTCTCATAGGCATTTCAATAAGTTCAACTTGACCCGGTACTTCATTTACAATATTCAGTGATTCAGGCCTTTGCTGAGTGCTACGATAATTGTAAAAATTCAGACCTGAGTACAGTATCACCTTACCATTATAGCCGGGTTCTATGGAAAACGGTATCTCCCTAGGCTCAGACATTTTAGTATTCTTACCGGCATAACAGCTATTACCATAAACGTCAACAACTGAATTACCCATTATAGCTATAGCACTTGAACCATAGTTATAGATGATATTGTTGGCTATAGTACCTGTACCCCGGACTTGTGGGGATCGACGATTAGCGTGACAAAATGTGCAATAGCTTATCTCAAAATTCTCAATACCAGTTAGCATAAGGTGGAAATTGTGGCGACCTACGGTACCGTCTTTACCACGCATAGCCCTAAATGGGAATGCAAACCAACACTGAGAAAATATTATATTGCTACCAACAGGCGCATCACCATATTGAACACCATATTTAGTAATATTTGACGGGCCTACTGGAATTTCATCATTACCACCCCTGAAGTGGCACCGGCGTACTAAAATATCTGAAGTTGAATTAGGCCTATCTCCCAATATTTTAAGAGGGTTCCACCATATTGCATTACCGGGGGTGGTGGCGGATTTAAGCGTAAACACAAGGTCATTTAAGGAGATATCCCTGCAATTAGACAAACACAACGGATGGTCAACAATATGGACAACACCATTAGCAGGGGCAGACCTACCTAATACTACTATATTACTGGAACCCTCAATAACCCAATCATCGTGCGGAATGGAGTAATTGCCACCCTGCCTGAAAACAACGTAACGCTTACCATTACCGTTGTAACGTAGAGCGTCTATCAGTGTTCCGTAGCCATTACCAGTATGCTTTGTTACTTCGTAAATATGCACCTTAGCGGACCCCTTTCAAAAGTTTACCAGCATCATCTACTACTGATGTAACCTTTAACCTATCTTCCAGTGATACATAACCTCCTGTCTTTTCATCTAAGAGGGTGCCACCGCCGACAATCAAAATCTTTTTCTTGCTCATAGGTTTCCCTAACTTTTCACCAGTTCAGAATGTGAATCTCTTTTCTCAATTCTTCCATACGCTTAGCAATGGCGTCTGTGACTACAACCCCGGCGCGAGCCGGTGACACAACAGCAGTAGAATTACTATAATCAATAACAGGGAGCATATACTTACCACAAAACCTACAATAAGGGTCATTGACCTGATTCATGTTGTTGCAAGTCTTGCAAAGAATCACATCAACCTCCCCACGGATGTGACAGAGTAAGAGTATATGACGCTATGGGCTTAGGCTCGCCTTCATCTGTCCACCCAAAGACTTGCGGATATTGCCCCCTCTCTACTATATCTGCTAATTCTCTTAGCCTATCTGCTACCTTAGTACAGGCTTCTATTTCACCTACGGACTCACTTAGTTTAAGCCAATTAGCATGATGTTCCACCATACCGCTAGTAAGTGGTATAGGTCCACCACCGGTAGGCATCATAGCGGCAATAAAGGCACTGTTCACCTTAAATTTATCAGGTATTGTCGGATGATACTCAACATAACGGTCAAATAGACAGGGTACAGCATCCTTATCTACCCAATGTTCGTGACTCCAACAATCTGCCCCAACAACCTTAACCGCACAGTCGGACTTATTAAGCCAGACATCCCAACTATTGGCATCACATAACTTAAGAAACACATGACTAGCAAGGTGCTCTAATTCCGCACACCCCAATTTTGGCTCGAATTTTAGCTGTAGCTGCCTAGCGCGGCACTCTACCGGGGAAAGTGTACTTGCCAACCAATTAGTCTGATGCCCTATCGCACTACTAGCAAGTAGCATAGGCTTAGGCGGATACTTTACGAATCCCTCTGAGATTATCAGTGTCTCGCCGTCATCTAGCAGAGTCACCTTATCCGGTAAGCCGGGAGATTTCCCACCCTGATCTATCGCTATAGCATGCTGCCATTTGCTAATAGCCTCATTATAACCAGTAGCGACTACGTAAGCACGACCTTTGCCGCTTTCAACTAAAAATAATTTCATCTTAGTGTACTTATTGGCCTCGTCGTAAATTTTTCTCTTAATGGCTATAGCATTAAGTTGGTCCAGTATGCTCACTGACGGTGCAGGCGGTGAAGTAGGTTTATCACGTACAGGGATTTGCTCTGACTTAGGCGGAGGAGTTGGCTGTTTACTACTCATCTGACGATTCCTGAGATTGTAGAATAGCTTCCTCAACATGTTTAAGCACTCCAGCATTTCTCAAAGCGGTTACCAGTAACTCATAAATATCCCGACGCGGTTCCGGAGGTGGAGTATCGTTACGCGCAACACCTAACCTACCACAGTCAACCAGTGACTGGCGCTCAACTATGAGTATGTGCTCACCTACGGTATCATTAGGTATGTCATTCGGATGCTGCACTAAAGTTAACTTACAATTAAACATCCATAATTGCGGAGTACCCTCTGTCGGCTTGCCGTCGATAAAAGTATAAGTATTCCGCGTATCAGCCGTAGTCACTTTCACAATTGTTTGCTTCAACATCTTCAAAATTCCTTCAAAAATCACTTCGGCACCGGCATACACTCACCTACAGGCTTACACACTATATTACCCTTACCTAGGAAAAACAACACGCAGGGATTATCATCATCAAGACCATACTCAACCTGCCCCATTTTACCAACAAAGTCAGAATGAGTAGCCGCCATACTATAAAAGGCAGGAGAGCCATCAGCAAATTTTGGAATACGGCTAACAACACTCGCTAATTCATTACGATGCTCAATAAGATTCTGCACAGCTATAATAATCTCATCTACCAGTGGTAGGTCATTAGAGTAGCTAATATCAAGATGTTTAGCAATAGACTGCAAATCAGCTTGCAAGCTTTTAATAGTTGCATCCTGACTCATTGACCTATGTCCTTGACTTTAAGTAATATCTTGAATAACTCGTCGTTAAGCCTGATAATCTTCTCTGATCTGAGTTTGTGACCGGCCGTGTATGCATACAGAACCCCTCTAACTTTAGGAATAATAGACTTAAGCTTAGCTATTAACTTATCTTGCAGTGTATTATGCTGCTCTACTAGATTTCTTACAGCTATAATTACTTCATCACCTAACGGTAAGTCATTTGATGGATCAATTTTCAGCATTGTAGCAACAGCTAACAAACAGGACTCGGCGAGCATCAAGCGATTAGCAGCCTCATCTGCAAGTGTCTCAGCTACATGCTCACCTACACATACGTCTTGTGTGGGCCTAGCTCCGGGATGATCTGGGGCTACTATATACTCACCTTCGGGACCATCAGCAACGTAAATAGCAGGATAGCCTAACGCTTTCCCTAACACCTGACAAATATTACTCTCAGAAGTCATAGCACCTTTAACCATACGGTCTAATTCTTCTGGCGTGTAAGCTTTCATCTCACCTCAAAGAGAGTAGCCATCATTACGGACCTTTCCGCACTTCTCACAAAAGGAATAATTATGCCGACCTAATTTATCCGGCCTCCAATTAAATGAGTGAAACAAGTAGCAGAAAATAGTTTGCAGTAAGCCGATCATCCGACCTCCAAAAAGTTGCAAGCCCTTGCAAGCCACTACTACACCGTCGGGTCATCTACCCAAATCCACCGCAAGTAATTACCGTCTTCAACAGGGATTTCAACTAACGGCTCGCCGCGTAAGCTGCGAATACGTTCATGCTCAGCTTCGCTTACCTGTATTTGCAAATTAGGGGTACAGGCGACGTAATACTTCCCATTACATAACATGCCCGTCTCCGAACAAATTGATTGCAAGTCTTGCAAATGCTCACAGAGTTTGCCGCTAACGCGGCAAACGGCTCACTACGTTCGCGGACTGCTCACTGCGTTCGCAGGCTTGACTGCTCGCGTTCGCTCGCAGAATTACAGTTACGCTCGCTGCACTCGCGTAACTGACGGCTGGCTCAGCTCCCTCTGGTCGCTGCCCGCCGTAATACGTCGGTATTATATCACATTTCTGTTTTGGTGTCAATTCCTGTTTTTTCCGCATGTTGGAGTTTTTGCGCTGTTTGAATTTTTTGAATTACCGCGTTTTTTTTTTTTTGAAAAAATAAACCCCGCCGAAATTGGCGGGGTTTACCTGTCAAGCCTAGAGCATAGCCCTCACTGCCGCATCTTTACCTTCTAAAAGTTTCCTTAATGCAACTTGACGCTCCGCACTATCGGGAACATTTTGTATTAACCATTGGGCCACCTCTTCAAATTTCCTAGAAGTAGCTGCCAATTTCTCAGGTAAGTGAGCACTTGAGAAATAACGAAAAATTTGAGGCGTATCTGTATTCATTACGCTGACACCAGCCCTTCCACAGAGTTTACTTGTTTGAAGTCATCAGTGACATGACCAACAAGTTCATCCCACTGATCATGATCATAACCGATATCCACAGACTTAAGAGCATCATAACCGTCTGCTGCCCATTGACGAGGATTCATGTGTATCCCCATCTTTCCTATGTAGTCACCTCTAGCAACCACAGGAGCAAGTCTATACTGATTAGCCAACAAACAGGCTACTACAGTAGCGGCATCCTGACCCGTAGGTGGACCAGCTAAGTATCTTACAATCTTTTCAGAAAATGCCGGACACTTATTACCGAATACCGGAAGATCGGGAACAACATAATTCCTAGTCTGATTACGCAACCATGTAGCTATCGAGCGATGGTCCCTATCAGCGTATCTACAATTTTTCAGAAAAGTATTCAAGTAGAAATACATAAACTCAGAAATATCTGACCAACATTTACGAGTAATCCTATATCCCCACAAATTACTACATGTAGGTGTAACGTAGGATGCATACCTCTGAGCCGCACCGCTACTAAGTGTAAACCAATTCCACCCTTGTACTATTCCGTAGTTAATTTCAGGCGTAGACACACGCTCCGCGTATTTAGCCAAGCTTTCACAAACACTAACATAGGATGGATGCGGAACCATATCATCTTCAAAAATATAAGCAGCTTCATAATCTAACTGATCCAGCAGGATAGCCCTAGCATTTATGATATTCCCACCACAGCCAAAATTAACGTCACGGCGAATAACTGTACCACCCTTTACCATATTGTTAAATAATTCAATCTGCGCAAGCTCATCCCGCGCATCCGGCTTAACTCTATCGACAAACAGGTACCAATCAACTTCAATCTCAGCTAGTGCAACAGATTGCACAATAGCGGGAAAAACTCTCTTAAAATAATGCGGGCGGTCGGCAGCAATTAACCCTATTGCCAGCTTATGCTTAGTCTTATGGTCCGGAAACTCCTTGAGTATCATATAATCAGGGATAAAGTAACCACGGGTATCCGTAGTTTGCCGCTTGACTATACCCTTCTTGGCAGCCGTAGCCCTAGCCAACCGCTCTTTCCGCTTCAGTGTGCGTGAATCACACAACTTATTCCATTCAAGCATATTTGACATAGGCTTGAGTAACTCAAATCCAGCATTGTACGGACTCTTGGATTTGAAATACTTAACATCATCGAACCACTCAAACTTAAACATAAGAGTCTCTCCCTTATGTATGAGAATAGCCGGCGTAGGTTGATGTACGAAATCATAAGTAAACTCCTCACCGCTAATTGTAACGGTGCCGGAGTTTGTAAAGTTAACCGTAGCCTTCCCATGCCCTAAGCTAGTTGACCATGTGGTACTAACGAAGATGTGCGAGAAGACTTCAGTAGCATCAAATTCAATCTCAGGTTTCATCTCAATCCACTTTCATGCTGTGATAAGTATTGTTGCCAGCGGATTAGTTACAGCCCAGTCACCTGCAACCGCCACAAAGTAAATCTCCGTAACGCTACCGGGAGCTACGAATGATAAGTTCAATGACTGATTAGACGAGATACTAGCACTAGAGCCTATGAATGTTCCATTATTGTAGTAGTCTATTCTGAACGTACCAACGTCTGACAGTAGCTTAGCTTCAACAGTTATACTGTAGTCAGCGCCGGGAATAGTGTAAAGTCTCTGCCCAATAGCAGACCCTGCTTTAATGGCGAAGTGTCCCGCTACGGCATAGACCTCACCATCCTTAAACCAGTCAACTCCGTTAATGCCGCAGCATTCCGGATACACAAACAGGTTGCCGGCAGTGTAAATCGTATTACCAATATCCTCAAATGAGTCTACCTCAAATGTCATAGTCATACCAAATCCAGACGATGCTGGTGAATAGCTGACATTTATCGAGGCAACTCTCCCAGTAATAGTAACATCAGGGTCTTGAATAGTAGGAAACGTGACAACTTGATTCAAACGTAATCCGGCAATATATGCAGACGTTACCTTATATCGCTTACGTCTCATCTTAAATTCTTGGAACTTGCGTATGGCAATGGCTATAGCCGCCAAACTGTTATTGACGTACTGGTTATCTATTGTTTCAGGTATTACTCCGAACTCAGATTCAAGATCAGTATCAATTATTGCCACTAGCTGTCTATTCTCGTCTCCTGAATCTGATGTTCTATCTGCGTCAGCCTCCGGCGGAAATGCTGATCCCGGAGGTAGTCCCATTAACTTTGAGAATACCCTGTCCTGTCTGGAGATAACCGCTTTAGTTGTTTTACCTTTGTGAGATGTTTTCTCTCCCTTATCTCCATCTTGCCGTCTGGCAAGTATCTTAACATGAGTCCGCTGCACTACTCCCGCAGGTGTAGAATCTACACCATTATTCACAGAGAAGCTAACAGAGCCATTGGAATTTTGAGTTGCTGGTCGAATAAATTGAAACAAGTCCCCGTCTGTCAGATAGGCTGCATTAATGAGGTCAGTCTTGCTTGCAGCAATATTTTTCATGTGTAGCTGTGATGTAGCTTCCTTAACCCCGGTAATATAACATTTAGGTGTTTCAAACTGTGGCTCATCTCCCTCGCTATTGGTAAGCAAGGCGGGACCACAACCAAACATGCTAGTCCATTTACCCTTTATGAATAACCGTGTTGGACCCCTCTCCACGGTTCTGACAACATCTATACTCGCAATGAGTTCTGGTGGCAGCACTAAGTCAACAGAAGAATTGTCATCTTTCCACGGACTCAGCGTAAGTAATCCACCAACTTGCACGAACAAATGGCAACCGCAAACTTCGGCAAGCAACTCAAGCTCACTCCACGCAGTTTGCCCATATATTGGCAGATTGATAACAGAGATCCCAGTGGAACTGAAATCCAGTAATCCCAAAGGTATTCCGAAATACACGGTAACTATGTCAAGTATGATATCTTGAGCTAGTGCGTTGTAAGTATGAGTATTAATAGGCCGACTAGATAGGCTGCCAAAGTAGCTGCCAATACTCAACTCAAGCTTAGACTCACGAATGTCCGTAGGCGAACTAGCTGATGTCACTATACCATTAATCCAGTTAACGGAGCCTTGCAGAAAACTATCATCTACTAGCTCTGTAGCTGATGTACAACCTACAGCCACGCGCAGCGGCTGCCATCTGAAATTATCCGGAGAATAGGTGTTATTCTGATTTGTTAGCGTAGCTGATGCACTGAACCCTGACTCAAGGCTGTAATTCGCAGACCAGTTAGCAAAATTATTGCTCAGTGAGTCTACCGGTATTCCACCAGTCATACTCCAGCCTCCTTCCACTTAGACCCACCGGGATACTTACAGCCATAACTATCAGTTTCCTCATATCTGGCTAGATTTATAAGACGATTATCGCCAGCTAATTTACATCCACAGATGCTGCAAGAAAGCGTGCCATTAGCAGCCGGCTTGGAGATGTATGGACAGCTTGCACAAATCTTAAGCCTAGTCTCAAGTCGCCCAACTGATACATCCTTGCCTGTTAAAAGTGCTCTTGCAAGACTTGCAGTTTTTCGAGCTTTCTCAGGTAGATCGAGAGTGTTCAATAACTTTTGTACAATATCAGACATTATTTCCTCCGAACACATAGGGACAGTAGGCTGCCCCCGCTAACCCGTTGTGCTCTATTGCTATATCTATTATGTCAGCTTTGCGAAATCGACTTGGGATTAGCAAACCATCTCCAACATTAATAACTACGGAACTGCTAACTACGTTAAACCGGAACCGTTGGTATATCGGCAATACCAGCAGCATATTACTGGCAGGATGATCCCATAGTACGTGACTTAAGTGGTGATCTCGACCATGCCCAAAAGTTACCAGAGCCTCGACACTCTTTGAGTAATCCCTAACTACCCTGACTAATCTATATCGGTTGAATGATTTGTAACAACTTGCTCCTAATACTTTATCTCCTACGTCATAGTTATTTAAGCTATTTGTAATCACCTCCGGAGCCAGCATATCGCCGAGTCGCTGCCATGTATGATCTGTTACAGCATTTTCAAATGCAACGGATCTCAAGTAACTCCGAAGTTCCGGCGAGTAGATGCCATGTAAAACGAAGCAATCAAGTAAAGTGTCGTCACTCCGCAAGCAACTTACGGATTCATTTATCCTATGGATCGAGTCTGAGTTGCCATTGGTTGACATGATTAAGCGATCTTTTTAAATGTCAGACACATACCGCCTTGCCATAACAATTCATGTACTAGTGATAGATTATACGGCGGCATCCCGCTAATATCGTCCATAAGAGATTTTTTAGAGTATATCCTCAAATGAGTTTTCTCAGACCAAAATCTCTCAACGCGGTCATAACGTGGAGTTTGAACTTGCAGAAGGCCATTTACCGCTAACTTAGATGCGCAACTTCCCAAAAACTTCACAGGATTCGGGACGTGCTCTATAACCTCTCTAACAGTTATGATATCAAACTTAATGGGCAGCGTGAGATCACAGAAATCATCCGCTACAAATATCCTATGAGCAGGTATGCCGTTAGCTACGCTGCATTCCTTAGACTTTTCGGATATGTCAAATCCAAACGTCTCGTAACCCGCAGCAGTTAGTGCCGCTACTCCGGCACCTTCCCGACAACCAACCTCCAGCGCTAATCCACGTACCCTAAACTGCTTCAATATCCCTATGTTAGTAGTCCACTGCTCACAGAGCTTATCAAACCCATTTACAGCCTTCTGACTATTCATTACGTAGTCTTCACCGGAATATAGGGATTTTACGGATTCAAATGTACGACCATCCGGAGTCCAGTGATCGCAGATATTGCACTTTACAAATACATCGTCCCGGTCACCTCCGGAAATATCAGCACCGCAGTGCTCACAGTTCATCTAAAATGTCCTCCTCTTGAGTACTGCTAACTTGTCGTTAAACAACTTGCACCACTGAAAACCAGTAGGTGGCCGGCGTTCCCAATTACGGCATAGGTCAATAGTAGCCTCATAGGAGTTATTGAAAATAGGATGGTAGTTAACATGTAAATCTTCTATGATATAATACCCGCCAGACTTCACATATTGCCAATATTTTTGAAACAAGTATTGCTGATCCGCTGTATAATGGCTACCATCGTCAATGATGATATCCGGCCTATGTGTGAGTTTGATATCCTCTAGCATATAATCCGTATTCAGGATACGTAACCTACTATAGTTCTTCAAGTGTTCTGGAATCTTATGGTCTCGTTCACAATCAACTCCAGTTATATGAGCATTTAAGAAGTACTCACGCCACATTAGCATACTACCACCTTGGCCTATGCCAAACTCCAATAATGCTGTCACATCATCACGAATAGGCTCAAATAACTCCGAATAAACGTCGGTATAACCGTGACAATAATCGAAGTCTTTTCCCTTATCTGTTCCATACCTCTTAGCGAGGAGTTCAAGGTAATTAGCAGAGGGCGTCCAAAATTCTATTTCACCGAAAGTATCCGGCTTATTTGTATCCAGAGTAGGCTCAGACATTGCTAAATTAGTAACTTCAGACGCATCGCAAACTATCCCAGGATAGTACTCACACAAATACAAATCTTCAGGATAACTGCAAATATCTGCTGGGATATCTTGAGGACGCATCCAGTAGGAGCTTCCGGCAAAATGCCAGTGTTTCCAAGGTCTGTCCGGGGAGCCGGCAATTCTAACCGGTAACCAGTGAGTTCCTATAAACTTGCTTGAGGTTGTTGCAAGACTTGCAACAGTACTTTCACTTAGGCAGTGATGTAGCGCTGTTCTACGCCAACGGGTAGACGCCCATGCAGGTCGTCTACCTTGAGCAGATACACCCTTAGTGTGTGACCTAAATATCCAACCTTCCTCCGACCGCAGTTTATCTAAGCCTAGTACGAAACCTCTATATTCCTGACTAGGTAATTTTGGTACAAGCTTTACCTCAAATCCCTTAACGCTAAATATCTCGGCAGCTTTATTCCAGTCACCAGAATCTACAATAGTTACAACCCTGCGACCATTAAACAATCGCAAGAATCTGAACATATCCTCAACGCAGTCCATCCAATTATTTTCAGGGTAGCAATGGTACAATAAGTGATACTTCATTTAAAGTCAGCCTTTGTTCGCGTAGCGGTAACTTCACGAGTAGACCAGAAGAATGCTGCTACTGACTTACGACCTCCGGGGTATTCTACCACCTCCGGAACACCGTGATACGAGGAATCGGTACACTCAAATACTACCAATGTGCCCGCTTTAGGGCTAACCCTATGACTGTCAGCAAATTCCGGATTATCCGCCAATACTAAGTCTCCGGAGCTTTCCGGAGTAAGGTAAAGGCATGCTGAGTACTCCCTGCGCCACTCAGTGATAGGATGCTTAGCAGTGTCTAGGTGCATGCCTAAAAAACCACCTTCGGGTATCCAATGCATCCCCGCACCATAACCGCTGAAGTCTGGAAAAATTTCAGGATCACCGGTTAAACTACAGATATCCAGTTTACAAATATCGTTAAAAATACTCAAGCATGCCGGACCTAATCTAAGTATATCCTTCGACGCATATTTCTTAGAAGTCTTGTCATTATATCTATGCCAGTAGGGCCAAACTGGGGCAGGCCACTCCAACAAGGCGGCACTAACCATTGAGGGCGGTATAAAGTTATCAAGTATCCAGTGGCGGAAAGGTTTCTCTGAAAACATAATGAGTGGTCAAATCCCTCTTGGCAGGTTAAATTTATGGGACTTCTCTAAGAACCTTTCGTACTCAGCCACAGTAGCAGGAAGCTTCAATGATTTGGATGCCCATACTGCAAATTCCTTCTCTACGACATCCCTAAAATAGGTAGTGTCATAGACATTCTCGCATAGGTCCATAAATACACAGCCAGCCTCGCTAGGCCTAAAGTGCATCCCCAAATATGACTCAGTTCCATGAGTAGTTGGGCAACACATTTGCCAATCTCTTGCAAATAGGCTGGCAGAGCGTACCCAATAGAATGTTCCAGAGTAGTGCCACCTATGGGAGTTAGGGACATTAAACTCGCCATATCGCTTGAATGACCCAAGACATCCGTAGGTGTTCAAGAAAGGTAACACAGCCGGCCAATTAAAATACAGCGTCTGATACATTATCTCTGACCAGCGATGCGCCGTAGACTTATCATCGTGAGTCACACCCTTAGCGTGAGCAAAGAATATATACTCATTAGGATTAAGCGTTTCCAACGGCGCTATTGACGGGATGAAACCGTTAACTTCCCGTAAGTCTCGGTTATTGCGTATATAGACTATTTGCAAATTAGGTAGACCCAAGTCTACGACTGCCTTAGTTACTTCACTGATACTACTACAGCCACCTCCGGTAACTATGCGGACAATGGACTTACCATTGATAGCCGACTTGCCCTCACCTAACAATTCAAGCTGCCTACGCCAAACTTTGTCAGAATGCTTAGCAAGCGGGTAAATAAAGTAATTCAAATGCCGAACACTGGTGGAGAACTCTACAGGCATAGTACAGAGCGGGGGATAATGCCTGTCCTCAAAAGCACGGACTGAGAGACTGTCAGCTTTAAAAAACTTACGAAGCATAGCCGATCGCGCAGGACCAGGGCTATTGCACTTTCTCCACTCATTAAAACTCATTTCCCTACGAAACTTAGGACAATACCCCTGCAAGGGGCAACTGCACACTGTATAGTCAACCTCATCAGCACCTGCCAATGTATCCTGCGTCATCTCGACCATATTGGTTTGACTCCCCAGCTTTTCATTTGTTCCTCATATTCTACTGGATCGGGTATCAGTGGCTTATTCTCACGCCACTCTTGCAAGAGCTTGCAAGCTTTATCCATCTCATCTTTCTTATATAGATCATTAACATTGTCCATAAATAAGCAAGCACCCTCACGAGGCCTAAAGTGCGAGCCAGGGTAAGATTCCATACCCCAAAAGCGCTGATCAGTGTATGCCCAGTTTCTACGAAATAGGCTTGCAGCCCTTAACCAGTAAAATGTCCCAGAGTAGTGCCAACGATGATTCTTATAAGTAGTAAACTGACCGTACCGCTTAAATGAACCGCTAACGCCATAACGATCTAAGCACGATATGGCACGCTGCCAGTCTTCTATGACTGTCTCGTACATAATGTCTGTCCATGTATGTACCACACTAGTTGCGTCAGAGTACTGAAGACCCTTAGCGTGAGCTACGCAAATAAAATCAGTAGAATTCACAGACTGCAACGTATTTAAGGTCTCTACGAATCCTACGACCTCCCTAAGCTTGGTGTCATTTACGTAATTCGTAACCTCAGCGTTAGGCAGGTACGATTGCACCACCGTTCTACAGGTATCTTGGTCAATCGTTGGCGTGCGATTCTTCAAGTGACCGTGCACGGTACGTATAAAAATTCTACCATTAAAGATGCTTGCAAGACTTGCAAGTTTTTCCAACTGTCTTCGCCAAATCCATTCATGATCACCCGCTACGGGGAAAAGAAAATATACCAAGTGCCTAACAGAGGTCTCCAAGCTTATTGGAGTAGTGTCTAACTCAGGGTAAGAATTAATAGGTACAATCCTGTTCAAACTTGCAGCCCTCTTCAAACATGGCACACATGGGGCTTTCTTAGTAACAGACTTGATAACCTTAGCGGCAACATCACCAATACCCCGGATAATTTCAGGGGTATTGGCTTCATCTAACTTAGCTTGCTTCAACCAAAACTTAACAAAGCTGGCCTTTTGAGTAGTAGGTGGTCCGCTGCATACTTCAAACTCCCTACCTGTCATATGACGCTGAAAAGTTTTACAATACCCAGCTACAGGACACTCACATGAAAATTCTTTCTCATCCATTTACTCTGTTATCCTTAATCTTGCAGTAGAGTAGCTTGAGCAAATACGGCAAAGATCAGATGGATTATCCGAGACGCCTACTACCGGGAAGTCTCCCTCAAGTATCACCGGCTCACACGAGGCTATGTCAAAAGTTATATAAACTTCCAGAGGTGCTATCAAACATGATCCATTCAATCTAAGATACATCGTATAACCATAAGGGTCTTCTGGAGTAGTATCTCCAGGACACGATGTTCGCAGGGCATAGTAAAGTATGCCGTACATGAATAATTGAGTTACACCACTACCGATTATCTCACCTCCGGCCTTAGTAGCGTGAACTTGGCAGCCTCTGGAAGCATAAGAATCCAGCGTGCTGTCTCGCTCCGGCCTAAGCTGCGAGTAGATAGGGAAAGAGAATTGATGGAAAGAGCAGTCGGGGGCTATAATCTCGCCAGTAAGGACTTTGGCACCACAAGGCACGTCCTCTATCTTAAGTCCCTTGCAGCCTCCGGGACATATTTCATCGGAGCTGGGACACATGGAGCAATCACCTAGGCCTATATTAATCATGCTTATAGTTTGACCGGTACTTACTAACACTACCGAGATAGTGGTAGATAGTAAATGCCGGTAGGTTCTAACTTGACCCGGACAACCGTTTCCCCTAGTACCATAACTATTCTCAAATACCCTAGTAGGGTTAGTCACCGGCTGTGGTTTCTCCTGACAAATAAAATGCTGCATAGGCAGACTACCATCTGCGCAAAGATTATTAGGCCCATCATCAAAAAACAGTTCGGATGTACCAAAAGACAGATTGCTCCCACCAGAGACTTTCTCTACCCTTAGTTGGATACCACAAATGTTCTGTTCCAGCGGGAATGGCTCACCGATTACTTTTATAACCCCGTATGAGTCTAAGTCAATGTTACCTGAATCATACTTACCTAAGTCACTATCCCAACCCAATTGACCGCATAAACGATTGGCACAGAAGCCATTTGTAATTATCTCCATATCATATTTAAGCATTGGCCAGCAGTGACTGCACTTACACGGCTGCCCGCATTCTCGACCTACCCACGGATTAGCAACACCTGCCACACCGGAGAAGGATGCAGTCCACGTACCACCTTCTTGATCCTCAACTGTAAATACAGTCGTGGCAGTAGTGGGATCAAAATCATCAGCTAATGTAGACTCCACAGAATTCAGGAAGCCTACGGATTTCTCTACAAGAAAAGTCTCACTAGAACCGTCGGAATCTACTGTCAAGATTATCCGATAGTAGCAGACATCCCCTAGTATCACAGTGTCCACTGACGCAATAAGTGCCAGTGACTCTGGTAATGGTGCCCATGCTCCGCAGACACCTCCGGGACCATACGCCATAATATAGCTGCCCTCACCGGGACAACTGTTTGTACTGTAAACACCCGGAGAGAATCTGAAGTAACAGCAAATATACTTAGGCTCGCACCTGACGCAACCTCCGCAGGATGTGTCCGCCAGATTAGACGAACTGCAAACACATGTTCCGCGTATTGGCATCTCAGCACCCAAATCCCGGACAACACATATTGACAATTACCCACTCACACCCGTCGTATCCCGCAGGCTGGCCTAACATAGGCTCCATAGGGGTAACCCAACCACGCAGACCTATTAGAGTATCGGCCTCACCGGTTAGGTTACAGCCAGTCCTATCCACTACAGATAACTGCTCTCCGGCACTAGCTCGCAATCCTCCGCCGCAAGGTTCCTGCAAAACTACCACTTGAGCAGTCCCTGCGGCACAGTCTACATCATTGAACTCAACTAAGTAGAGTTCTCCACCACCTCCGGACATAAGCCCTTCTATCATAACACGCTGCTGTACCGAACATTCATATATTACACCACCTTCAATTTCAAACAGTACGGTAGCTTTTACCTCAATTATCTCCTCATCATCAGCATCAGTGTCTACTTTAATGTAGTAGTCACTCGCCTCTGTTATCTCAGCCGGTTGACTAGTTGACTGTACAATCTCCCAAACCACAGAGTCTACCGTTATAGGCTGAGCGTCTAGGGAGTCACAGTCATAATTTATACTTAACGCAAATACTCGCTGAGTATCATTCATACGCATATTAGTGGGACCAACTAATTTAAGGTCAACTCCAGTTTTATCGCATAGCTGAGGATCAGATACCTGAGCATAATCACCACTCTCATTATCATAGTCAGTATCGGCATCAGACGTAGGACATTCAATCTTAAAACTGAATGGCGGTGAGAATCCAGAAAGCCCGCCAGCACCGTCACAAGCTGCAACCCGCCAGAAAACTTCTTGATTAAGCCGGGCATGCTCCAGATATGCCAACTCATACTCATTCTGAGCTATGACCTTGATGCCAATTAAATTAGGCCCAGCAAAGGAGTTATCCGGACACATCTGAAGAACGTAGAAGGATGCTCCGGGCACTGCCGTCCATCTAAGTATTACTCCAGATGAGTATCCATATAATCGTATCACCTCCGGGCAGAATTTCGCCAAATTAATCGGATACCGAAGTATCGGAACATCTAACGAAAAATCCTGCCGCCATGTGACTGACGGCAGGGAGGGAGTTACGGAAATATCTTGGAGAATCCTACTCATGGTTCATCCGACTTGCAAGACTTGCAACACAGTAAGCTGCCACGGCGATACTATGCTAAGCTAGGCGAACACGTTGGATCATATTGTCCAACAATCTCAGTTACTTGAAATGCTCCTGATAGGTCGAATAACCTACCCTTGACGGATGGAGGTTCAAACTTTGCGAAGATAACTTTAAGTTCCTCGCCCCAGTAACCCGTAAAGGTTACCTCACTACCTGTAAGCAGCGCGGTATTGTACCAGTCCCAAAACTGTTTGAACTCAGTCGGGAATGCCGCCCTAACTTGCCAAGTAATTATATCCTCACCTACTACAATTTGAGCAGGGCTTGCACTCTGTATGACAACAGCGGTAGCGGTAGGAAGCACCCCTAACCGCTTAGCCGGCACGTAAGGCTTATAGCTAAAGTTAACTGGCAACTCCTCACCGTCGTAAGTCGCCCGTGTGAACGGCATTTTAACCTCTCCAGCTCAATTTGTCAAGGGCTTAAACTAACTTACGGCGTATTAAACCCAGCATTCTTAAGCATGCCTTTAAATTTATCCACAGCCACGTTTAAGTCTATCAGTGAATTTACATTTAGTGTAACATCACCGGGAGTCCCGGCGGCACCTGCGGGCACTGTAGCAGGCTTACCAGTAACGGCAGAGGTAGCCGCTGCCGACAAGAAAGGCACACCCGCAGCCATACCCGCAAATCCAAGATTACCAAACCCACCACCACCAAGTAAACCTTGAGCCGCTGCACCTAACGCAGAGCCTATCGTAGGCAAGCTACCTGATACAGTAGCACCAGCCGCCTGTGCGGGGGTAAGTGGGGCATTTGGCCCTATCTTCATACTGAGTATTAGTGATCTAAGCAAATCTCTAATCTCAACTACAACGATATAAGTAGCACTAAGCGTACCAGAAATTGTCTGCATAATCGAAGAGGGTGCGGTAGCGGGGGTTCCAGTAAACTGCTGTGCGACACTTGCGGCAGTAGGATCAATTCCAGCGATTGCAAGTTTTGTACCTGCAACTGCCAATTCCATCTTTTGTTGGAATTGGGCCTTTTGCAAGTTACCTTGCAAGGCTTGCAACTTGCTGCCGCTGTACTTACCGGACTGGATTTTAGCCTCCAGATCGGCAACTTTCTGTTGAGCCTGAAATGCCCTGTCTGCTGCCTCACGAGCACGTGCCTCCTGAAACATCCTAATTTTGTAGAGAACTGTGTACAGATTTATCAAGTCTTGGACAGACTTTACTTGCTTAGCCGCAGCGTCAGCCGCCGCATTAGACGCAGACACAAGAGGACTCATAGCCTCTTTCATCTGAGCCTTCAGCTTATTACGTTTCTCCTCAGCTTCCTTCTCCTGCTGTTCTTGGAGTTTCTTATTAGCCTCGTCTATCATCAGCTTCGCACGATCACGCATAGCCTGCTCGGCCTGTGCCTTAAGCTGAGCATTAGCAGCATCATTAATATCAAACACTTCGTCTATACGCTTCTGCTCTTGAGCAATGTACTCTTGAGCCTTAAGCGTAGCAACTTGGACAATATCATCCTTAGCCTCTGCCTCAGCAATACGCTGCTTAAGCAGATACTCATTACGCTCCTCAGTGCTGTCAGCATATAGCTTAGTAACAGCTTGAGCAGTATTAGCTTGAACTTCAGCATCTTTTGTCTGAGCAGCCTGCTGCTGATCCAGTAACTCCAGATACGCCGCAGTAAGATCGTCTAACCGCTTAGAAGCTGCTTCCTTAGCCTTTACGAATGCCTCTGTCTTTTTACGTACATATTCGTCGGACTCTTGCCTACTGAGTGTAGGCATGCGAGTCAAATCTTGATTAGCCTCTGCTGTAGCCTTCTGCAAATTAGCATCGGCTTTCATATAATCATCTTGAGCAGTAGCAACAGATGTATCGAGCACAGTCTCTTGTGCCGTGAGTGCATCCTTCTTAACTTTGGAGAGGTCCATGTAGGCCTTCTCCAGTTCTTTAATTCTAGCCATCTCTTTATTGAAGTCACCTGTTAATTTACCGTCACGCTCCTTCGTCGCGGCTTCAAATGCATTATTATACTTAGACTCGATCTCTTCCGCCGCTTTTCGGGCTTCGGCCAAGTCACGAGTTTGCTTATCCCACCGAAGTTTATCCGCAGACGCGGCTCTATCTTCAGCAGAAGTAGTCATAGTCTTGTTAGCTTGGAACTCAAGATTAGCTTTGTCGAGTTCCTTAAGTGTTTCCAACTCCTCTTGAAGCTTTTCTATGCGAATATCGTGCAGACGAACAGCCTGAGTTTGCCCAGTCTCCTCTGCGAACGCTCTGTTTTTCTTTTCTACTTCTATGAGTTCTTCTGCACGTTTCTTTAAATCTTCTATTGATTGACCGTTATTCCTTAAACTGTCCTTGAGTTGGGCAAGCTTATCCAGCTCCGCACCAGTCAACTGATCATAACGCTTCTGCAAGTCCAACATTTCATTGTATTGCTGAACTTGACGATCCAGTAAGTTGGAGCGAACTACGTTGGTTTCAGTTGATTGGTTATACTCTTCGCGACCGCGCGCATCGCGCTCACGCATGCCCTCTTGGGAGTCTGTCTCTATACCGACATCTCCAAATACCTCTTTACGCTTCTTGCGAACTTTGTCAGCCTCTTCAAATATCTTTTCAATAACATGGTCAGGAATTAATCCCATAAACACGTAATCTGCATAATAGGCGAGGGTACCTATTAGATCCATGATATTAGCTACAAGTCCGCCAAAGGCGGCTAGGTAGGCATCAAACATCATTTCACTAAGACTGCGATTTTCCATAAAACCTTTAGCCAATACAGCTAAGCCTGCTACAAGGCCGTTCACTATATCAAGCATAAAGGATATAGCGCCGCTAATGCCTATGACCAATAACTTAAATACCTTCATCCCCGCCACTATGGGACCACCTATGAAAATAGCCGCTATGGCGCCTATTAGTGGAAACAGTGGCTGCAAGACTTCAAGAAGTATCCTAAATTGCTCGACAAGTTCATACATTACAGTCTTAGCTGTGCCGCCTAAGGAGCCTGTAAGACTCTCAAAAGCGTCATAAACAGCCATAACACCGGACCACAGGCCGCGAAGACTGCTGCTAATAGCCTCAACTAGACCACTCAGCATGCCGAACTTACCAGCACCCTCCGCAGCAAGCTGAGATAATGTCTCAATAGCGCTAACTATTACGCCTACTATTACCAGAGTTGTGGCAATAGTTGTTGCAAATTTAGCTAAAAATTGCCCCATGTACAGAAAAGCTTGCTTAAGCATCGGCATAATGGCGCCGAACATACCCTGAGCCGCAACTACGTCAGCAGTGGCGCGGGCAGCAGCAGTATTTGCAACAAGCTTTTTACCGGCAGCACCGGCAGCTATGGCCAAAGCAGTGTAGCTTGCAGCCAATTCTGTGTTAGCTGCGGCAGTTTTCAAAGCCTCCAACTGTGCTTGCTCTAGCTCAGTCTCAAGCTTAGCTATACTAGCCTCAGTAATAGCTACCTGCATCGAAGCTGAGGCAAATGTAACCGTAAGGGTACCGATTACACCAGCAATAGAACCCAGTGCCAGGCCTACCGCACCTAAGGTAACCAAGAGTATGGAGAGAATCGCACCAATTCTTGCAAGACTTGCAATAAACTGCTGATTCTCCGGCATCTTCATAGCCTCGGAGAGTTTTGTCAGCCAGTCAACTGCAATAGAGAGAATCCTTACTATATCCTTCTCTATTGCATTGAATACTGTAAGTTTAATTGCTTCTATACGTGACACGCCTTCGGCGATAAGGCCGGCGACGTTTTCCCATCGAACTGCGGCCTGCTTAGCACCTTCACCAAAATTATCTCGAATAGTGGTGCCAAGCCGCGTAAGCTGATCTTGATCAATATTAGTAAGTGCAAGCATAGCTCTACCGGCACGCTCACCGAAGAACTCCATAGCATCGCCGGAGCTAATATTAACTCGCTGGAATTCTGCTATAATCTCAGTAAGACTGTGAACAGCCGGGTTAACAGCATCAAAGCTAGAACCATATTTACGCATAAGCTCATCGGTCTCTTGGGTCTTTCTAACAAGACCTGAGAGAATCTGAGCTAAGCCTGTACCTGCGCGACTTGACTTAATGCCTGAATTGGACAACGCTGCCAGTGCAATAGCTGTCTCATCTACGGCTTGACCCAGCGATGCGGCAACCGGTGCGGCAAAACTAAAGGCGTTAACAAGCTGATCCACGGTAGTATTAGCGGATGCGGCTGTCTTAGCCAACACATCCAACACACCGTTAAGGGAGTCTGCTTCAAGTCCGAACGCAGTCTTAATATCCGCGAGAGCCTCAGCCGCCCTACCTAACTCCATACCTGATATCAGCGCTAAGTCAACGGCAGCTTCAAGAGAATCTATAATTTCCTGAACACTGAAACCAGCCTGACCTAACGCTTGTGCTGCTTCTGCAACTTGAGCCGAAGTAACCGGTAACTTATCACCAAGCCGAGTAATCTCAGCCTCAAGTCTATTGAAGTCTGCCGTAGCCTGCTCAGTAGGCTCCGCCAAACCTCCAACAACGGACCTAACCCGGTCCATTTGCTGCTGGAAACCAGCACCGTAATCTACGATTGATTTAACAGCCATGCCAAATAACCCGATTTGCCCGATCATCAGGGCAAATTGAGTCTTAAACATAGTAGAAGTTCTTACAAGAATATTACCCGCATTGACCATATTTTGTAGGTTAAGGCTATTTACTTGAAAAGCGAGGTCTTTAACAAGACTTGCCGAATATGACAGATTATTTACAAATGTAGGCAAGCCTGCCAGAGCACTTTTAAATTTCTCTACATTTGCAGTAGCTTGCTGAAGTTCCGCCGTAAGTTGTGAGAACTGCGGACTGGTTTTAGATAACCCCATCATAGGGGCCATTGGGTCATTAAACTTCTTAAGTTGACCCTGAATCTTGGAAAGCTCAGCTTCCCATGTTTTGAGATTATTCTCAAGACTATTTCGCATAGCCTCACTATCGCCACCGATGGCTTTAGAGAAGGCTGCGAAATCCCTAGTAGCTTGCGCGGCCCCTTGTGAGAATTTCTTAACTTCAAGGTCAAGCTCTAATATGAACTTTCCCAGCGACATTTTTCAGATCCTTGCCAGACCGGTCGGAGCAGAGCTACTGTTAACATTAAAACTATACATAGAGCTTACTAGCATATCTTTAGGACATATCGACTCAAAGAAATTATCTATTGCAGTTGTCCCGCCCTCACCTAACGGCTGAGCTAACGCTGCTACCGAGTGATTTAGGCGAATTTCCCGATACTTCCTAACCCTGATCGCACCACATAAAGCCATTACAACACAATACGGTCGATCCAACACATATTCGTCAGACCAACCGTACTGGTTGCAGATGGTGTCTATGATGGCAGCTACGTTGTCTACGTCGAATTGCTCGACGACAGCGCCGGGACTTTCATCAGGGTTTTTTGAAAAAGGTCATAAATTTGCTTAAAATTGACAACTTCAATAAGAGCATCTATAAACTGTAACGATTCCGGTAGCGACAAGTCAGCGTAAAAGCTCGCAGGTTTATCGCTGCAAGCACTTGCAATGTCGCAGTACAGGTTGAAGAAGGTATCATTCTCCGATATCTTCAAAAGGATATTGGCACCATCGGTGGCGTTATCACTCTGAAAGTACTCTACAATATCATCCTTATGTGCCAACAGCTTTGAGATTACTCGAATAGTGTCACGTAAGCTGGGATTTCTAACCGTGACATCCTGATCCTTAAGCTTAAGCGCCTTAGACGGCAACAGATAAGCACTGACAGACTCTGTCATTTCAATTTTTCCGTGTCTTGGAGTGTACGATATTCCTCAAAGCATTTTGGGCAGCTACCAAGGCATTTGGCTCCACCATACATTTCTTATTGCAATATCTAAGCAATAGCTCATTCAGAGTGTCAGATGTGTAACCACAAGCTCTGAATACAAATATCAACTTATTGGATGTTCCCGGCGCTAAGACAGCTTCCTTGTAATCAATCCCAGCCTGCGTCCACAGGAAGGCCGCTGTAGCGAAATCAGACGTAGAATACTCGATAAATTTTTCATCGGTTGTCATGGTGCATTTCCATTAATTTCAATTTAAGTGCCGGTTAAACCACGTCAGAGAAAGGCACTGCGGCGGTAATAGTGCCGGTCGAGGAAATACTGGTCAGAGCCGTAAGCGTGACTTGAGCATACTTACTACCATACACGAAGTTAAAGGCTGCGAAGCCGTTGCCGGGATTAGCCGTATCTTCACCGGTAACGTCAGTATCCCCGTTAGAATCAAGATCAGCCCGTTCAGAGTTGATCCACTGCTGAATAGCGTCTTGCAGCACCATACGGATCATCTTAGGATCACTAAGATCATTAGGCGTATCGCCAACAGTGAACCGAACAATGTTACCGCTAGGGTTGCTCTTTGTAACCGTAAACGACTGGAATCGGGTGTAACCATGAGCCATGTTACCTGCATCTCCTTGTCACGAGTGTCACAGCTTCCGCACAATCGGTATAGCTGATTACGTTAGATATCTTCAATAGTGCCGAAGTTACCATCAGTATCCTTAAGAGCTTCAAACGTAACCTTAAATTCAGCAGCAGCATCACGCTTCATGCTGTACTCACGCTGACCCTTAGCAACGCATCGCGGGAAAGTAGCAACCCTGTCGCCACAGGATGGTCCGGGACCAGTGAGGATAACCTCAATTTCATCAACCCAACACGGTGAGTTGTAACCCAGCGTAAGAACACTACCAACCAGATTAGCGGTAGGCAGCATCATAGCAATACGCATATTTTCGAGCGTAAGCTCGATCATAGAAAATTCTACATAAGCACGCTCCATCGCTCGCGCTACGCGAACAATACCAACTGCCTGATCGGCGTCAATATCGACATGCTCAGAATCAATTCTCCACATAACACCGCCGCGAGTATATCCGATATCAGCTCCATTGAGCTGAACCGTCGCGGAGCCAATTAAGATGTCCGTAGTCGCCATTCAGTCTTATACCTCCGGGCAAGGTGTAGTGATGTTACAGATAAACAGAGCCTCCACAGACTCCATATAGTAACCCTCTGCCTGTTTATACACTTGAGAAGACCTACTCAGAAATCTCAGATCCTTAAAACTAACTCCGCCACTTGGATTAAAATATGCCCTATTATCAGACATTGCCGTATTAAAAACCGCTTGAATAGCATCTGCTAATATCGTGCAATCTTTTGAATTGCTATGATACCCACTCACACATAGCTTACCCGATATGATATCCGGAACATCCACAAGTTGCGGCATAGACTTTGCCACAGCTACGCTGACATATGGTATTGACTTAGCTGTAATCGGCATCTCTCTGCCGATTCTCAAATTTGTAGTGGTGTGAGTTGCAAGACTTGCAAGTGTTGCATTAGCCCGCAGCCCGCCAATCACCGTCTGATATACACCCGCTAAGCCTGTATGCTCCGTCATTTCTTTCGCCACCTTCGGGAGGACTTAGAGATATCTAAAACTATTTGCTCAAGCTTATCCTCATGCTCCTGCATGAATACTTCAAACTGCTCTCGTATGAATGGCCGTAATGCTGAACCCTCATTCTCGATTTTTTCCATAATACGGTCTGCGGCGATAATTGCTGAATCGGAATGCTTAGCTCTACCTCTAGCCAGTACCCAGTCTATCAATCGTTCAAACTCATCTGCTGGAACTTCTCGCGGCGGACTATCAGTTTCCTGAAGGTAGAGATAATCAATTGCTGCCACTGTTATTGACTTATCGCCGGATTCAACTACTTGAAAACTATCAGCAGCCGTACCGGTAAAGCTAATCGGCTTACCGTAGGCACCGTTAGGACCGTCCATGTACTCTCTATAATGAGCTATAAGATGCTCACTCATATAACCTATAATTTTTTCACGAATAGTTTGCAATATGCGCTTTTCAAACCCTTGCCGAGGCCTGCCGGCTACTCTCTTGTAGAAGGCCTCTATAAGAAATCTTCGGAACATGACTGCATCCGGATTATCACTAGAGAGCGGCAATTCTCTAGGCTTCATCCGGATTTGCATTTGATTACTCCTGAGCAGTTCGAGCGTCGTCCAACTCCACTACAACAGTCCCATGATCTAACTGCCCTGACTCGTCTTGCTGATTCCTGCAATGTACTATTTTGTAGATTGTATTTAACTTCAAATTTATTTCAGGACTGCCGGGAGACAGCCGTAAGAAAATACCCTCACCATTCAGAGGTACTAATGGTACAGCTTCCATATACACCGACCACTTAACACCTCCGGCAAATCCCAGCAAGTCTAATTGCTTTTTAGCACTCATTACCGTTGAGCGACCTACTAATTTGCGGTACAAGAATGTCTTACCGCTTTGGATTATTCCACCTATACCATCATCCTCAACCGTATATCTGAAGATATCGAAACTCTCATAGCAGCCGTAACTATCAAACATAATCGCTCAATGGATGAGGGATATGGGTATCAGGCGTTATAAAAATAGCCGGTGACAGTACGTACTTAGCTAACAGCCGGTCAATGTAGTCATAACCTACGGATGCCTGAGGAGGAATACTTTCGGAACTAGTTCCACGATATTTCAAGCGTAAATCCTCCCACTCACGCTCAACAATATTATTAGACACCAGCCCAGTACATCCGGGTATCAGAGATTCCAAAGTCAGCAATATGGTGGCTGTCTTTACAACCGACGGTACTGCTGACCTACCCCAAGTACCCACTATCTGAATATTACGCAGGCCTTTCGGCCAACGCGCCTGTCGCACAGTAAACTCTCTGGCACCTAGCTGCTCGTTATACGCAACTGAGATATACCAAGGCTGTACTACGTAATCAGTAGCCAAGTAAGTATATTTAACAGTGCCATCAGGGTCTACCTCTTTAACAGAGGTCGCAGATATAATAGGGTAGTTGACAACATGGTAGAAAAACAATGATAAATTACCCGTACCATTAAGGTACACGGTCTCTGTTTTGCTGTAGAAAATTGTATTAGTATGATTCTCAATTATAGCTTCCGCTACCTCGATATGCTCCGCTATCTCCTCCGGAGAATAATTTTTAATCTTGCGAGGTATCTCACCTGCAATTTTGTGCTCCATCACCTGAGACACCGTTGCATAGTTCGGCATTAGACGATTCCTCGTGTAACGTCTTCAATCACATGACATGCGCTGTTATGCACGGTATTTACGGTGCCTGTCGGATATCGCAAGACTTGCACATCGCAGACGTAGCATTCACTGGGTACAAGCTCAGCACTTGCCTCAGCCTCTACACTAATCTCAATATCACCTTCGGCCTCATCCACTACAAGAATATCACCCAGCGCGGAATCAGCGGCAACTTCACCGTTTAAGTAAATTAAGCCACCTTCCATACGCACTTGCAGCATTGAGGCTGAATCTTCCGGATCACCAGAGGATCGCTTAATAGTGAATATTATATCATAAGCGTCAGACAAGTCACCAAGACCTGTCAAAGATATGCTGATCGTGTCTCCGCGATGTATTGTAATTAGATTTGACTCTACTACATCCTGTATCTGTTGAGCCGTCATAGTAAGTGTTCTACTAGCATACGACCATATTTGTGCGGCAGTACTGCCACCTCCGGACCCCGCCGGAGCTAATTCCAGTGCATTCGTAGTATACCGATACACGGAACCGTCAAGTTCAATCATGGTATTAAATCTATCAAGTATAGTATCCATAGCTGCAAGCTGCGTATCCAAATTAGCCGCAGCTAACCCGACCGCTGTACGAATCTCCGCTGCCGAAAGATCGTTGAGATTACCGATAATGTGCCCGGCAGTTCCCGCAGAATACGCTCCCGGAAGTAGAGTTGACCACGGATCACCTGCACTACCAGCAGCGGCCAGTGCGGCACCAGCACTACCTGCTATAACATGACCACTTAATAACTCATCCCAAACAGCATCTGCTATCGTAGCAGCCGAGGGAGCTTCCCAGTTTCCACCGCCGTGAGCAGAATCAAGGGCAGTATCAAGCGCATCCAACGTAGTCAACGTACCGGAGATACTATACCCAGTTTTGTCGTTATTGGTACCAACCGTGACAGCACCACCTCCCGTAATTGCAAGACTTGCAAAGTTGCTAGGAAATGCCTGAGTGAGACTGTAACCGGTCTTGTCGTTATTAGTGGCCACCGTAACTTGGTCTGAAGTGTGATCGAAAGTACTTAATCCGGACAACTGCGTATCTAGATTAGCCGACGCTAACCCTACAGCAGTGCGGATATCCGCCATAGACAAATCATTGAGATTGCCAATAATATGCCCCGCCGTACCTGCTGAGTATGCTCCGGGGAGAGCCGTAGCCCACGGATCTCCTGCACTACTTGCTGCGGACAAAGCCGCCCCAGCGCTACCTGCAATGACATGCCCACTAAGCAGTTCGTCCCACACTGCATCAGCAACCGTAGCCGCACTTGGAGCTTCCCAGCTACCACCACCATGCGCCGAATCAAGGGCGGTATCCAGAGCATCGAGAGTGGTAATTGTTCCGGAAATACTATATCCAGACTTATCGTTATTAGTTCCAACTGTCACAGCACCACCTACGGTAATTGCAAGACTTGCAAAGTTACTTGGGAATGCTTGTGTTAAGCTATACCCCGTTTTATCGTTATTGGTAGCAACCGTAACTTGATCTGTTGTGTGATCAAACGTGGAAAATCCGGTAGCAGTTGCCCAGCTTCCACCACCATGAGCAGCATCGAGCGCAGTATCAAGTGCGTCCAACGTAGTAATTGTGCCGGAAATACTGTATCCAGTTTTATCACTATTGGTGCCAACAGTAACAGCACCTCCCACAGTAATTGCGAGACTTGCAAAGTTGCTAGGAAATGCCTGAGTAAGACTGTAACCAGTCTTATCGTTATTAACAGCAACTGTAACTTGATCTGTAGTATGGTCAAATGTGGAGAAACCCGTAGCAGTTGCCCAGCTTCCACCACCATGAGCAGCATCGAGCGCAGTATCAAGTGCGTCCAACGTAGTAATTGTGCCGGAAACACTATACCCCGTCTTATCGCTATTAGTACCCACAGTAACGGCGCCACCGACCGTAATTGCAAGACTTGCAAAGTTGGTTGGAAATGCTTGAGTAAGGCTATACCCGGTCTTGTCATTATTGGTGGCAACAATAACTCCGGAGGTGCCAGTATCGACTAAAATATCGTCAATATCACCTTGCAACTCAGCCCAATCCCCGTCTCCGGTAACTGCCGTAGCTAACCAATGCGTAATATTGACATCTACACGAGTGTAGACTTGCAGAGTCGCAGTTATTGCCCCGGTCCCCTCAAAAGTGAAAGCAATATGATCATAGTTAGTCTCTGCTTGCGACGGTGCGTAAGTGTGAAAACCTTTACCTTTATGCGTACACACACCTGAACCAACGGTACCAATTGCTTGCGTACCGTTATCACCAGTGATATACACGGTCACTGTGCCAGTGAAGTTACTGCCATCAGTGGCCAGCATTTGTATGCCGATGATCTGCCCAGCCACGTTTTTGCGCATTATCTCACCAAGTTCGGGTAAATAAGCTGATTTGAGTGTCGAGCTAAAGCGGCATTAAAAGTAGCCGCACTTGCTGAGCCTACACGTTTGCGTCTTAGTAAATTTCTTGCACTTAGCAGTCCTAGGGGGCCAATACTGTAAAGTCGTCTAGCTGAAACTTCGTTAATAGAACAGTCAAAGATAGCTAGCTCGCCTAGGTAAGCATTAATGCTACTAGCGCCTGCACCGATGTGCCCTAAGGTCAGCGTTCCTGGATACGTAACAGTCGCTAAAAACACTTGTGTGGCGGCTGTCCCATTACCATAAGAACAGAGATCCCTAGAGCCATTTATATAAACCCTATTTCCAAAACTGCCTACAGAAAGTATTAAGTTATAGCGAACCCCTGGTGAAAATGTTTGCATACTATCGTTAATTGCTAAGCCGCTGCTAGTAGTGTAAAAAAATCTTCCAGCACTGTTAATGCCAAACTCTGCATAATCAGAGGCTGAAAACCGTTGCCTAATAAAATAACCCGTACTAGCGCTGCTGATTAGCTCAAACCAAATAGATAGAGTTCCGACTAACCTTCGACCTAACTGACTCTTATATGTACCTATTGCGCCAGTAGAGTTATTGAGGAGTACCCCCTTATTGGGCACATTAGTGAGTGTCCCAGTTAAGTTAACGTCATGGCCCAACCCACTAAGATCAGTTAAATTTGGACCACTTTGAATTAGCGGGCACCATAATGTAGTTAAATACTCCTCTAGCCCATCAATGCTTAACATATTAGTCCTCAACAGAGGATATTAATGGTACAAGCAGTATTCTAGACAAATTATTGCTGGCCGTACCCTGATTCCTGATAGCCTGATTCCAGTTATTATCTACCACAGGGGCCACGTACCGCGCTTTAGGTATAATTATGCGAGGATTCTGCATTTGAACCACATTACCATCATTAGTGGAGATTACTGATAAGGCTATTGGTGTCAATTGCAGCGCCCACTCATCCTCATTGCCGTCAGCGGGCCATGCACCGTCACTACCAGTTACACCTGCGGGCCAGTTAGTGTTATCATGACTCCACGCCAAATAAATGTCAATACTTAAACCGGCTGTAGGGGCTGTACCAGACTCTATCGCACCTATAAGGATATGCTCCATATCCCAAGTGGCGCCTAAGTCAGCAGATGCGCCCATTCTACCTGACCCGGATGCTAGTGCATTTAAGCTCAGTGTCTTAGTGACAGCACCTAAACCGCCGGTAGCGCCAGACTCTCCCCAAATAACGGCAGTACCTTGGGCCACTTTGAAATAATCTGGCAATGCCATTACGGTGTCTCCTGCCAGTTGGCTTCACCAACTTTACCACCAATTCGATTTTGTCGCATTACTCTAGCCACATCCTGATAAGTTATATTAGGTTTAAACTCAGCCAAACCTTTAATAGTAGCTGCATCCTCAACTGTAAGAGGTAACTCGCTACTCCCGCCAAAGAAATCCAGCATTTGCCGAGTTAGCGGATGCCCTACGTCAAGCCCCGTAGGACTACGCAACCAGTGCCGAGCCTCTGCAACTAAGGGGTCTACTGAGGCGGCTGCATCAATTGTAGCTATTAGCCTCCTAATAATATTAGCTGCACCGGGGGCAACAGATATGTCCATATAATTAACGCGAGTTGTTCTAACCTCTGCTGGTAGTATATTGCAAAGCTCACTGGCAGCAGCGTAATCATCGCCGTCTTTAACTAGTTGCAGTACAGTAGGATTAGCCAATATTGCAGAACGCAGCTCCGCATCAGTCATTCGGATTTACCTGCCAACTTAGCACCGATTGCACCTAACCCAACCATAGCTACCAACTGCTGTAATATTACCTTAATCTCACTCTCATCGAACTTATTGGCATTAATATACAGAATAGCTACAAGAGCAGCCAGCCCTAGAATGCGTTCTAAGAATGGCCAAACTGGATGCTTTGAATTGCCGATTGAGACCATTTTTAGTTCCACTTTGCAAGGGCTTGCAACATGACAGAAGGCAGGACATAGCCTGCCTTACTTATCATAATACGATTTAGCTAACTTTTCAAACGAGTCACTTAGACTCTCAAATGAACTGACAAGCGATGTGAGCTTTTTACGCTCCTCTTCCAGTATACTTGCAGCTTCGGCTGATCGGAGTTCTGATGATTCTGTTATCTCAGCAACTTGTGCATCATATCTTGCCATAAGCTCTTTAGTGGCAATTTGGTTATCTTTAATTATACTTGGAATGAGTTTTACCGTAGTATACCATGCGTACCACGCCAAAAACCCAGTATTTATTATATCAAAAATAGCGTTTGGTATGACCTCACTCTCTGCGAGAAGCCACATATTTAATGCTCCGACATGCTGGTTTTGGTGCAAATTAATTTGTTTGCCCCAAACTCGCAAACAGGCTAACCAGTATTCCCCCTGATTAGCCTGTTTGCAATATTACACCTTAGCCGGCGTAGTCGGACCCGCTCATATCCACTTCGTGTGCAATCACACAAAGATCCGGATTTTCAACCTCGAAGTCACCACGCCAGTGGATAGTAGCTTCCCACAGGTCCAGCCGGGGCTTACGCTCAAATTCAATAGTAATTTCACGCTGAATAAAGAAGATCAGATTATCGAGCGGGGTCAGCCAGATCATTGAACCAGTGCTGCCACCACTTCCGCCAGTATAAGTCATATCTTCAGGCATAAGAGGAACCTGAAGCATGGGATAACCCATCGGACCTTTAACGGGCACTCCCATGATAGCTGAGTCACCGTAATTAGTCTCACGCAGTGACATATCATACTGCCACTTATCGTGAGGACCAGACGGCATAACCCAAGTGTAATTTGGCGCAGCCGCACGGTAGCGCGACGGAATCAGCCGCTTCATATCATAATACAACTTATGCGACGGGGCCGCACCCTCAGCCGCAAGAATCTGGCCAGCCGGAACTTCGTCCAGCAAAATCTTATTGAAGCCGACGTTAACACCATACAGGTTATTCTCATCGCTCTGACTGTCACCCACGGTCAGCGTATCGTCGCTACGAATAGCAGCCAGTTCGCTGTCGATGGCGATACGCTTAGTAAACATACGCAGAATCTTATCACGGACGGCCGGACCTTCCAGATTATCCTCAAGGAAGTCCTGCCGAATATCGAAGGCACTACGATACTTCACGGTATCGTAGGACACAGCATCTTCAGTGACACCGCGAACTGTGGCACCACTAGTAGCATGCGCGCCCTCTGTAACGATAACACCGATATCCAGCTTATTGATCTCGCCCTTAGGAGCACTGACAACAGACCTACGAATATTCTTGATGAGCACCGTCTCATCAACAAGCATATCAATAAAGGCATTTGACTGCTGCCGGTTCAATACACTATTCGGCAGCGTATTCTGGTCGATAACACCCTTCAGTGCATCAACCTGTTCCTGAGTGAAGAGGCCGTTTAAGGCCTGAGAAATCTGGTACGACATTGGGAAACCCTCAATTGAACTGTGAAGACGCCACTTAACCTAGATACATCCCGCAGTTAGCGCCGAGCCATCTGCAAGAAAATAGAATTAAACACGGAGTTCTTATCCGGAGTACCTCCATTATTGCCGGTATTGCCGTCAGCGGGCGTCTTCCCCGGTTCCGTAGAGTCACCACGCGGCTTACTCTGCGGAATAATCGTAGTAAAGGACTTTTGAATATCAGCCAACTTAGCATCAACAGCCCTCTGATGCTCTTCAATAAGACTCTTAACGCTATCCACAAGCTTCTGAGCACCTTCGGCAGCAACTTCAGGTGCCTTAGCCGCAGGTTCGGGCGTCTTGGGTTGCATACCCTTAACCACCTCAGTCAGACCGGTCATACCAGTGGTGAGCGTACTGGTAAGGCTGTCAGTCAACTTTGTGATGGTTTCAGAGAATGCCGGGATGAGCGCATCCACGACACCCTTAGTCACAACAGAGAGTTCTTCGGGGGTAAACTTTGCAACCGGCGCCACCGGAGTAGCATTACCCGTAGCAGGAGCCTGTTCACTCATTTGAGTCGTCCTCATCAAACTGGAATGAAATCGAGTTAGGGCATCTTTTGAAATATCGAACTTAGCCTGCGAGGTAGTCGCCAAGTTGCAAGTACTTGCAGTTACTATACAGGCTCCTGAAAACGCCTCGAACGTAGATAGCGACTTGGTAGCCAATGTAGCATTACCTGAATAAATGCAGATACCGTCATCAGTTTCGTATATTTTATCACAAGGCAGTCTAAATTTATCTGCCAGTGCTCTTGCCTGATTCAAGTTATACCGACTCTTATCTAACCACATTGAGTGGAACATATCCTTTGAAACCACGAAACCGGAGTCTGGTTGCACCGGTACCGATACTAAGGATATTTCCCAAATACCTATTTTAGAGTAACTGGGGTATGTAGAGTTTGTAGCGCGGTCATATCTGTAGTCACGTATCGAATCGCCGCGCCATGAGAATGACTTCAACTCTCCCTTATTAACCATACTTATAACATCAGGATTAGAAAGACGTATAAATGTATAAAGACCCTTTAAGCCTTTATAGAAGTTACCATTGCGAGATTTGGGATAAGTATCTACACGCACATTCTTACGCACGTCGTAGACTTCCCAGTTTTCTGCATCAAGTTCCCGTAACTCTACTTCATGAAGAGAAGTTACGGTACCTACGGAACCTGGACAACCCCTATCATCAAACCAGAGGTGATGATTGACCAGAACAGAGCCAGCCCTCATAAACCCATCAATGTCGAATGCAGAGGGGTCTACTTTCTCACCCTGACGGTCTACAATATCTACCGACACAAAACCCTTAATATTGAGGGTTGAGGTCATATCCGGAGTGCCTTCTATGACAATACGATCTGCCGTATTGTCATAAATGACAGAATTTCCAGGGCTAACTGCAACTACAACGTCGGGCATAATCGGTGTACCTCGTGGATGTGTTAATTTTAACAGATATTCGTTAACTTGCAATATGAATAATCATAAATTAATTTTTAGTTTTTTCCAGATAATTGAGACTCTATCATATTATCTGGAGTATTCTCCGGACCTTTCTTAGTCTTACTATTACCATCAGGCGTCTTAGGCACTCCGGGAGCACCATTATCACCTGCCGGAGGTTCATCTTCTCCGATATCTCCGGACTCCATACCGGGCAACTCATCAATAAATACAATCTTATTGCCAAACTTAATGAATGCCCTGTCACCACCTTCAATAGGCTTACCCAGTTGAAAAGCTTCAATAACTTGATTAATAGTCACACTACCCCTATCAAATAATTGTCCGTACAGCCGAGCCTCAGCTTCCCTATCACGAATATCGAGGGGATTAAATATAATATCTACATTGGATACACCTAAACCCTTAGAAAACATGGCATTAATAGCTGTACTGAATTTCTCCTGAAGTGGTGTAATGACCCTATCTTTGTACATCTGGTTCTGAGCAGTGCCTTTACCAGAACCAAGCGAAGCCGCTTCACTAAAACCTAAAATAGCCGAGGGTACACCGTGAGCGCGTCCGATAGAATGGGCAAGTTCCAAGGAGATATCTTTGAAGAAACTATTCTCAGTACCCATATCCAGTTTTTCAAACTTAACTTCAATATTGCCCCTAACACTAGGAATAGGTATAAACAATGTCTTATGTGCTCTACCTTTGATATTAGTTTGGAAGTAGCTTAAGATAGCGTCTCTAACCTCCGGAGACAGATTGGCACCTTTAACGATAATAGCGTAACGAGGTACAGTATTGTGCTCAAAGAACTGCAATAGATACTCTCTAATATGAATGTTGCCGAGTATCTGCGATCTGGCCGGTACGCTATCGGAAACTCCGTAGTACACGGTGGCAGGGTGATGCTTAGTAAACCATAAAATTTCATTAGCGGATTTTAAGAAGTTTTCAGTGCCTTGACCGGTAGTTGCGTCAATAAGGTTAAACTGCGCATTTACAGCAGTAGGAGGTCCGCCGTCTAATCGTGGATCAAAGCTTGCGGGCTTGCCATCAAGTTGGCGTCTAGTCTTACTTACAACTTTCCTACCGAACGGTTGATAGTATCGAACCTCTCCGGCAAATGATTCTACAAAATACTCCCAACCACGAGCTACCTGTATACGCTGAGCCGGTACGTGATCAATTTTCTTTATCTTCATATCCGCGCCACGGATAACTTCAATGGCACCCCAACCTACAGCTTCCATGTCCATACAGGTTTTGGTGAGTACGCCGGTAAAGCCAAACGCTTCGTTGCAATTCTCTATAAAGGTCCGTATTTCCTCTAACTCAGCTTTAACCTTACGTTCATTCTTTGTAGGTTGACCATCGGGTGCTTTCCTATGCACTAGGTTAAATTTAACACCTACGGAATCGTAGGCCTTTGCCATTACGGCTCTATGAACTACTTCGTCCATTTGCAGAAAAAACAAAGGTATAGCCGGATTATATGGCGGAGGTACCACTTTCTCCGTGATACCTGCCGGCAATTCCAATATCTGCTGACTACCTACGACGCTTTTAAGTACGTCAAACGTACCCTCAGGCGATGTAGATTTTGCAGACTTTTGAAGACTTGCTATAAAGGACGTTAAGGGATCAGTTGTAATGGTCTCAGCATCACCGTCCCCAACGATGAAGGCTTCAGTAATCTCAACGACTTCATCGGAGTCTTCGGTAAACTCAAGTGTATCTACGGCGGACGGCATGATCACCCCTTGCAAGTCTTGCAACTAGCCGACTATGGCTTCGATCGGAGTAGAGTCTATAAAACTTGACGCTAAGATGTCATAAAGATCAGCGAACATAGAATGGTCGGCATCCTTTCCGACCCACCTATATTTCTTACGACCTTTAGCATCCTCCTCTGCTATTCTATTCAGCGTACACATCTCGGCCTTATAACCACCCTGATAGATAGCTTCAAAGTTCTCCGGTAGAATTGTACGCTTTCTGCGTAACTCACTGAGAACTTTATCTAAACCTTCTGTGCGGTCTATAGATATAGTACGACTAACTTCGTTATGAGTGATATTACCGGGAGTACCATCATTACCCTTAAAACGGCATAACCACATTTCAAGTCCGAGTTCATTTTGAACTATCTCCTGCGTCTCACGAGCAAAGGCCAGTTCGGGTCCAGCATCCATTACGACAGCTTGTACATTATATCGTTCAATCAACTCCAGCACGTTACTCTGTCCGAAGACCTTTCCAATGAATACGGCCAATCGCTTGCCATTCTGTAGCTTACGACTAATCCTAACATCAAGCGACTTTCCAACATCTATTCCCATAGAGCATGGTCCAACACAGGCATCTCCGGGAATAGACGCATAGCTATCCTGAATCTCAAAATTATACCCACCCTGCGTACAACTTCTCAAAAGATCCAGCGTAATTTTATTGTCAGAGGTTGCATAGGTTAGACCCAATTCAGATGAGTAAAAATGCTGCAAAGCTGAAGGATCATGTTGTGCAACTTTAAATCTCCGGTACATGTCGGAGACTCTATTAAGCAAACTAGTGAGCATAGATAAGTGATACCCTTCTATGGGGTGATCTGGCACCTTCGGAACCCACTTACCCTTCTTACTATGCCTAAGCATTGCGCCATTACAATGTGGACAGATTAAATAAATATCCCGGCGCATGCCGGGTTCCCACTCAGTATCCCTTAACGCATAGTCTATGATGTTATTACCGCCGTCGCGTACTTCTCGGACGACTGTTTTGAACCAGTCTACTTCAGAGTACTTACCGCAAGCATAGCACGGCACATGCCAAGCCTTTTGAGATGAATCCTTATAAAGTTGACTTATGCCGCCATCAACTATACTAGGGTTAGCTATTAGCCTAGAAAACTGGTAAGGTGATCCGCGTAACCGGTCAGACGCATACGCAATATTATCCATGTTACATTCGTCATATTCATCCACTATCAGCATATCAGCCGGGAACTCTCGGAAGTCCGCTATACTATTAGAACCCACATATTTAATAACGCCCTTGCCGAAACTCTTAAGGATAACACTGTCAAAGAAACTTTCTCCGATAATTGTCTTATAGGCATCTACATTCTCAACTGTTCGATTAATCCGGTTTTGAACATAGGTACTGCGTGATTCCACTTTAGGGAGCACAAAGAATATTGATAAGCCCGCTACAGCGGCAGCAAAATGGTCTACAATGATAAACTCACTCTTAAAGCACTGCACAGACCCCTTAAGAATTATGTGAGGCGCAGCAGAATTATATAGTTCTCGAATATGCGGATAATCCACAAAGTTTAGGGGTTCACCACGACTATTTATGTGTGCCTTAGTTGCAAACAGGACTCGGTTGTTGCGTATCTCCAGAAGCTTCTGCGCCCGCACAAGTTCCTGTTCCGATGCTGTCTCCAGCATCTTCCCCAAGTCGTTTACCGTACTTACCATCCGGAACCTCCTCTTCTGCCTCATCTTTGATATCAATAGTTCGTCCACATCTCAACAAGTCCAAAATAGATGCCTCAAGTTCTTCCCGGCTCTTGACGGCCTTAACATCGCGCGAATCTGCGACCACTGGACGAGTAGCCTCAAACGAACAATGCATTTCTTTAACGGCGTTCGGCAGTACGCCAGTTTTGAGCAATTCGGTGAATATATGCGTATTTGCGTCTACGGCTAATTCCATGAACTTACGCTTAGTAGCCAGCTCCGCAAGCTTAGCGCGACCTTCAAGAGATTTACCAGTACCGGCGGCGGCAGAAGCTACCCGGAGGTCAACATTATGAACTTCCATCATCGCGCCATCTCGAATAAGTTCAAGAAAACTTATGCTATCTAAGAGTAAATCAGAACGAGTCCTGCTTGTGTACCTAGTAGTAACACTATCACGATAGTCTTTAATCCAGTTGTAGACTGTCGATGAGGCAACTCTAAAGTGCTTGGCGATTGTATTGACAGGAACTTGCTTAGAGTAAAGATCGTAGGCAGTCTTTTTCCTACGATCAAGCGTAAGCATCTCTTCAAACTCTTTATCAGTCATCTCCCCAAAATCAGGAGTGGCTGGCGTCGAAGGGGCAGAGCCGGCACTAACCGACGCTGCCACTATACCGAGTGACTGTACGTCGCCGAGTATGTCAGCCGTACTGGTATTAGATGGATGAGTTGGACCAAAACCCGAAGACGCCATTCCAAATCTCCGCTTGCAAGTCTTGCAAGTTACCGCGAGTACCCCGCAGCCTTCATTGGGACCGCCACAGATACCCTACTACCCTTCTCCAGTATTAACAACTTTCCGCTTACCCTGCCGTACTTATCTGAGTAACCGCTATGACCTATCTCCAGCAATGCGCCATTCTTTAGCAGTGTCTGCAAATAGGCCTTAGCCGCCTTACCTCGTTCTATTTCTTCTGCTGTTACTGTTACAGATTTTCTGCGCTGAGTCACCTCCGGAGCATCAATATCCTTAAGACGTATACTTTTATTAGTGAGAGTTATCTGAAACGGTAAATGAATATCCGCTCTAACGGTATCACCATCCACTACTGTTATATTGGATAGCTTAAACGTATCCGCACTAACTGGAGTGCATAGCAGTATGATTATCACTAAAATTAATGTACGCATAGTTACTCCAAAAAAAATGGCCAGTGACACATTAGCGTCACTGGCCATTGTACATCAGATTGTGTAAAAGTCAAGATGAAATCAAATAATATCATCACAAGTAACTATAGTATTTAGCATAACACCATCTGTAAACTCAAGTGTATGTAATATATGAAAGTACTTTGATTTGAGTATTTGCCAGATAATCTCACCAATTTCTGGAACAGTCGCATAGCCAAAATCAAAGTCCTGCTCAGACGCACCTGCAAGACTTGCATCTCTAAGTTGTCGGATAACCTCAGAGTATACAGCATTTACGGAGATGACCTCGCGACTATCTGCGCCTTCCGGGACCGCGAACTTAAGTGTGAGTCTACCGTTATGATAATGACTGTGGGGAGATAACTCGCCCTCAGGTACTAACGGCTCTATAGGTTCAGCGTGCCAAAATGCTACAGGAATCGTAAGGCAAATAAATCTACGTACCGCCATTATTTTTCCAGTACTCATTGAGGATTTTCAGAATACACTCGCTCGGCGTAAGGCCGTGATCATTCCACTTATCCCTGACCAAAGAGAAGCAGTTTTCCAGCAAGTCCCTATTACTATCACTAAACCCAACAGTCATGCCACGTGACCTAGCCTTAGGTGGCGGTGGCGGAGGGGCTACTTCACCTGCATCTTCTGGCAACTCTGCTGCTACGTTGAGAGCTAGGATATTCTCGTTAATGTAATCCTGCGAAAAACCAACTAAGCCCAGCATTTCTGGATCACTGTCTCGCAGGTTAACCAAGAATCCAGTGATACTGTCGTAATCCAGCTCACTGTTTCTGCCAGACTGGTTTATGGCAATACTAAGAGCTTGGAACTCTGTATCAGTACAATCCAAGTACTTAATCCAAACTTTATCCCACTTAAGCTGCTCAAGGATAATCTTAAGACGACCATTACCGGAGATTACCATATTATTAGATTTGCGAACAATCAGCGGCTCAATCTGGCCGAACTTCTCCAGAAGACGCCGCGTAACCTCCAAATCGCTGGGAGTATGTCTATTCCTATTATTGGGATCGAACACCAGCGTAGACGGATGTACCCAAAGTTCCATGTCCTCACTGCCCGACATTTGAAGTCTCCGCTTCAGAAAAGTCATCACTAGCATCCGCAGGTAAACTAGACACTGTGGTGCAATTAAATATTGTCACCAATACCGGGAAATACTGGAAAATATCGTGTGACTGCAACTCAGGTGTATTGTTCCACTGCGTAAGCATCACTTGCAAGTCTTGCTTAAGCTTACCAAACTCATCTGTCAGCTTACGCATCTTCGGAGTCATATTACAACCAAGCAACTCTACTTCAGCCTTCTTAAGACCTTCTCCATAGAATAGCTTTAACTTCGCCCCATGTTCGTTATTAGGCAGAGAATCTATCTTGGCCTTAAGTCTACGGATATTCTCAATTAAACGCTCTTTATTAGCAGCTACTTCATCACCATCGGTAAAGGACAACGCAGATGCCTCTTTGACCGTGCTGCTGAGTTTACAGGCATGTGCAGCAATTCGCTTTATCAGATTAGCGTATGCCGGACAATCCCTGATAAGCATGGCAGTTGCCAGTCGCTCCTCAGACTTTCCGAGATCCTCTATGTAAGCATCTAACTCGGCGTCAGACATTAACATAAGTTCTAATGGTTTTTTCTTAGCCATTAGATAGTCCTAACAATAGTGGGAGAGATGCTAACAACTTGAACCGGCTGCTTCCAAATAAGCCACCTAGCCAAGTCTTTGTAAACAGCAGCTTGCTTACCCGGCCGCTTACTGCGAGCATTGTTTCTAGGCATAATGCAGATTTCAACTTTCGGGTACTTACAGATACCTACATACCTATACAGTGTTAGTGGTTCCTCTAATGGGAAATTAACTGAATCATACTCAGTCATATCTTTCATAGCCGGCACATCGGGGGATGGTATAATTATGCCGTTATTAGCGTTAAACTCATCCCTGTAATAAACTACACCAAATTCCTTGAGAAGTGCCCTAGCACGCTCAGCGGCTAAGCATAGTGAGGCATTCTTAGCATCGTCACTCTCATAATAAGGCGAGAATGGCAATGAGAAGATAGTGCGAAAATCATCGCCCCACGCTTTAGTGGAGTAGAGCGTCACACTACCTTGAACTTGCGTCATTGGGACGTTGCCAGCCACTGGATTTACCTTCGCACTGCGGGAACTGGACTAACACTAGCACCGTATTGCTTAGTATCGGTATACTCAGATTGGCCTACAGCTTTATCAATAGCACGCTTAACAGCATGACGTAAATCATTTAAAACAGTGATTTGCCGATACTCCGCTAATCCGACAGCCTCTTCAGACCTAACAGCATTCTCCAGCATATACAACGCCTCATTAATACGCTCCAGTATATCGCAACCCACTGCACCAATAGATGTCGGCGCTTGGATTGGTGTAACCATACCCTGCGTATTAAACACAGCCTGAACAAGTGCAGTTAACTGCGTATGCCTATTCTCGCTTACCTCACTTGGGCATCCCTTAAACTTAATTCTAGCGATACTGAGCTTATCCAACAACTCACCTATGGTTAAGCCTGCAAGGACTAGCTGGCCAAGCCTATCCGGCTCACCTGCGGGAACACCGCAACTACCTCCAGTTGTACAAGTCGTAATCATCGAACACCCTTCAGAATGGACTTCCAGTAACTTCCACGGCAAATGCCTTAGTAACAGCTCCGCGAGTTTCTTCGAGAATTTTATGGGCAATTTTAAATATCTCCGGCGGAAATTTTAAACCTTCCGCATATCTCTCAAGCTGACACTCTAACTCAAGTATACCCTCAATGTAGGCGTCCTCTTGTCGTAGTTTAACTGCGGCATCTTTTCTATTACCTTTGAAGAATAATTCAACTCTTTGATTAGCTAGTCGTCTTATCTCCGTCATTAGTACGTTTACCCTATTTATTACTATTGCCACCTCCGGACGTTGCCGAAAAGCTTTAACTTTACTAGCTAATCGCAACTCAGCTTTAGTGGCGTGATAATTTTTTATAAGCTCCTCATCAATTACAGTATTCATAGTAACGGTATCTACAATATCCTGCGGCCGCTGCTCGCGTTCCACCCTAGCGGAATGCCACGCAATACGTTCTTCCTTACTCAGAGAAGATAGGTAAGCCCTAACACGTATGTCGTCGTGGTAGGGTACGCCTTGTTCCAAATCGTCTGGCATAATTGCTGCCGCTTGAATCATTGTGACCTCAAATGCAGGTTGTCTCAACAATCAAAACTCAAACAACTTAAAGGAATCTGAACTAGGCTTTTCCTCAATAGTATCAAGCCCCAGCAGAACTTCCAACACTCTCACAACCAGCTTAACGTGTGTTAATGCGTGATGCCCCGGCCTAACTTCAATTCCCAGTGACTTACACAGCGCATTCAAACTAGGGGCAGTTGGGTAATTACCTAGAGCTTGTGCGTATGAGGCAACATCCGTATGGTTAGCCAGATGTAAGGAAGTCATACTGCATTTTTGATACCAGTAGTGTAAAATCAGGGCATCTATCGCAGTGAATGACCACAGTGGCTTATGACCTTGAAAAGCCTTAAACTCCGTCAAAACTTCAGATAGAGGTTTACCAGTTCGTTGCAAGTCTTGCAAGTCTAACTCAAGGAAGTTTTGTATCGCCTCAGTTACATGCGAGGCATCATGCGGAATTATGTTAGTGGAGTATTCCGACACTACCTCGAATGCCCCGTCAAAGGCGACGTGAGTGGCACCAATTTGCAGTGGACACGGTAAGCTACCAGTAGTACGCACTGCTACAGTGTAGTCTGCGAACTCTAGGTCAACAATTACAAAATTTCTAGGCAACTTAGGATCAGTAATCAATGGCCCATTCCAAGCTTAGTGCGTTGACCTATTGTGCGACACAAGTGTGATTGAATTTCGGCTACTTCACTACGTCTAACCTTACACCCATCGGTAGCATAAGGAATAGGCTCACGCGCAGGTGCAACAGGTTGAAATGCTGGCAACCTATTCTTCAACCAGCTAATCCAGACACTTTCAGTATTCCAGTCGTTCCAACCATCATAATTGAAGTTAGCTTGAGGTACTGTAAGACCAGTGAAGGCATCTTCTAGCATTTCCTCGGTTAAATCCAACCTACATAAAACGCCGACAACCAGCGCTTTAAATGCATTGAAGTCAGTTAGCCACGCTGGTCTCATTTTTGAACCCGCTCCTTAGGGATGAGCTTATCCTTAGGGATGAGCTTACCTTTAATCATCACAGTGTAAGGTGCCTCGAAACCTACTATAACCCACTGACAAGTTACTTGCTTCCAGATACTAGGATCAGTGAATATCGAGACTAGGTAACTGCAAAAGGCATCATAAGTCATACCCATAATGTCAGTTAAGTTTAATCGTATTACAAATACTTTGCCCGTGCGAACTTGATCAGCACCAGCCTCAAACTTAGTAGTCTTATCTGCCATGTACCCATAATACATGGCATCTACTACATTAGTGGCACCTTCGGACTCAGGTACTAAATCCAAGGATAGCGGCAAACCTCTATGCCAATTCCTGGGGGAGTATACCTTACCATCCGCACGAATTAATAGTTTGCGTTTTTCAATATCTGCAAGTGACGGTACAAAGTATATCCTATCATTCAAATTAAAGTAATCTCCCAGTATTGTCTTGGGTCCGCTCATCTGAAACAAATCTCCTCAGGTCTACCTCAAAAAGTTACCTCGCAGATATAGCTGCTCCTCTTTATTAAGCTTACGCTTAATACTAGCAATAAGTTTTTTAGTGTTGTTGTATTCTTTAAGTCTCTGGCTATAAGTAGCCCAATCCTGTCGATAGCTTTCGCGATAATCCTGCAACTTAGCATGGCCCGTACCCTTGCAAGAATTGCAACCAATCTTACGTCTATTCTTATTACCTTCGTAAACATCTGGAGGGTCATTAGGATCATATACTACACCGTAGCCGCGACAATCCATGCAGGGCAAGGTTACGCCCGGCCTAGTATGCATACGTCTAACTTTCCACTGTATATAATCTAGGAATTTTCTAGGCGGTCCCACCGGTTTAGGACTCATTGCTAAGCTCCACTAAGCTGCCAACTACCGCCATAAAAGTCGCCGTCATGGCACCTCCGGAAAACGAACACCGACCACGTAGTGTAGCGTCCACTAACGGGCTTGTCAAGGGTTTATTGACGCTCTCTTGCCGACTAATCGGATTTCATCAATGCCGGCACTATTTTCGAGCGTTGCTGAACTAACTGTGCAATACCTCCAGTACCCGGATGAGGCTCACCTAAGGCCACGGACTCAAATGCCTTGGCCGAACCATTTAACGCCGAGAAGCTACCCGCTTGGCGCATATCGCTATCAACTTGCCCTAACTTAGCCTGCAACTCCGCATTAGTTAAGCTAGTCAAGTCTTTATTAAGGTTAACCACAGTTACACCACACTCCTCAAATGACTCTACTATACCTGCGAAATCTACGCTCATGTCAGTGTAACCGTAATGGGAATATCTGCGATAGTCTCCGGTACAGACGCATTCGGCATAGCATCAAGATACTCATCAACGTGACCGGGCAGATTCTCACCATTAAAGAATTGCCGAAGTTGCAGCCACCAATCAAAATTACCGCCGTTATACTTAGTGGCATGTGATGGCATGTGCGTAGGAGATATTGCCATGTGCTCGTGTGGCGACCAGTGCCCGAAACCGGAACCACTGACAAGCTTATCGAACATAGCGGCTTCGTCAGATTTAGGTGTACCGTGATTCAAATAGGACACGCGCGCTGCGCGGGCTACTACAGACTTCATAGCAGCCGACTCCAGCAGTTTAGCAGGATTATCATAACAACTTTCTAAGTCTTCTAACTCATCCGGTAGCGCAAAAGGCGCATGGATTACGCCGAGTCGAGGAGTACTAGCCCTAAAAGCCCTGAACGTCATCTCCGCAAGCAGTGTAAAATGAGTCTCAGCATCCTTATGCCGACGCAAGCGGAGAAAGTTAGCCCACTCCGTAGCAGTGACAATGGTAGATACCATCATAAAAGGTTCAAGATATCTATTAGCCAGACTCTTAGGCATACCCTTATCAAGACATTCTTGCACAAACGCCAGCGTATACTCAAGATGTTTCTGATGTTGTCGCAGTATTTCTGAAGGATCTTCCATAAACTTAGTAGTCGCCATACCCGGAGCGGGTACAGGTATCTTAATAGGTACAAATGGACTATTCTTAATGGTTTCAAGCATAATCCTAGTAGGAATCGCACGGCTACTTGCAGAATTACGACTAAAAACACGATGAGTATTAAGCTCAGCAAGGATAATTCTAGGGTAAGTCAAAACCACTGAACTAATCCGATGTCCTAAATTTACGGTGTCAGCGATAACTTCAACGCTAAAATTTGCAGCAGTGACTTTAACTGGCATTTCCGGTTCTTTTCTGAAGGGGTTGTGAGTCAGTTTTCCAGACCATATACTTGCAGCGTTTACGTAACAGGCGCATTCGCAGTATTGCCACAACGACTAAAATAAAACTCACTATCGCCAAATACTTTATCATGATTACCTCACTGGGTTAAAGGATGATGCTCAAGCATTAGATTATCTTTCACAGCAGACAGACCATCTAACCACATGTCAGCACTTGCAAATACAGCACAATCCAACTTATAGAGTTGCCATTTTATATTGGCGTAATTGACAGTATTTTTCACATACTTCACAGAGCTTCGTATAGTCGTATTTGTTATAGCCACAGAGAAGAATAGTGACTTAGCCGTTTTCAGTACTGCCTTAAAGGATTCAGGTGTCATTAAGTCTAAGTCAATACAACCTGCTACCCAGCTATCAGGATAAAGATTACGCAGCAAGCTTGCCGTGATTTGAAGCTTGCAAGCGCTTGCATCCTGCGAGGCAAACGAAGCCGATGTAAACGCAACATCATACTTAGCGGGTAAACCCAGCTCATGCAGCGTAACACAGCTAAGGTTGCCTGTTGCCACAAATACGGTAAGACCATACTCACCGAAGTCAGTGAGCATCATTTCTTGCATTAACTTAAATAGCGGCTCTAGCTCCTCAGCAGGCTTTGAGGAGTACGCGAAAACAACTAGTGGGAATGCACTCTTTGAAATAGCTTCTGCCACGGTAACGGAGTCCTGTAAATCTCGTGAGTAGTAATACGGGTGACGCTTCTCCGATAGGTGACGCATAACCTCGGCGAATAGGCTAGGAGTTACTATAACCCCATCTGGAATTTTATTAACTGTAACATACTTGCTAACCATCAAGCTATTAGCTTTAACGGGTACGCTAGATAGGTTAACACTAGTCTCAGGATTACTACACGTAGCGGGAGTATCTGAAAGTTCAGAAGACATGTTTTATGTCAATCCTTTGAGTGTCACGGGATTGGTGCAGTACTTCCAAGACTCTGCAATACCAGTGTGGCACGTTGCCTATAGCCCTCTAGCCATGCAGAAATACTGGGAATTGAATCTGCCCTATCAATGAAATTACGAGATTCACTGTCAGCAGCTTCATTACCAATATTTCCGGCATGACCTTTGACGTGTAACAACGTCGGCAAGTTGCTATGGGTTTGAAGTGTATTATACACGTGATTCAATGTTTTTACAATAGCTAGATTTGCTATCGGGCCAGCACTGCGTGCCCATCCATTAGCTCGCCACTTATCTGACCACTCCGCTAGCGTACCAATCGCGTAGCGTGAGTCACTGTATATCAATGTAGGTGAGAATAGCATAGCTTCACCTATACCGGCTAGTTCTACTATGTTATTAGTGGCTCCTGCTATAGCACCTACGGTAAGCACTTCAGGATAATTTATTCCACCCCTATTAACTAGGGCAATTACTGCATAACCGCCGGCATTGCGGGCAGTATTTAGGGAACCGTCTGTATACAGCGAGTGGTATCCTGAAAGACCGTCTAGCAGCTTCTGACCATCTGGCATAATCTTACACTCCCCTAGCCTCTGGATGCATTTCAAATTGTCCGCGCATCATGTAAGGTAGCTGTACAGACTCCACCTCAATACTATCACCATGCCCAGCTAATTTAACAGTTACGGGCCTACCCCGTGTCACGAAATTTAAATAGAGATTACCCAAGAAATCGACACAATTACCATTAGAGGCCACTGCTGGGTGATAGTACCCAATTTTAATCATTGGTAACCCGTACATATTGGGGGCTAGGAAAGTACCGTGTAGCTTGAGATGTCCACTAGTGTTGGCATGCTGTGTGAATACATCCAAGAATCTGTTCCGAATAAATTCCGACATAGTCCAAAATGTAAGAGTCTTGAGCGGCTCCCACACACTAGCATCATAAGTAGCAAGATAGCAACCTTCAATAGTCCGGAGGAATACCCCAGCGGCAACCTCCATTACAGACGTGTTATGGTGGCGCGAGGCTAGTCTTAAGGCCTCTTCTACAGCGTGCCTATACTCGTTTACAAAGAAATTATACACGCTAATATCTTCCTCAGTGGTAGACCTACTATGCGGATCACAGGAGATGGTCCTGCCACTATACAGACACCCCTTTAATACGTAGGTCGGCGTAGTCGGACGCTGGAACATGGGGAATATTACAGGGAGCTTACCTAGTAAGTCTTCCACTGATTCCAGTATAGGGGCACCTACGGAAGGATTAGAGAAGCTTTCTTCAATTGACACTGTATTTAATACCTTCCAGTGTAGTTTTAACCTCGTCGTGGATTGCCGCCACGGAATACTCAACCGGTACAAATATAGGAGTAAATTGATACTTAAGTATAGGCAGAGCTAACCCAACAATATTCTCAATCCTATTAGCGTTGTTATGTATTACGGTGTAAACACCGGCTGGCAGTGGCGCAGGCCCAATTGGTTCAACACTTACACGGAATACCCCAAGAGTCCTGTTATGGCCATTCACTAGAGTAATTTCACAAAATCTGTAAAACCTATCTTTAACCAACGTACCCACTCTTGGGGCTATCCCATTAAAGTAGTGGGCCTTGTGAGATAGCGTATCTGCAAGTGCTTGCAATACCGCAGCGTAGTAAAAGGACATGCCCGGAACACTATATCTCTCTACGTAGAAACTCGTATCACTTCTGTATCTCCCTAACAGAGGTTCAGGGGACTCATCGAGAAGGATGCGTAGTTGTGTATAAATTTTTTGCATAAATTCGCCACTTATTGTACAGCGCTCATAGGGGTCGCATATCACAGGTTCAATAATATCCCGATATGTCAGCTTAGTTGGAGGCTCGACAAGTCGCGGCAACCGATTATTAAGTGGGTCATCCACCTTTAGCGGCACGCCCTCATCACTGTCACCGAAAATTTCCATAGCATCAGATTCCTCGGCATTATCTGTATCCTGCGGTAAGGTATTGCCGATTATCGGATGACCTGTGTGACCAAAAAGTATATGCTTAGGAACGCTTTCTAATATAGGGGGAGACTTCCCTGAATTGAATATAGCAGATTCTAAAGTTTTGTAGATTACATCCTCATAATCTGCATCAATGGAAGCATATTCAAGGATCTTGTCGTCGCCCATCATGTGCTCCTAGATGCGAGAGGTGTATTTAATGGTAAATATATTATCATATTCGTGCTTAAATGTGATTCTACCTAAGTCAAGTTGGCGATCACCTCTGGACGTTATCTGCATCTCATCGGTATCTATAAAACGTGCGTTATAACCGGCATTTTTTATGCGCTTATTTAGCTTTTGCAGTAACTCTCCGCGAGCAGTGCTATGTATATTAGCACGAATAGATTCATACTTGGGTAACAGTGACTTAATCCGCACCACCAGCTCGTCTATATCTCCGGCATTAATTGCTATAACCCCATAGTCACGGCAGAGTTTACACACAGACCTATAAGACTGTATCAACCTATTTGCAATATATATTACACCCATTATATGTCCATAGTCAGGGTGAACTTTGTTTACAACACGCTCCATTACACCTATGATATGGTCAGAAAGTGTCCTAAAGTCATATAACCACCCGTCCATTGGGGCAGAGTAATCGTAGTTGCGGTCCATAGCGTACCGCATGTCCCGAACTCTAGTTTCTAGATGATCAAGCCGACTAGGAGATAGTAGAATACCCGGTACCCTATTAGGTATATTAGGCATCCGAAATACGGCACTAATCCAGTGATTCTGGCACTCACCGTAAAAAGCCCGGCCATTGAGAGGAATCTGTGAAATTGGGTGAGTATTGGGTAACATCTTAGAAATCAATGCCTCATCGGCGTAATCCGCCAAGTGTAGCGTTATTCCGGACTGCATTTCCGAGAACTTAAAACTGAAATTATTGGTAGAATCTACGACAAAGAATGAATCTAATGATCCGCCTATATCAGGATCACGCTCAGTAACGGCAAGCGTAATTCCCGGAGGTCGCTTACCTGCATGCTCCCTGCGAACCTGAAATACTAGTTCATCAAACGGAGTTACGTCAAATATCGGCTTAGCGGCGCCCTCAACCGCTTCACTAAAATCGTCACAGGTAATCTCAGGATTGCAGGTAATCTCAGGATTGTCGGTATTCAAAAGTTCCTGTAACTTACCTGAGGCGTTATCGGAAGCAGCCGTAAGCTCTCGCAACTCACGGTTAAGCTCAGTAAAACTATTGATTACCGGTTTACCGGACACGGCAGCGAGGTCTCCACTCTTAGTGGCAAGGTCTCCCGCCTTAGCTAGATTGCTAATAACTTTACCGGCAACATGGGTAGTAACTCCCGGTGAACTCATAATTCCCGCTAACTCGCGGATACCTTTAGGTGTGTCATAGCTTGCTGGCATTTTTTTACCTTAATTTCACAGTGTTTCAGAAAAAGTGTCGTCAGAGCCACCACTAGCATAAGCGGAATCATAACAAGGTGTGAACTTCAAAGTTGCAAGACTTGCAATTTTAACGCTGTACTTGCCCACGATTGTGGGGGTACGGGTTTGATTACCATACTTATCGAAGCTTGCTTTATCGAGAACTGGGATATCTTCAATAGGAGGTTCCGCAGCCAATGATATCTCAAGCTCACCTATAACCTTATGCTGTGCAAGCGACCCGTCCGCACTGAAGTCTTCAATTGATAATTTCATAACTTCTCGGCCATCTACAAATTGGCGAGGAAGTATTGTCCGCCCACGGTAACATGTACGCTCTAACCCAGTGATAATAGTAGAGTAAAGCTGTGACAATGTCGGCGGCTGTACATAACCATAAGAAAAAAACACTAATCGCTGCTCCGGCTGCCGTAACGTAAAGGCATAGTAGTTATCGGCTGTTACCAACGCTTTGCGGTACTCATTAGGCCTGAGGATATCACGAAGATTTTTGTCAGCATTGATGAAAACTTCGTGACTAGTGGTGTACCTATGCGAATATGTTTGAGCGCACTCACGCAGGGCATCTGCAAGGGCAGCTCTGGTAAGCATGCCCGGAACTTCTATGAAAAATGAGATATCTTCAAATTTACACGAAGAGATACCAACAGGACGATATTCCCGTGTATTGAGTGTAAACCTATCCACTTCAATACCATCATTACCGAACACTTCCGTAATTCCGGTTGTGACATTGCTAGTGGCAAGATTGGCATCACTTATTGACATAATACCCATTTCACCGGTCTTGCGATAACCAAATTTACGAATAGCCTGCTTAGTAGTGAGGGGTTTTACAGGACCGTCATTATCGGGGTGATTGTAAGCATAGTTTTCAATAGTTTCCCCACAGTTATCAACACTATCCGAAAGTTCCACCACAGCGTAATTAGTAGCAGGGATAACACTGGCTCTGTCAAAGTGTGGCAACACTACGTGAGTTACCGGACGGAGTATACCAGCAGTGTTATTAGGTACAGCAGCCTCATTATGTACGGCAGCCATAGGTCTAACTGGAAATTCCCGAATAAGGTCAGTCAAGTTACGGCAAGCTTTGCTGTTATTCATCAGGATATTGACAAGAATGCCAGCAACTAAGTTATTTGGTTGCGGCTGAAAAGGCCCGGCACTAGCAGTATGTTTAAGATATTCGTAGTCATTTTCGGTGAATTCAGATCGACTATTAGCGCTGGAAGGTAGCCATGTGCGCGGATTACTTGGAACTTCGCCATTCATCGGCATTAATTCCCCCTCCAATATCAGGATACCGCTGGTATCGTATTCCTCCTCCCTGTAAAGCATAGGAGCAACGAAGTTACCACGTGCGTCTTTCGGTAAATGCAACTCCGGCATAGTGACAACACCGAGCTTGCAAGCACTTGCAAATTTAAGAAGGCTGAATTGCAGTAACTCAAGTACATGCTCAGCTTCGTAGAGTTTACGGCTTGCTTCTATCAATTTAGGCTTATCCTCTTGTCTGACGTGTGGGTTATCGCGGAGTTTCTCCATGTCCCGCCGCACATCCCACAGGAGCTTTACTGTATGGGAGTGTCGGCTGTAATCACATTGGCAAAGCTCACCAAGGTCATAACCCTCACTAATACATGGGCTTAACCGCACAAGCGTGAGATCCGCAAGGTTATTAGGACTACACTTACCTTTAGCTATCTCTTGAAAATCTGCGGCAGTTGCCTTACGCAGCCGCAAGGCACAAGCCCTATCTAATTTGAAGTATTCCGCGACTTGGGAAGCTACATTGTGGAATCTCTCCATTAACCCAAAATCCAGCAATGCATCTCTTTTAGCGGTTTCTTCCGGTGTTAAACTACGCCCATTCAGAGCAGCCTCACTGAATTCAGTAGTCTCACCGAGCTTAGTAGTCTCGCCAAGCTTTGCAGCTTCTCTGAGCATACGTTCAGGAGTAGTGGGTGCAGGGCTATCAGATATAAGTACTACCCAATTAGTGGCAATGCTGGCATGCACCTCTTCGGCACGTGTCAGAACACCCGCTACAGATAAACTTTTACTAGCGGAACTATTATCTTCAGCGTTATCTACAGGACTACTGTTGTCACTATCACTGTTGTCAAGCTCATTATCGCTGTAAGACTCACTGTTGTAAGACTCACTGCTACTGTAAGACTCACTACTGTCACCATACGGGCGTTTACTTGGAAAACTGGGCATCTTTCTAGCACCTTTTTAGTTTGAGGTATGTCTTAATACAGGATACATCGTAACGTAGGATACGTCTCAACGTAGGATACATCCCTAGTGTATTATAGCACACTGTGAATCGTAAGTCAAATCCGTACTTTACACGTATCTGCCGTTTTCGCGCACCTAACTAAGGTAGCACGCTTGCAAGTCTTGCAACTGCCGAAGCACGTCGAACACGTCAAGCACCGGGAGCACGCCAAGCACGTTAGCTCTTTCGAGCAATATGTATTGTTTCGAGCATGCCTGTTCGCGGACGCTGAGAGAGTTAGAATTTTGAAAAATAAAAAAAAATACGTATTGGTTGCCAGTTTTGAAAAATAAAAAATACGCAAAAAAATACGCAAAATAAAAAATACGCAAAAAAATACATATTGACTAAAAGTTTGAAAAATAAAAAATACGCAAAAAAATACGCAAAATAAAAAATACGCAAAAAAATACATATTGACTGTTTGCGCACCCGCCGGACCTGCCATCTTGGCATGCCCCCGGCAAACTGTCAGATTGACAGCCTGCCGGAATGGCGGACCGATATGCCGCGTGATAAAATTATCTCACGGCATATCGGTTATCCCAGAATTATTCAAAACTCAACGATAACGGCGGAAACAATCCGCCGCCCTTCCTCGGAGCGGACCGCTTCAATGCGGAAGCGGCCGCCCGCAGACCGTACGGCAGACCGCACACGGTCCCGCTTGGCTTCCCGCCATCCCCGCCAGACGCAGGCGGGGATGGTTGCCCCGCCCTCCCATTGCAGACGCCGGACATACTGGCGGACGCCCCACGGTTCACGCTTGACTTCGATCATTCTCAGCACCTCCGGACAAAAACAAACGCGGAACAGAGTCAAACTTGCTTCCGGCAGGGCGGACCGAAGTGGCCCGCCCCGCACTGGCAAGCACTTGCAACAGCTAGGCGTTGAGCAAGTCCGCCGCAGCTTCAGCGAAGACGACTTCCAGCGACTCACCGGCAGACGGCTGTGAGTCACTCGCAGACGGGACGATCAGATCGTCCGCCGACAGCAGGGACACGGCCGGAGCGGTGATGCCCGGACCACGGTAGCGTCCGCCCGCTGACGGCTTGACCCGGAAGGCTGACGGCAGCAGGGCCATCAGCCACGCCGGCGGCACCATCAGCACGCCGAACCGCCCCGCCGGAACGAGGGACTCGATGCTCTCGCCCATTTCACGCATCAGTCGATAGGCATCATCCCGCGAAGCCTTGCGTTCGGCATCGGAGACATCGCCGGCGAGGGCGGCGTAGTGGTGCACCGCGGCATCAATTGATGCCGTGAGGGACCGCAGTTCCCCACGTACCACATGAACCAGCTTGCTCCGGGGGACTGCCCCCGCAACCGTCCAGCCCGCCGGGAGAGTGAGAGTATCACCCTCCCGCAGCGTCGCTGCCAGAGACACACGCTCCAGCCCGCCGGTTTCGACCGACTCCCGGAGCCGGGTGCACTCGATCAACCCCGCACCCCGCAGAGAGGACCGCACGTCACGACTCCGCACGAGTCCATCTGCCCCGACAGGCAGAGGCATCGTCAGCAGAGCAAACGCAGACGCATTCCAGCACCTAATCGTAGACATAGCACACACCCCTTATCTGGCTCCCGGATCACCTCCGGAAGCCGACCATGAAACCCCGCCCGGCACCACGCCGGGCAGGAAACAAACGCGGATGAGAGTCAAACTTGCTTCCAGCAGGCTCACAGAGCCGGCACCGTTTCAGCCTTCGGCAAGGCATCGTCCAGCACACCGCCAAGCCCGCAGGCAATGGACAACACGTTATACCGAGCCTCAATCGGTAGCGTGGCCAATTCCCTATTGAGGCAGGCAATCGCCTGCCCCCGGAGTTGCCACGCCCTATGTCCAAGCATCTCCTCAGCCCGCAAGTAGGGTTGTTCGCCGGACTCATCAGCATCAGCATAAGCACCCACTGACTCATCATACGCCAACTGAGCGGCTCTCTGGAGCCGATCAGCCCGCCGAAACAACTCCAGACACTCAGCAGCAACGGCAGCGAGACGACTGCCTTTGAAACGAGACTCCAGATTCTGAGCAAGATTACGTGCATCGGCCATTTTCAAAACCCCTTACAGAAAACCAGACAGAAACTGTAAGCCACACACGCGGCCCACATCACAGCGACTGACAGAGCAATCACGAATTCTGTCTTACTCATCAATCATTCCTTTCAGTTAGCGTCATCAGCACACAACCAACGAAGCGGACTATGACGACCAGTATCGGCAGTGTCTATCCCAGACGATTACTTTTCTGGACTAATTTTTTAGCTGAGACTGAATCTCAATTCATGCTCGCATGTCACCTACGGCAAGTGGCCGGTCTGGGCGTGGCCGGTCTGGGCGTGGCCGGTCTGGGCGTGATATAAAGAAACGCAAACCGCGTACCAACGGTGAAACCCGTAGTCACAAGTCCTGCACTTGCAAGCACTTGCAACCAGTCCCCGCTTGCGTGACCTAGTATAAGTAAAACCTTATTTCGCGTAGGATCGACGATAGCCTATCAGGACGATGGATATATCGTCCGCCGATTCGATGCGTCAGAACGCATCCTAGGCGATTCTGGACCCATAGCATCGCATCAGGTGCCGCATGCTTAGTAAGGCAGGCACCTACGGTCCACGCTGGGCGTGACCTACTGCGGACACAGTACCTACTGCGGACACAGTAGAGTGACGATGCCCGTGTATAGTTCCGCCCGTGTCACTATACGCTTGCCACGATATGCCATTATGCCACGTTATGAATTATCGTCAGAAGGTCACCTCCGGACACTGGTGAACGTGCGGCACGCTCCAGGTTTGGTTATGCCAATTTGGTTATGCCAATTTGGTTCGGCAAATTTGGTTCGGCAAATTTGGTTATGCCAATTTGGTTATGCAAATTTGGCTAACCAAATCACCCGCCCGCCCCCGCCCATAAGCGGGTTTACTCCGCTTCGACGCATGTGCCAAATTGGCATGTGTTCAGTGTACGCAGGGGAGCCGACGCAGACGACCACTAGGAGCCGGCCGTCAACCGCTGTCCACAAGCGGGTTTACTCCGCTTTCGCGCGGGTGTCAAATTGGCAGGCCGGACCAACTATTTTAGAGGATCGCCGAAAATACCCTGACTTCGCACTGCACAGAAACCGGGCACTGTCCGTCAGAAACCGGGCAGTATCAGTTTGACTACACTACCGAGCGGAGCGAGGTGATAATAATTATCCAGATTACATAAAATGGCATGCCAATTCCCACAAAAGAGAAGGGAAAAACAGAAGATTCCCACAAATGAGAATTCCCGGCGACCGCCGCGAGTTTGGCACGCCATTATGGCATACCAATCCGCGAAATTCTGATAATTTTCTCACTTTCGGGAAAAAGTTTCTCACTTTCGGGAAAATTTTTTATCATTTTCGATAATAATAAAATTTTTTTCTCATTTTTGAGAATTGGCACGCGATTTTGCTGCCAAATTGGCCGATTTCCTGCCAAAATGGCTGCCTATTTTTTGAGCAGTCAAAATGAGCACGCCAAAATGGCGGGAGGGCGGCTAACGCGCCGCCCCAACCACTATTTCTAAATTTTCCAGTATCATTACAGAAAACGGGAATTTTTTGATTCGATTTCATTCTTATCTCTACTCCTCTCCTTATTACTTATCTGTGTCACCTCGGCTAACGCCTCGGCCGGGCCTCTAAAATTTTGAGTACATAAATTCCCCACTAAAATAAAGCCCTCGGAAATATCCCTACCGCTAAAATTATTGAGGGCACTTGCAAGCCTTGCAAGCTTTTACCTGGCGCATAAAAAATTAACCAGCGTGGCACGCCTCTATCTCTCTCCACTACCTTGTTACCTATCTCCTCACTACTTTGTGTCACCTCGGCTAACGCCTCGGCAGCGGACTATCCGAAAAATTTAACCGCCGGGCCGAGCGTAAGCGAGGTGCTAATAATTGGCATGAGATTAGAACAGAGATAAGAGACACTAACACGCCCAACCGCACTACGAGCCGCAACTATACCGCTACGTAACCCACTAAGCCGGCTCTGCCGGCCTCGCCCCACTAACTATAACAATAAGCGAAAATTTTTCATTCTGATTCCGCTCACCTCTATTCTTGCAAGTACTTGCAATTATGAAACTAAAAAGTGTGTACACTTTTACAGTTCAAACCATCATTTTGGTTGTACTTGCAAGCGCTTGCAACTTTTACTTTTAAAAGTGTGTACACTTTTACAGTTCAAACCATCATTTTGGTTATACTTGCAAGCGCTTGCAACTTTTACTTCTAAAAGTGTGTACACTTTTACAGTTCAGACCGTCTTTTAGGTCATAATTGCAAGCACTTGCAACCAAAAATTCCGTACCAAGAATTTTAGCAGAAATTTTACCGAAAATTCCGACCAAAAATTCCCCGCTGTGCGTGAGTTAGCACCAAGACTAAAATTTTTCACTAAAACTACCAGAAATAGTACTAAAACTACTCGTAAATGACCAAAATACGCATAAAAATAGCTATAAAACTACAATTTTTACTAAAATTAGCACTAAAATTACAGTCTACTCTAGGGAACAGGGAACTAAAGTCTACTAACTAAAGTCTACTCTAGGGAAGTTATGGAAGTTATGGGTTATGCAAGGCTTGCAACAGAAAGGGCGAGAACACTACCTATTACTCCCCCTCTACTATCTCCTCTCTTCCTATACTTTCCTTCTCTTCTTTATATTACTCTTAACTGTCACCTCGCTCCGCTCGGCCGGCCTCTAAAATTTTTGGTACGGGCCTTCGCTAAAATTTTTGGTATAGGCCTTCGCTTAAAATTTTTGGTATAGGCGTGCGCCTACCTGTATGCCTTACTTCTATCTCTATACTCTCTCTCTCTCTCTCTTATGTGTTATTCTTTGTGTCACCTCGCTTACGCTCGGCCGGGCCTTAAAATTTTTTGGTGTGCTAAAATTTTCGGTGTGCTAAAATTCTCTGTAAGTGTAACACTAAGTGACTCTAGCTATGGGCATAAAAAAACTCGCAAGCACTTGCAAGTGCTTGCGAGTAAGTTTCTTTGCGCGTAAACTCAGTTGTCGAGAAACCCCTTAGCTATAGCGTAGCTGAGATGATGCTTCAATATATAATCCAGCACTGAGTCTGCCGGCTCATTTATGTAATCTATTAACTTAATGTCTGCCGTAATGGGCGTATCCTCGTTACCTCTCCACATCAATGACAGGTGTAAATCGAATTGTATACGTACCCAGCACCTTTGTGGTATGCTTGGTATCACCTAAGACCATAAGATTCCGGGCAATATCGTCACGCCACTTCTGAATACACTTTTCCGTAGGTGTAAGAATAAGATACTTACCATTAACACAATGACACACACCCGTAATAACGGTAGTATCGTCCTCATCCCTACCCATACCTTCGATAGTACGAATTATCAAACTATATGCATTATCAAACAGCAAGGTATGCTCCCCTGCTTCAAGTGTAGCCGACATTCGGAAACTATCAGTCATGCCAACACTATGCATATAGTTCCTACTAAGGTGTGCCGGAACCGAAGGCTTAATCTCATGAAGAGACTTACCACGAGTAGCTTTAGGGGTTATCTCGATATCCATCTGGTAAGTCTGCCAATCACCCAGCGTATATTTGATATCTCCCAAATTAAGGCTCGCGAAAATTTCTTCAGTAGTAATATCAGGATACCTATTAATCTCCTCTACTACTGACTTCAGGCCGTCGAACTCAAACAATTCAAGCTTTCGGCCTATTGCCAGTACGTCCTGTGCCCTAGACTTATCCTTGAGGTTGTCCTTACAGTATTCTGTAATCACCTCCGGATCAAGCCCCTTATACTTGAAGTTGTAAAAAATACGACTGGGCCTACCGAGCAAAGCCTCATGCACACTACCAGAACTATTAGCAGTAAATAGCCAGAGCCTCTTATCATTATGAGTAACCCCATCAAGCAATGTAAGTAGGTGAGCTTGAGGATTAGTCTCCTCATTATCATTGGGAATATACAGTTTCTCAAACTCATCTACAAATACGCACAACGGTTGATTAATAGCCGTAATCAGACCAGTAAAGTCCTGTCCAGCAATAGCCTGCTGCAAAGTAACTACAGGAATACCTGCCTCAATGCACCTAAGAGCAATAAGCTTGGCCAATAGGGATTTACCGGCACCTTTCCTACCACTAAGCAGTACACCTAATCCGGTGCTGCGGGCATTAAACGACTGCATAACCCTATCTGCCCGGCTAACAGTATTACCGTAAAGAGTCTCCGGAACAGTGTACATAGTAGTCGGCGTAAACAACCACCCCCTAAACTTGTTGTAATCCAGCGTATATACGCCGGCTGGTAATGTGTCTACAATGGCATTAGACGTATTACCGGCCATGTAGACAAAATCAGAAGCACAAGTCAAAAACGGCATGTCAACCTTTCAAGAGAATTAAGTGTGATCACACAAGCATATAGACTAGTAAGCTCAATTCAGGCTAGGATCACCTTGAATATCGCTAAGACTGGTCTTACCCGTAGGTGACTTAAAAGTAACCTCAGCAGTATTAGGCGTATCACCACGAACTTCTGTAACGGTACCGCCGTCCTCCTCCATTATCTCACGCATCTTATCAGTATTGCACATGGCCAAGCAACCGGACTGCTCACCATCAGAGAGCTGATACCTAATCACAGAGATATTATAAGGCGTTTCCGGATACTTACGATTATACGCAGTGGCCACTATCGCCACCAGTGATGCCACCATGCTGGCATACACTGGGTACTTATTGTCAATATCCTCACGAATATCGTCAGCAGTGCCCGGCAACTGCTTAACCAGTGCGGCCATTCCCAATAACTTGGCCTTAGTTACCTGCGAATCCTTAATACTCTCAGCTAACTGCCCAAGAGTAACATCATAAGCAGCAAGTTGCAAGAACACACGCTGCAAGTACTTATCAGCAATCTCCCCCATAACCTCACCGTCGATATCCGTAATAGGTATGATAGCACCTCTATTAATGAGTTTACCCATTCCAGTGTCGTTGTCGTAGTTAAATTGCATTTGTGTCACCTACGGAATATTACTTGAGGAGGTTGCTTGCAAGGCTTGCAACAACGCAGCCTTATTCACACGAATCTGTGCCACATCCAGCGTAAGACTGAGCCTGCTAATAACCTTGGGCGTACTGATTAACCTATAAATATACCCCTCACCATTAAAACCAATGAGCAATGGGATGTCGTATGCATCCAAAATCCACTTCCTATAAGTATTCACAACATCTAGAAGAACCCGTAAGTGCGGCTCCTCTAACGTATTGGTGCAGAAAGCCTCTGCAAGATCATTAGCAACATCCTCAAGTGAGTCATAGTCATACTCATCGTAAACTTGAGTAAACGCCTCACGTAACATAGCGTTCTGCATAACTACATCAATGAGCGGTGCAGCAGACACAGTGATATACACACTCATATCCTGCAACAGAGCCACTGTAACTGACGATCCGTGAAGGCTTTTATAGCCTTCACGCCTATACATATCATAGGCTTCACTCGGATCACGTGTATTGGCAAGGAATATGACTGGCTTAGCATCAAGCCAGTCATGTCGGAACCCGGCAGTATCAACAACAGTAAACATGTCTTGTCATCCTGTAGGCCTTTTTACAACAATTCCAACCATTTGTGACTAAATTCGTCAAAATATCTAACTTTTTCATTATTAGAAAGTACATGAATTGAGTATCACCCGTAACGGCGTTGCCCGCGTACCTTCAAGTGCGGATTATATCGTATGTACCCAACTCTCTTAAACCGTTGAATATCATTATCGCGGGGTGCCTTACTCACGGTAACCTTATTACCAATAACCTTAACATCACGCCACAGGTGTGCAAACTTAACGCACAAATTTAGCGGAAGTGACATTAACCACGTCGCATCTGCGGAAGCGGTAATCTTACCATTACAGAGAATATAGTCTCTGCGAGCCTTTTGTAACTCCAACTTTGTGAAGGACCGCTTAACAGAAATTAGGGTCTTGGCTAACCCAAAGGAGTAACATCTGCCGTTAGGTGGCAGGGATTCCGGTTGCCGCGATAAGCTAAATACTCTCACTATTCAATCTCCTCAAACCATGTCGTACTTAAGCAGAAGGCAACAGTACCATCTGCAAATTCAGCGTTAATGAGATCACTAATCTCAACACCCTCGAACGTATGAGGGTGGTCTGTATGCATTACTTCTAATATGTCACCTACGGAGCACTCCCTAAGTATTGGGTCACTGGCATCGCCGCCAGCACAACTATCGAACACTTCAAAAGTACACGGTTCAATCACACGGTATCTCACACTGACCTCTCAAAATAATAGGCAGGAGTAGCTTCAATACAGGCAGCTATCTCAGGAAAAGTCAACTTTTTAGAGTCATTCATTCTAATAATGTTAGCGTTACCGCAAAACGTCATTGCCAGCATGCCCCTAATAAGTGATTGTGAGTCCCTGTAGTACCACCCATTATCAGATTTAGCCCATTTCAATTTAAGACCGTTGCTAACACACGTCATAACTGCTACACCGAATGCGCAGTGCCTACACACAGGCTCACCGGGTACAATAGTAAACTCTTGACCGAAACCCTGAGGGATGTTATCCTCACGGAGTGCTCGAATAAATTCAGTTTGAAGTGGCCCTAGTTCCATTATGCAGGCTCCGTAAAATAGAAAAGAGGATTTTTCTCAATCTCATCAGCTATTTGTGGGAACGTCAACATATTAATATCGTTGAGTACAATTATCTGATGTGAGCCGGCTTCAGTAAACTTCAGCATCTCTGCTACTTTAAGCCCTTGATTATCATTAAGTGTCCACTTAGAGTTTACCTTAGTCCACCTTAAATCTAAACCATTACTGGCACAGGTCATAATGGCTACCCCTAAGGCACAATGCTCGCACACCTCTTTACCGGGAATTATCCGAAAGAACGCAAACCTACCTTGGGGAATATTGTCCTCCCTAAGTGCCCGTATAAACTCAGTTTGAAGTGGGCCTAACTCAGACATGTCTCATCCTCAATAGTAATGTCAAGTTCATCAATAGTAGTATCATTAGTGGCATTCATGGCGTCTGCCAATGACTTCAGCACATATCTAGGCTTATCCCCATATGGCAAATTAACCCAGTCACCTCCGGTAATCTCTACGAACCGCGAGTTACCATCCACACAAACAAACGTAACATCATCAGAGCTAACCCTGAGCGAGCCGGAGAACGCCACCATAAGCTCGCAAGTCTTGCAAGGCTCATCAGTAACGTCCGTCACCAACCCCTTTACTTTAAGAAACTTAAACAATATCATAGCAGCACCTTCGGGAGTATGTTCCCGGAGGTGCGGAGTATCTTCAAAACCACATGTAAGTACAAGTTGATTAGTAACTGCTTCAATAAGAGCAGAGCCATCTGGTACTGGCAGCCTCTCATCATTACGAGCCGCCATATACCAGTACCGCAATGCATCCAAGTAACTGCTGGCACGTGTATCGTAACCACCGTTGTGCAAAAATTTCATCTTCAAATCCTAATTCAGGGAACTCTGTATGGCGAGTATGCCTACATCAGCGTACTCGCTTCATCTTCCGCCGTATCCAAGCTACTTGAGTATGCTTAAGACCTAATTCTCTAGCAGTAGCTGTTACACCAAGCCCGCTATTAAGCGTAGCCTCTACCTGTGCTACCACCTCCGGACTAGGGCCGGGAGAGTAAGTCTTTGTCTTAGGGTTCATCGTAGGCAAACCCTTACGTCGCCTACGCAGCGTAATAATCCCGCCGTGAACGCGGCTAACCCCTAAGCGAGCATACAGCTCATTATTAGTGAGCTTAACTCCCGATGCCAATATCGCATCATACATCTTGTTAAGCTTACTCCACGGACGGTACAGCTTAGACTTGTAACTAAGCCCGTATCGCTGTATTGCATAGCGTACACGGGATACACTACTGTTAAATTTAGCTGCGAGGCTCTTAAGATCAGCCTCAGGATCAGACTTAATAGCCTGCTCAAGCTCAGCCTTAGGTATAATCAGCTTAGGCTCACGTTCAACCTTAATCCCCTTACAGATAAGGGATACCATTTGATAAGTTATACCGAACTGCTTAGCAAGCTGGCGTAACGTCTTACCTGTGCGGCGAAGTACACGTATCTCTTCGTACTTATCCGAACTAAGTTTAGAATACCGTTTAACAGCAACCGGCTTACGCTTAAGCGTAATGCCCGCAGCTTTAGCCATCCCCCTTACATACTCCTCGCAGTATCCTAGATTAGCAGCAAGCTCAGCCAACGTAATCTCAGGCGCATCCTGCAAGAGCATCCGCATACGCATAACAGCATCCGCAGTCCTACGCTCGCGTAGAGACTTAACTCCCATAGCTTTCATAGTATCGCTGACAACTTGCTGACAGTGTCTAAGCTCGTCAGCAATTTCCCTAATAGTTAGGGTAGGCTCCTTATCCAGTAGCTCTTGTATTTTTACCTGCAACTCATCCCTGTGAACTGTCATTTTAACCCCTTTGAACATATTTGTGAAATCATTTGATGGCTTACGCCAAACTGCTCTGCGAGTTCTCGCAGTTTTTTACCCTTAAGGCGTAGTGCCCGTATCTCTTCGTGCTTAGCAGCATTAAGCTTAGAGTAACGCATACCCCTAGCCTTGTTTCGTATCTTCTTCCTAAGGGCTGTACCGCTAAGCTGCCTACCCAAGTATCTTTGGTTATACTGCAAGAGTTTGGCAATATCGGCCAGCGTTAAGTTAGGTTCTACGGCTATTAACGCACTGACCTCACTTAGAAGGGTATCCCTAGCTGTTGACATAGCGTTTCCTGTACCCTTTAGGAATGTATCTAGGTACGCCTTGCCTCTTAGCTATGGCCGCGTCACTAAAACCAGCCGCTAAGTCTGCGTGTATTGCTTTAACCACCTCCGGAGGTGTCCTATTATAAGGACGACCACTAGGATTCATGGTAGGCAGACCATTAAGCCGACGCCGGTAATCTAGCTGGTACAGGCTGTCTAAGCTTATACCTAGCTGGGCGGCTAATTGTGCATTACTAAGCTTAGGTCCGGCGAGTAGCATATTGTATTTTTCGCCGTGCTTACCTAAGCGTGGCTTGCGTACTTTAGGGGCACGCACAGCGGGGGTACGCCGCTTACCGCACAGCTCATAAATACGTTGGCGGCTAATCTTATAGCGGCGAGCTAATTCCTTAATCATATCCCCCGCAGCATGCCTAGCCCGTAACTCTTCCACGTCAGCAGCAGTTAACTTGATGTAACTAACTACCGATCGCGTATGCTTACCGGCAAGCTTAAGGTCATATACCTTACAAAGCCTGCGAGCTATTTTAGGGCTAACCTGGGCAACAGCAGCTAGACTCTTCAGGTTAATTAAGGGGCGGTCTGAGATTATCTTCAGCAGCACGCTCTTGGGTACGTCTAATCGACGCATGACTAACCTACGATGCTAGTAACTGTATGCCCAAGCTCATCTGCAAGATTCTTACCAGCAGTAGTAAGAGCACCACGCCCGTCGAGCAGGCCTACTTTTATCAAGGCAGACCGGGCAGCATCCCACTCACTTTGCGTAATATAACTGCGAACGCAGTAGTATCTGTAGTTGCTGATACCAGCATAACTTGACTTATTGTTGCGGGTTGACCACAACACGAGTTTCAGGTGCGTAGTTAAGCCTTGCAGCGTAACTTGATTCGCCGGCATCTTGGCAATAGGCGTATCCGGGTGACAGTACACTGTCACATACTGCTTAGTGCCAACATCAGCACACAGCACTACAACCTCACCGGGACTCAGTTTATAGTCTTCAGTTTTCTGAGTTTCCGGGAATTTAATAGTACCACTAGGAGACACCGCGATACTTCTGCGGTAATAGTGGTGCTTAGTTCCGCCACTCCAGTACCGGCTGTGAAGTGTAACCGTATCCGTAAGTTCATACGTAACTTGACGAACACCTGAACCAGCTACGGTACGTGCGACACTAACTACAGCAGGGTCGTTGCAGTACATAATTCATCCTTACATTTGAAGTAATTTAAACCCCCGCCATTACTAATACGGGAGTAACCACGCTTTTCACAAATGTGTGCCATAGCAGGGTGGCACACACTCTCAACAAAAACACCACCTACAGTTTTAGATGCCTCGGATTCCACTAGCCTAAATATCTGCTGACAGTAACCTAAGTTCTCGTCATGTACTGTAACAGAGGCTACGTCTAACACGGTGCAGTAAGTGCCGTTGATATATCTAAGAGATATCCTAAGGTAAGCCGAGAGTTCATCAACGTGAATCCACCTACTGCTACCACGAAATACAGTGGCAGATTTATTGAATTGCTGCCAATTAGCTATAAACTCGCGTAGCTGCTCAGCAAACTCTTCCATAACGCTACCTCTAAGAATTAGGGATAGTGGGACTCGAACCCACACGGGGTAACCCCCATCGGATTTTCGTACTACTACGTCTTTCGACGCCGCAATTAAGTGCGTTTGTAGTCTGGACTTTGTCTTCACCATATCTTACATAAGCAAGACTTAGGTGCGGGGTGTAAAGTCTCTACACTCAACTTATGGATCATTACCATAAGCCTAGCTCGGCGTTACCATGATCAGAGGATTCACCGAATTAGCCCCGTCCACTTTGAATATTTCTACTCAAAGGCTCCATTGGACTCTAAAATTCTAGGCAATTCCACTAATGGGAGTTTCAGCCTACCTCCAATACCTGCACAACTCTTAGAGCAAAATGGTCCTTTCTTACCCCTAGCTCTATTGTAAATAGCGTCGTGCAATCTCTTACCGACAAGGCTGAAGGACTTCCCACAAACTTGGCATCTCAGGTCAACCGGTAGCAGTCTCAAAGCATCTTTGCGACTGTGAGCAACTCTGTCCATAACCCTAGGATTGTCAAGATTGTTATTCCTAAAATTTTGATCAATGTGATCAACCGTCTCATTACTTGCAAGATACTTACCCAGATGGCACTCCATTAAGTACTTCGGGTAAGATACGGTAGTCCGTTTACCGCAAGAATGTACGACTACAACATGCTGCCGCCCATCCTTACGTAAGAAGGGTCCGGAAATCTTGCAGTTATGATAAGGCTTCACTGTAAAGAGTCCCCCAAAGTCCGATGCGTCTGCCTATTTCGCCATATCCCCACTACACTTATTGCTGTCGCAGCATCTCAAAAGCGGATACCACTATCTTAGCCGCCTCCTCACAGGTCAAACCTGAGATATAGCGCTCGTCACCATTCCTAAACAACACACGCAGGACATAACCCTCCTCCTCAGATTCATAAGAATCCACACAAATCACGTCAGCCATATCCACCAGAATAGTGGAAAGCATCATGGGCTTGAGCATTAGTCACTCCATCGAAAGAGGTGCGTACAGGTAACTTAATCCTGAGCGATTATCAGGACCGTTTTTGTTCCAGTGCATAAGCAGCTTCAGGAACAATTCGTAGTCATTATCTACCCAGCGTAAGCTACCTACATCGTATGACGCTTCTCGTAAGGCCTCCTTATCTAGCTTTACCTCATCTACATGAGCTAGTACCCCATTCTTAAAGGTTGCTCTTGTAAACTTAAAGTATGTCATATCACCTCCGGCATACAGGCCTGACTACCTGCAAGCGTAACATCTTCGGCAGCCAGCGGTACATAAGCCCAAGCGTCTGTATTGTTGTTCCAATACATAAGTAAGTCGAGAAATGCAATTTTACTACCTTTGTCCATAGGCACCTCCCAATAAGCGCATTGGCTGACTAGCTCCTCTAATGTGAACCAGTCCTTTTCGTACCTATCAGTAACATCTTCCGGTTCGTCTCGCAAATATCGAGCATACTTGAACATACTACTCACTCCTTGCAAGCCTTGCAACTAGGTTATGTGAAAATGCTCACGCCACCATAAGCATGATGGGTTACCAACTGGAAAGTCCCGGCATATCGCAGGACGATGCTCATAATGCTTACATTTATGAGTATCTACGTCAAACCAAATGCAAGCATTATTATTCGGATGTGTACCCCCTTCGTGCATATGACTAATGTAATCTCGCAAACCCTGCCGTAACTCAGCAGGCTAGCTAGCTAGCCTGTCTAAGTACCCATTACTTTCAGAGATATCGTCACCTCCGGACACAAGTAGCCGAATGTATCCCGGAGGTGACTCCATAGCCATACAACAAGCACCACAATTATCACAGTTAGATACTAGCGGTAGCTCAAGCATTATTGTCCCACCACCTTTCCGCACTATGCATAGCACTACGGATATTTGCAGCACCTACGGAGTTCTGAGAGTGTACTCTCCAGCCCATAGGATCAATAGTACCATTTTCAGCACCGGCTTCTATAAACTTAGCCACGTCATAACCGGTACGCTGACTCTCGCCTAAGTCGTGGTCAAACGAAATAAACTCTACCTCATTCGACAAGAGCAACAGTATCACCTCATCGGCAGTCTTAACCCAAACCTCATCCCCAGTGGCCCAAAACTTTTCCTGAATTACCGGGTCTTTAGGATCACGCTCATCGTCTAACCAAATACACATAGCTATCTCCCAAGAATGGTACTAATACTCGTAGTAACCTACAACTCTAAGTCACCCCTGTAGGAGTCGAACCTACATCTCGCGTTTATCAGACGCTGATCCGGGTATAAGCCGGAGGCATTACCATTATGCTAAGGGGCGTAATTACCACTGTGTGTATTTCACTGTGGCGGTACCTCAAAGCTTATTGCCTTACCTATTAAATGCTACCCAACGCTTACCAGCAGCGTCGCGGCGTACCTCAAATGGCCTGCCCAGCTTGCCGTAGTCTTTCTTATAGTTAACTCGAAGCTTGTGGTAAGGTGCAAGAATATCCGCTATCATCATAAGAGTAGTGATATCCCGCACCTCCTGCAAATGCTCACCGTAATCAATCAGCCAATCCGAATGCCTACAGTAAACATTACGGCAGATGATAACCTCACGGTTGCTATCAACAACCGTAGGTTCAACTACAAGCTCCTTAGTAAACCTACCCTCCAGAACAGAGAATGGGAATGGATAACCCGGCAACTTAACAATATACATAAGTATGCCGGGACGTGCCAGTGGTTGCACACAATGCCGGTAAACGTATTCCTGTGTACCCGTAACGGTAACACGACATGACGTTATACCAATGATGTCAGACGGGCTATCAGCCATGACTCTCCTCCAAAATTACTGGCAACTGCCAGTCTGGTAAGGGCAGACGTAAAACAATTCACAAACTTACGCTCGTAATCCCCAGAGTTGGAGATTATATGACCATATTCATGAATTAGGGTCTCGACTAATTCAAACCCATTCGCAGGTTCAAACAGGTCTGCGTTAATCGAAATCTCTCGCTTAGACCTATTGGCCTGCCCACTAACCATTTGGGAGCCGTTAAGCTTAAGAAACGTGACTACCGGCAACTCAACTCCGAAAGCTGCCCTAACACAAGGCAACACCGCCGCAATTACTTTACGCTCCCGTGAGTTAAGTTGGACGTAATTCCGAGACTCTAACTCTTTCTCACCGGTAACAACCCACTCCGCCGTAATGCTGACACCACGCGGCAGGGATATAAACGGCAAGCCTATTGACTTCAGCGTATCCTTAAGCTCATTATCGCCATGAGAGCAAACAATCGGCGGCTTACCTGTAGGCGGCAACTTTGCCAGTACCACTGATTTACATGTATCCGAGCACAGACTACTATCGCTGATGACAATCTGCAAACTTTTTTCCAGATTCACATCGAGATCGGTGACATCGTAATACTCTGGACTAAGTAGCCGCTCAAATAGCTCCGGATTAGTGGAGAGGTTAAGTCGTCGGCTAACAGCACGTCGAACAGAGTCCCTATCAGCAACACGGCACTCGTTCAGACTAATGTTCTCGCTACTTACGTTGTACCCGTACACAGCGGGTCCAACATAAACGCCTAACTTGTAAGCACGTCCGAGATCACTAGTATTTGCGGTAAGCCATATAGCAGGTTCACGCGAATCCAGAAAGTAATCACTGAGGTTATCGTAGACGTGAGCCAGCGGCTCGTACTCAAGGTAGACGCGAGTTGTATCGTCATCAGTAGGGTTAATAGGCAGCTCCGCAACTACTTGATGCTCAAAGCCTACCTCATCCAAGCCATTACTAAAGAACTCGCGGAATATAAACCACGGGTCTTGCCAGTCCTCTTTGCCAAACTGGGACGTAATCCCAGTAACATGCGTAGCTGTAATACTATCGAAAGGGGCGTGCATCTCTGCTAACGCAACCATATCGAAAGTAGTACCCCTGAAATCCTGCCTAACAGAAGTCAGGCTGTATCGCACAGAGCCAACCTGAAACACAACACGAATGCCAAGCCGTAATGCCTGTGCCAGTGCATACTTAGTACCGCTACCAAACAGCCCGATTGGATCGTCAGTAACTTTAACGCTGGCACCAATCATTGTCAGTGCTGTGACGACTTCAAACTTACCCTGATTCTTAAGTTCAATCCACATAACAAGCAACTCCTAATTAGGTGTAATTAACCGTTAAGCAGAATAGCGGGCCAACCATTAAGCCTTTCGAGGTATCTTACCTCCTCCTCTAGCTTAAGTGCCAACTGCACATAATAGTCAATGCAGCCTTCGTCGTAGGCAGACTTAGGCTTATTCCGTAACAGACGATCCCGCCATGCAGCAACCTCACGCCAGCGAGCAACAAGCCTATCATAAGCTCTACGCTTACGCCGCAACTTAGCTGGACTCATACTAGCTCCTTGCAAGACTTGCAACTACTCAGAAAAGGGGAAGCGATACTCAGCCGTAACCAAGTACCCCTTCCCCTCTAACCATTCCAACAAACGTATGTAGGGGATACCTACACTCCAGTTAATACTAGGGTCAGCCCTCAGAACTATCCCCCTCGTCGTCACCCATATCAGCGTGTTTAACCACGGACTTTTTCCGGGGCTTTCCGCCGATAAACGAAAAATCTTGCCCGTAATCATACTTACCTCGTGTGAAGTCTTCTGGATGCCACAAAGGTAAACCCTGTTCATACCGTTGTATCAGCACCCTAACTTTATCAGCACTTCCGGGTTCGTAATTAACCGGGCCTTTGAAATCGTCCTCTTCGTTCATCCTGATTGCCCCTGTATGAGTAACCTAACGGAGATTATTCGGAGGTCTGCTGGTGATTACCCCCATTCTTAAGCAGATATCCGAAACTCAACATGGGCCGCGTGGGCTTAACATTGCCAGTAGTGTCGAGAATCCAGCTTACCAGCCGAATTGCGAAGCTGGGTTCCAGAATAACACTAACCCGACCATCCTCATCTTTACTGATCCAGAACTTCTGGCCATCAATATCACTGTCATCGCCGTTAGCCAGAGCTGCTCCGCGATTCTTAATGTTGTTGAAAAAGCTATTTGCCGGAACATCAATTCGCGTTTCGTAACACGAATTGCGGCGGGAAATAATGGTAGAGATAGCCGAGGCGAGCCTAGGATCAAGGCTGGCCATAACATGCTTCTCATCCTCAATCATATTGAAAGGACGGACACGGCTTTCAGGATTAGCGGCGGGGATCACAATAGACGCGGCAGTTGATCGTACAGTCATCTTTTCGTACCCTTAAAATCAGCCCAATGAGTGAGAAACACCAGTAAATTGCGAGCAACTCAGTCCCTTTTGCTTAGTAACGCTAAGCTACGTGCCTACAGGCATAGGCCTAATTACTATGAGTAATCCTCCTTTCCACTAAAAGTACAACTTTGACAGCCTAACACAATGCTCCTCGAAGCCCTTCAATCTTTCATGCAACTTAACATCATCTGGATCATCTTTATCCAGTGCGTTAAGCTCACGCTGAATCTCAGGTTCCAGTATCTCACTATAGAGAGCTGGCAGTACATTACACCACTTATTCCTAATCCCTGCGAGGTCACCTATGGTAAACCTATTGCGAACATCTCTTTGAGCGTCGGCATACTCTAATCGTCCGGCGGCTACAGAAGCCAGATGCTTATTAAGAGCATCACCGGTTACACCTATCCGCTCTTCTATTGTAATACCGTGTTCCCAAGTTGGAACATACTTCTTAAGTCGCTCCCCCAATTCACGGCAGTAATGCCATGCTATGTAACTTGCTAAGTCCGCGTCCACTGTACCAGCATCGCTTGGATGTGACTCACATATCGGCTTATCACCCTCGTAAGTCCTAACCCTACAATGGGGCTTTGGCAGTGACTCCAGCAGTGATATAGGTATGTGGTCAACACCAACGTAGTTTCCGAAGATACCCCTAACGGGCGAACCACTGCCACTGCTAAGCATAATTGCGTAAATGCTGTCATCACAATTATGCTTAATCTCAATAGGTATGCTTCCGTAATACCCTGTGTCTACCACTAAGGCACCTACGGGGACTTCCTTGAGCCACTGCTTACCAATACTATCGCTATCGCTAGAACGCGACCAACAGAAATACTGAGTTGGCACAGAGTAAATATGCCGCAACACTGGAACTAAAGGCCACGCATCTCGGCCTAAGACTACCACACAAGACGCCGGCCCATTATAAAACTCACATGCAATTACCCCACCAGCTTGCACACAACACTCCAGCACAGTGTCTAATCCAGCTTCTGTACAAGGCCCGTACTTAAGTTCGTTCATAATACTTACCCCTATGTATTAGCGACTACGCTTAAACGCACGTTCCGCAACTCGCCTAGCTTCAGCACCGTCCGGAATAATCATAAGTTCCGGTGCAGTCTTGTGACTAAAGACCATAAAACCAGTGACAGACTTAGCAGTACTGTGAGCTAAGCATGTCACTGGTTTATTGTTATCCCGGAGCCACTCTACCCTATCGGGGTGAACATTAGCTCCGCACACAACACAACTCATCCGAGTAATCCTTCCAAGTATCCGGCTGCTGATTACTCTTATACAACTGCAATCACAGTATTGTCACTAAGCCCGCTGCCCGTCGCTCACTATCTCTAAGCCGCTGCTACTTGCAAGGGCTTGCCACTGGCTTACTCCTACGCGGCTGATGCTTCCAGTACTTTCCGGATGGCCGATACTTAATCCGAAGATCGGTGTACTTAGCCTCTTCCCGGTCAATAAAGGCATCAACATACATATCCCACTCAGCTAACTCTTCTGGATCACCACAGTAATCCCAATAGTCATACATGCAATCGTCACGCATAGCGGCAAGCTCAGCACAACGGCATGGCCCAGATTGACAAGCGCGACAAACGGTAACCTCAACACCATTCTTGATGTAAGACGTAACTGTAACACGCGACCGTACAATGGCCTCGTCAATAAACCCAGCCGTAACTGGATTGTCGTTGACATACTTAACATCCCTCATGGAAATCCTAAAGTAGCCCGTGTTGTAACACACAAGCATCCGAGCATCCGGGAGAATCTCGGTAATCCTACCTTTAACCAGCACCCCATGACGTAACCATGTGACATCATCGCCGCGAAAGAACTTAAACATAGCACACCCCATAAGAGTAAGTTACTGGTCTGCCGACTAACCCAGCCGGCTGGCCCACTAAGTTGCCGCACTAAGCGGCACACTCCGCTCGCAGCACGCATTTTAACATCCACTAATCGACCTGTCAAGCCTTTATCGGGCAGACTTTCCGCCACTAATGAAAAAACTAAGGCCGGGCGGCGGCGACCACTAACGGGCTGGTGCCCACTAAGCGGCTCGCTCTACCGTCCGGCCGACTATCACTAATGCTAATCCGCTATATCTGAGAGTAGTCTATCGCAATGTCTTTCTTAATGTCGTCACTAAGTTTTTCGTAGTCACCTTCGGGCGCAGCAGCGGCCTGTGCCATAAGATTGCGGAGCATCTCATCTCCGCCCTCTTTAATATACTTGAAATAACTACCCTTAAAAGCTTTCTTAATCACCGCAGAACGAAACTGCGCGAACTGGTAAGGGGAAGGTTTAGAGAGGCTAGCTTTAACGCTAGCCGGACTCGCTCCCTGATTAAAGCAATTACCGATAACAGAGAAAATAAGATCGGTAAGCATAGCTACCAATGCCTCAGGGATAACCCTATTGCTGGCCCCGATAGAAGCAATTACCGCCGACTCAACTGAGTTTCTAGCTGCGGGCATAATTCAATTTTCTCCGTTCTTGTTGTGCCAAGTGTCGTGTAAGTTCAGTAATTGACTGTTAGACAAACCCTTCAGATAACCTAACCTATAGTTATGCGGTGGCCCGGCTAAATGCTTAATCAGGTCACCCCTAGTTTTACCGGGGAATGTCCACTCCCCGAACAGCGGACTAGAATCATCCCTAACAATAGGCTTATTGCTAATAGCTGACGTAAGTTGAGACATTCCAAAATAACCATCTTGAAATGTCCACCTATCTTCAGCATATTCCCAGTGAAACACTGGTAACCGCTTCCTACCGTAAACGTAACTCGGCCAATTAGCTTCATTTATGAAAATAAATTCATAACCACTTGGTTTAGGTTCCGCCTTGAATGCCAGACACGGCCCACACCAATCAGCAGTATAAACATAAACACGTTTCGGCACCTCTACAGGTTTTACCGTAGGTGTCTCTACAACAATATCAACTTGACTATAGCTAATAACTTCAGCTACTTGTGAATAATCCACTATCTGTGAGTAATCAACTAGGCACAACATTGCCATTAACCAGTGTCGCATCCTTACTCCTATCTAAGTGAAAGGCCTAGCAAGAGGCGCGGGGAGGATATTGTCAATAAACCGACAGAATTTTTGAAATTGATTTTAAGGCTTACCCACTAAGTCATCGTGAAACTTAAAATGAATCTCCCTAACAATGTCGCAGTAGTCATTCTCAGTTATAACTCCATCACTGGAGTATTTATCTATTATAGGTTTTACCACCTCCGGATTAATATAATAGTATAGATACAGCTTCTCTAGGTGAACCTGACTTGCAGGAGACTCACCAATCACTCCAGCCGTCATTGCAAGAAGACCGCCAATAATACCTATAACGCAGGCAAGAATAGTAATACCCTTGATGGCATCGAAATTCATAATACTTGTCCCCAAATCATCAAAAACTCCGTACTCGTCACATAGCCTGAGTCAACATACTCCAGAAGCTTCTGAAGGTACTGGTGCCTATCAAGCCTAGTATACGCCACAAAAGCATCTACAAAATCAGCCTTAAAGTAGCAACCTTTCTCCTCTACGGCGTGTACAATCATGAGTCCTACTAGGGACAATGCTGAAATTAACGACACCAGTAGCATCAGAAATGTTGGATCTTGTACTGCGGTGTTGCCGGCAATCACTTCGGTGTCTCAGAGAGTTTCTGCAATCTGCGCCGCATATCTTCTACTTGTATAAACTCATATTCCTTGTATGTAATATGTCCATCACGCATAGCGTAAGCTATATCCGATCTTACTAGACCTGTAGTATCCTTACTGACTAACTCTTCCAGTTTAACTACTTCTGACTCATGTAATCCACGATTATTCCAAGAACGGTTTATATGATATGACACACTCACAGCAAAGGCTATCAGCGTAAAGCCAAAGGCAGCTATGGCCATAAAAGCATTACCTGCACTTAACTGCCCTGACCTACTGCGCATAGTCTATCTCCAGCTTACCGTCGCGAAGTGTGATGGCATACTCACCTTTGTTAAGAGTTTGATCCAATACAAGTTTTCCTACTACTTTCCCACCTTCGGGAGTAGGTGTTGGATTAGGTTTAGGTACAGAACCCTTACGGGGACCATACCTCTTGACTACCTCTGTAATATCCCAAGCCTGCGGCGTAAGAATATCTCCATTAGCCGTAGGTTGCATGAGAGCACCGCGAGGACCGTGATCTAGCCCTATTGCATGACCAATTTCATGCGTAATGACCTGCACTAACAGATTATAGTTCCAGTTAACGGCTCTATTGTAACGCTGCTCCAACTTTGTAGTCGGCTTAGCATTGCACGGCAAATAACTATAAGCCAGTGTCCCCGCGTCAAGGACACTGACCTCGGCATGAATATTACTATCTGCGAATGACGTGTGCAGAACTAACTCAATCCCACAAACTTGCGACCAGTTTGCAAGAGCTTGCAACCAAGCCTTCCGCTCAAGTTCCGCCGCAAGCGGGTTAAGATTCTCAATCCTATGAGTAGTCTTAATCAATAGGTTGCCTTCTGGCGTTTTGGGCATATTTGCCGGCCACGCGCAGACCGACCCCGCCCTATCTGGCGTCATGCATCGCGCAATTGTCAGCGCTGTTAGTGTCTCACTATCTACAGTACCTGTCTCAACTATATTGTTAGCCTGTTGAAAGTGTGCTATCGCATCTTGAAGTTCGGGGAGACTCCTAATATCTAAGACTTCCTGCAACTCTATACCGTTGTCGATATACCCCAAATGGTACAATCTAGCTATTGCAGCATCGCTTAAATCGGAGATATTACTTAGAATAGTCATTGAGTGCGCTCCCTATCTCCAACCACACCTGACCATGATCCGCTAACGTGGCAATCTTACCAGCTTTAGCCGATTCTATCAGCTTGGCAGTCACAGCTTGCAAGACTTGCAAGCCAGCCGCGTCTGTACCCACAATTGTTTGATTTTCGGCCTTCTGATCCAGTACCAGTTTTTGAATATCATCATACTTACGAAGCGATCTAGCAATGTAGCTCAAGCCCATAGCTTTAGCCAGTTTCTTATCCAACTCCACCGTTTTAGCCACTGCCGTAATGTGTGAGTAGAATCCAAACTTATCATTAAATGGTCCCGGCTTATCCTGCTCTTCCGGCACCTTCGGAACGTCTACTACGGGATCATCCGGCTTAGGTGTAATCGGTGTATCTTTCTTGTTATCTCCTACTACCTTTACTGTATGCTTCACGCTATGCGTGAGTATCTTAGGCCTATTAGGTCCGGGAGTCTCGTTAACTGACATTGCCAACAAGCTAAAAGTGTGCTCACCGGGAGTAACGAAGTTGACAATAGCAGTAGTACCGCTATTACAAACATAAATTTCAGCCACCCGCTCAATGGCATCAAATTGCCACAAAAGGGTATCCGCACTGGACGCCTCAGAACTAAACACGAGCAGTCTGCCAGTAACACCCGCAGCCGGCGGCTTGTCAGAATTAACGCCACTAATGACAGCCATAGGATCAGCGCTATAGGCGTATGAGCTTAACAGCAGCATACACACCAGAACTCTAAAAAACCTCATCACTGCCACCTCCGGAAAGAATGAATTGTAACCGAGCTTGAAGACCTTCATCTCTTAGCTTACCCCTAAGAGAACTATCTAAGTCAGCCGGAATATTTCCACCACTGCTATTAAGAATTATCTCAGCATGCGTACTACCTAAGTCTAGCCTAGGCAACTCTACAGAATTTGACGCAAGAATCTTATCAAAGTCCGCAGGATAGCACGACAATATCTTCCGATAGTGTGGTTTCACTAGCTTAAACGCGAGATGACAAATATCAGCGGGTAACATCCACTCGTCGTATTTTCGGCAACTACCCTCAAATATGTCAGGACTAGCCGTGCGAAGACCGTTAAACACAACGGCCTTGTCAGCATATCCAAACGGCACATTAATAGGAAATAACCCTAAACGTGACTCCGCCATGATAGCCTCGTATGTAGGATCGTCACCTATATTTAAGGCCGACATTAAAGCTACAGCATCTTCAGGATGTCTGACTAAATCGGCCACATCTGGAGAGTTATCTCGGCCATCCGGAAGCATGGCCTGTCCTAAGCCTATAACACCACCGCGAGCTGCTACCTTACGTACATCATGATCCCAACTAGAATCGGAGTTTCCAACTACTGCTGTATTATAAACACAGCGTAGAAGTACTCTAAACTTAGATATAATTAAGTCACAAAAACCATCAAATGGCATTAGAATGCTACCACGACTATCCAATATCACATCTACATTAACTGTCATGCCAGCAGGTCTAACCGGCGTTCCCGAAAAATACTCGCTGCCTAACATCACGGAGCGCACTAGGTTAACAGGGCATACAAGCAAATTACGAATAACCTTTCTAAACTTCTCCCCAAGATTGTTACGCTCACAAAATTGCATTGCATCTGTATAGGTTTCCTTAAGAGATTTTCGCAATTCCGACACAATCGGCCGCACAAGAGGAGTATGGTACGCAACGAAATACGAGCCACACTTACCATAGTCAGCCCCAATGCAATCGGTATTATCCCAGTTTCTCGAATACTGGAAGTCAAACCTAATCGAATATAAGCTGGCATCCCCTACCAAATTACATGCAGGCATGTTAGGCCTAGAGTGCGAATTCCACTCAGATATAAGAGTTGAGGTAATTTTAGGCAATGTCTGCATAACCTCAAGACTAATAGCGTTATCATGCCTAAGGGGTATCGGAGGCCCAAACAGTTGCCAAAATGTAACCTTAATCCAAATATTGGGTGCTACCCTAGGTGACCGGTGATTAAGCAGTGTCTTGAGTATCAAATCTTCTTGTGACGTTATAGGTATAGTCATAACCATTATTCCGCACCCTCCGGGTAACTTATTTGCCAGCAATATCCCTTTCTTGCGGGACTCTCCCGCATAACTACACCGGCAGAATCACCTAATACAACATCATGTAAAAACCTACCTAAGTTCACCCACAACATACTACTACCAGTATAGCTGGCTGGAACATTAACCACGGTCTCAAGGACCATATCAGGCGAATTTACCTCATCTACGTACATGTCAGGACAATATTTAGCCCCGTACATGTCAGCACAATAGTCAGCACGTATAGCCGGCACGAAGACAAACGGCGGCAATTCCTTGGAAGTAATACCATGTAGGCACTTAAACGTATAAGCAACCGATGCCGGAGTTACAAACATCCAATTGGTCGATGCAGCGTAATACGAATTAAGCATGGCATCGTTCCATAAACGCAAAGTATTGCTGTAACCCGCTTTATCCGCGGTCACCTCCCAATATTCGTATAAACGTCGCCCGGCATTTAAAATAACCGAACGACCTTGCTCAAAGCTTGGCGGAGTTCCGCTACTCAAGTTAGTTAGGTCTTTTACAACCTCAGTCAGTATTGTATTAGCTTTCTGAGCATTTGAACGTAAATGTGGCTGACTGAAAAGGTTACCCATACTAACAAGCAATTTACTGCCGATGATTTGTAATAAGCCTACCTTAAGGGCATCTTTGCCAGAATCTTGGTGATAATTTAATGAAAATACCCTACTAAGAGGAGCACCTCCCCCGACATCGTAGGCCACTATACTTCTAATTACGTCACCCTCCCTAGCTCTGGGATCTAAGTTTACTACGTCTACAAATTGATCTAGCACCTCCGGAATACTAAATATAGCCGGAGTAGCCCCAAATATCCATAAGTCAGAGAATGTAGCCGCAGTGGTAACTGCATAAATGCCAGACACACCGCCAGTAAAGTCAGTCATACATTCTCCAGATAAGCTCTAAGTTCCAGTAAATGTGGATTATACTTTTGCTCATCCTTGACTGAAATAGTCGGCGTAAGATCGCCACCAAACTCAGTAAAATTAAACCACCTTAAGTCAATATTTGCCAACAATTTCGCCCTAGACTCGTATCTAGGGTTAACGGCCCGCGTAGATGCGAAGTTGAAATGCACCTTAGACAGAACTTCCCTAGCCGTATTCAGTGATTGCAAAGTAACCGCAGACCGCCCTACCAAGCCCTCGTAGAACTTCTCCGCCATTACCTTATAGTAACTTCGATACAGATTCCTAATTGTATCATGAGCGTGAGTAACGCTACAACTATCGTAGGCATAAATATTACTCATACCCATGTAGGACTCGATAAAATACCCGAAATACCCGTTACTTATCGGGTAAAACCATGCAGAATCGCCGCCGCCGCTAAAACATAACTCAAATTGTTGTAGCTCTCTTCCGGGTCTTCCTACTACAACACCTCCGGGAGGATTTTCAGATGCCACTTGAAATACTGTACCTTTAGGCAAAGTTAAAGGCATCTCCGCCAACATATCAAACAGTTTCAATGTTGCCGACATCCTAGAATTGCCGTTATATGTGCAAGTACCAAAACCCTGAAACGCAGTAAGTCCACATGAGATCAACTTATCATACGCCTCTATAGTAGCACCCCAACCAGCGACGGGATAAGCATCCGCGTCAATGACAGCTACCATAGACTCATAGTTAACAATCTTATCACGCAGCAAAGCTGACATTGCAGCATTAGTTAAAGCCTCTTTGTACCATACCCTAGCTGAAGTTGGCTCTAACGCTATATTACCCAGCACATGGGCACCTGTGGACCGTAAAGCAGCAATTTCGTGCTCACGTAAACCCAGCGTATAAGTATACAACGGAGTATTTGGAATCTCCTTAGTTATAGCTTCGCATGTGGAAATGAAGGCTTTAAACCTAGTGATATTTCCAGTCAATGCAAAGTAGGGCACAAACAGCGCATCCATAACCAAATCCAATGCTTTTAGACGTTTGCGGAGAATCTCAAAACTTCGTAACTAATCACGTCAGACTCTGCAAGAACCTTATCAGATATCTCAGCAAATAACAGAGCAAGCGACGCCACTTCTAGTTCGTGTAAGTCACTTACAGGAAACTCCCACGATCCCGTGAAAGTAGCGTATTTCCCGACACTTAGGCTTAAACAATTCTCGCAGACAAGGTTGCAAGTACTTGCAATAGGCTGCAAGCTATGCTGCAACTCACCAAGTCGCTGCAATAACGGGTACTCTGACTCAAAGAGTACTGCCGGCTGCGTTCTAAGCGTTACACGTACAATCACAGACTTGTAAACCATTGCTAACTCCAAAAAAATACCTCCGGAGGTTATCCGGAGGTATTGTAACATTAGATGTAAGTTATGTCAATCCTGCCCCTGTAGTCAGGGGATTAATTCCGGCCGCAGCATCCGCAGCTTTCTCCTCAGGAGTACGCGGATCATCCACACCTACGGGAGTTTCCGCAAAATCAACACCCTCAGCCTTACGGCCACGACCCGATTTAACAGGTGTAGACATATTTACGAGACTCTGTACTCTCGCAGCAATATTAGTCAGATCCATAATAACACCAGAAGTAAGCTGAAACGGCAGGCCGGCGCCACTAACCTCGGAAAGAGCGGTTTGAACTCGCTCAACCGCTTTGATAAGATTGTTGTAGCTTGTCTGCGGAATTTCAAATGTTGTCACGGCGTCAGTCATTTCTGTAAATCTTTCCGGCAAGAATGCCACTGATTGTAGCGGGTGCAACTCCATACATCTTAGCAATACGTCCAACCTCACCGTGTAGCGGTACGCCGTTACTAGCCTTTTTACAAATCCGCTTTATGTGTGTAACTTGATTATCTGTAAGTTTAGCCGTAGATGGTCGCTTAGGCTGAGCAGCCCTCGCAGTTCTAGCTGCGGCGGATCGAATATGTGCAGGAATATCCCGCATATTGCTAGAGGCATCCCCTAACTTTAAATTAGCTTTGGAGATATCCATAACATTACCGTTAAGATGTCTAATCTGAGTATTACCTATAAAAGCACTCTCACCGAAGAGGCAATAAGCTGCAAACCTGTGGGCAGACACAGCTATCGAACCACCGGCCCTGCCTATACTCTGAGCAAAACTAACCCCTACGTAAAACGACACCGTAGGATAAGTATGTGACGGAGAGATGCTTAGCTTAAGTTCAACTCCCTTATTATTCAATATCTTACCAGAGGGGTCATAAGAGTATAAACCATTCGCACACACGTATCTGAATATCTGTAATTGTTTAGTCTTACGTACTTTTGCCACTGGCACCTCCGGAAACCTTGTAGCTATTACCCACAGAATCACTAGATATTGTTAGACAAGAGTCAACCTTACCAGATCGTTGCAATTCTTGCACAACACGTATGATGGAATATCTCAAATCCTTCTTCTCCAGCCTAGTCATACCATCCCACTGAAAGCTGGCAATGAGTTGATTTAAGGTTATACCCCTACGTGCTTCAGAGATTCGCTTATGAATTATTTCGGCTGTAACCCTATTTAGGGTCGGAGCCTCTTTAGGTACTGTCTTAGGTAACTCGTCCGGTGGTCGCCTATTTGACATCAACCACATCCACAGTCGGGAGACCTTTAGTTTCAGTTCTATGAGCTTTCAGTATAGCCATAGCTTCCGCATACTCAGGTGTACTTGCAAGTACTTGCAGCCTAGACTTAAGCGTGGCAGTTTTCTCTGAGTATTTAATGGAATAGCAACTGCTTAAGTTAGGACACTTGCTGATAAGGTACTCGATAGCATCTAACTTCCTAACAGTGCCATCATCCGCGCTAACTTCCACGTCATGATACTTAGGAGTAAGCGGAACCTCGATAACAACCTTCTTTCGCAGACTGTTGATCGTAAAGGGTACAGCGATAGCATTCTTGTCTGCTGGCAGTAATTTATTAGCAAGCTGCTGCCGCAACTCCCGTTGCCTAGTCTGCAACTCGTCTATCCTATCCTTAAGAGTGAGTATCTCGTAGACAGTAGCTACTAGCTCATCCTCAGTCATTGCACTAAGTGTAATTTCTTCAATTGCCACCTTCGGACTCCAGCTTTTCTAGTACTAACTGCCAGAGGCTCTCTACCTCCTCAGCTAGTCGTTGTGACGGAAATACGAACGATATCTTATCATCCACCACAGTACCTATAACCAACTCATCGCCGAACTTACCAATATAGGCAGATCGCCCAGTCTTAGCCTTAAGATTCGATGTCAACTGCACAATACCACACTCACTTAAAATATTTTTAAACCCATTGAGCGCTGTTAGCGGTATGACCATGATTTACTTCGACTCCTTGTAGCCGCCTAGTTTGGCTAACCTGAGAATACTGTCAACCATTCCGGTATTCTGAAATACCGCCGCCATAGCTAACGCCCTGAGCATATCCGAAGGTGTCACATTAGAACTACCCGCAACATACGCCGAATTAGCCGCCGCAACTACTAAATCGTTCAACCAAGCCGTCTCGCCGCTAAGTTTAACGTGAACTACTCCAGACGCACCAGCGTATCTAGTGGAATTTTCTGCAACTTTAGCTATATCGGCAGCAATATCGGGCTTGTAATTATCCTTAAGAACATCCTTCAACAGAGCTAACACCAATTCCGATAGAGGCAGAGGTATACCCGTAACAGCCTCTAGCTGCAATTGACGCTGCTTTAAGGCTAGATACACCCAATAATCAGACTCGGAAACCGGGAAGCACACAGTATGCAACGGTTTCCGAGTCTTACGGCTACGCTTAGGCATACTCACAGTTCCCTAAGACGACTTTCAGAATCCTTTATGATCTTGATAATCAGTTTTCTAACATCATCCAACAACTTATCCGAGTAATCAATGTAGTGCGTATACAGCTTGTGCAGCGGTACTCTGGCCGCTACACCAATTCCCACTACATTTATGCCCTTCTTCTCTACATACTGCACTGATCCAGATGTGTGACGAATAGCACTAAGATCATAATAGCCGTGACCACCATTAGGAGCACCGTCAGACATTACTAAGAGCCACTTTGACTCGTAATTGCTATCTGCAAACTTATCAGCAACCCACTGGATAGCAAAGCCATCGTAATTACTACCGCGACTACCAGTATTGCCTAGTCGTGTCAAATTACGAAGTTTAGGATTCTTAGAATCATAGTACTCAAACATGGCCATAGCTTCTCTACCGCTGAGCGATGTTGAGTGACCATAAACACGCAGACGCACTTTAGGCACACCGCTAAGAGCATTTGCAAACAGTACACAAATCTCTCGAAGCGTTCTGCTAACACTACCGGAGGTGGAACCAGATTCATCAATAAGTAAGGCAATATCAATACCCTCAGCCATTTTAGTAGAGGACATCTTAAAAATGTGTGGATCGAACGGAGCCTTATGCAGTGACCGTCTATCTATAAAACCAGTTTTAAGGTTATGCTGAGTAGTTTTCAAACTATTGCGACGTATCGAAAAGATACTCCGCAAAGCGGCTACACTATTTGCCATAGCGGCACTAGCAGCAGCATAAGTCTTGGACGTGTGTCCGGTAATAGGCTCACGCACAACCATAACAGGAGGCGTCTCAACATCACCGTTATTGGTATAACCAAATACTAGGTTATTAACCGTAGGCTTAGACAGGAAGCCGTCATCATCCTCAGTGGTGTGCGTATAGGAATCCGTGAGAACCTGTACCATAGTCTTACCTAGAGTACTATTTATGTCTAATCTTGATCTATCCGGTATTACACCATTCTGTAACATCTTTTCTAGTGCCTGTAGCAGTTTCTTAGGCACCTCCGGATCACGCGGTTTCTTACCAGCAGTTGCCGAAGCCGTTTTCTTAGGCGATTTCTTTGGACTGTCGGCCTCACTACCGTTAGCAGTATCACCAGAATCCTTCTCAGGCTTACCGGAGTCCTTAGGCTTACCGGAGTCCTCAGACCCTGACTTGGAGTTATTGCTAGAATCCGAGCCATTTTCTGATTTACTGGAATTTTTAGATTTACCCTTAGAGCCTTTCTCCTCCTTGTAATCATCAGACTCGCCGGATTCACTAGACTCGCCGGATTCACTAGACTCGCCGGATTCACTAGACTCGCCGGATTCACTAGACTCGCCGGATTCACTAGACTCGCCGGATTCACTAGACTCGCCGGATTCACTA